GAATTGTCGCAAAATGATTTTTATTATAGCTCATCATGGAATGATTATTCTATCGGTGATGGGTTAGAATATATATACATATATAAAATATATTTTGTTGGTACATTAACGCATAAGTGTGGTGATATGTTTATGATATTCACTGATAGACATGATCGTAGATTTGTATTGCTCTTAGATAATTTTGATATTGAAAAGTTTATTGCTGATATTAAAAAATGTATTTTGTATTAATGGGCAAAAAAATAGCATTATGTGCAGATTTGCACTTTGGCGTTCAGGATAGAACAGATGACATATTATATGGGTGCAATGTTGTTAAAAAATATTGTGAGTTAAATAATATATCGACAGTTATAATACTAGGAGATACATTTCATAATAGAGAATCGATAGCTATTGATGTCGCTAACAAAGCTATAAGATTTTTTGAAAGTTGTAAAGAAAGCGAACAAACATGGATTGCTTTATTAGGCAATCATGATATGTTTTTAAGGCATAGTTGGGATATTAATTCATTAGATCCGTTTAAAGGGTCTTTGAAAATAATAAATAAAGTTAGAATATTATCGATAAATGACAGAAGGTTTCATATACTGCCATTTATAACGTTTGAAAATTCATATATGTCAGTTTTAGCAGAGTTAAGCAGACATTATGAAAAAGGTGATGTATTATTAACTCATATAGGTGTAGCTGACTCGATATTAAACAGTTGTTTTTTACTTAAGGATTGGGGTAAAGTAAGTTTTAGACATACACCTTATGAATTTGTATTCACTGGCCATTTTCATATACATCAGAAAGTTGGTGATAAGGTAATATATCCTGGATCTATAATTCCTTTTAAGTTTGATGAAGGCGATTCTGATCATGGTTTTTTAACGTTTGATCTTGAAACAAGTGAGGTTAAATTTCATGATATTGTTAAACTTGGCAGAGAATATTTTTCTGATCTTGTTTGTCCTCCTAAATATATGACTGTTTTGAGCGATTTAATTGATGAGCTTACTGTTGATGATGTTGGTGGTAATTTGATAAGAGTTGCTTTGAGTTCTGAATTGACTGAAGATGAGAAGCGTGTTATTAAGGATAAATTGTTAAGTCTTGGTACTAAATCTGTGAGGTGGATGGAGTTATTTAAACAATCTGAGAACAAGATTATGACTCCAGATGAATTTCTTAGAAAGAAGGATCTTTTTAAATCTTGGATAGATCATGATTATAAAAACAATAAAGGTTTGGATTTTGACTTGTTGAATAATCTTCATAATGAGATTGTTTTTATCGGTGATGAATCATATTCTCTTGAAGTTGATGATATTGATAATCTATGATATTAGAAGATCTTAAAAATGTTATTATTGATAAGTTAGGGCCGTCATATTGTTGTGTTGTTGATAAAGCCCTACTTCATAATCAATGCCATTATCATAATGTTGTTATATCATTGGCTATATATCATCATATTTCTAATCAACATAAATATATATGTGCAATTAATTTTTATAATGATAAACTATCAATCGGCACATTTAATTATAACATTAATATGTTCGATACTAATAATATTGCTTATAATGATATAATTGATATAGATGATATTATACAACTAATTAAGAATTTATAATTTAGGCGAATAATGAGCACTTTAGAAACTATATCAGAATTGATTATCGATCATATTAGGTCGAATGATAGAGATGTAGAAGAAGTATATTACATTAAATTCGAAATTCAGAATGAATTCGTAGAATCTAAACATGGCCATTGTTATTTCTTTAAATTTTCAGTACGTGAAAAGCCTGCAATGAACACGGTTGACATTTATATTTGTTTATCGGATGAAGTGATATTTATATCTGACCGTAATGTTCCAAGGAGTTGTTTTGATGATAGAGAGTGGGTTGAAGTTATCCAATATGAAAATTTAGATTATGTTTTAAATATTATTACTGATTTATGTAGAATTTCTATTTGTAAAGTTAAATATCAACCATATCCAGGTTGAGTTGTAAAATCATGCTAAATGTATTTAGAACATATGAAAACAGATATTGACAAATACTTTGTAAAAGACGAATATAGACCTGGGCAAAAGGAGTGCATTAAATTTATAATTGATGCATTTAATAATGGCAAAGAGTATGTTATAGTTGAAGCTCCTACTGGCAGCGGCAAAACAGCTATAGCTATGACTGTTGCTAAGATGCTTGGGAGTGCTTATTATCTGACATCTACTAAACAATTACAAGATCAGCTCTCTAATGAATTTGGCAAAACACTAGCGTCTTTAAAGGGCAAGAATGCATATCCATGCGATGTTATTGACAGGCATAGAAGTTTATTTTCTAGCATGCTTGGTACTAATCTAGAGACTTTAAAAAGAACACATAATAATTGTTCTGTCGGTTTGTGTAAATTGTCTTCTGAGATTTGCAATTATTGTTTCAAGGATACTGTTAAACAAACAGCAGCTGGGTTTAACAGATATAGTGATTGTGATTATCATGAAGCGTTAAATATTGCTAAATTCTCTAAATATGTTACTATGAATTATAACAATTTTTTATGTCATGCTAATTATACTTCTAATTTTAGCGATATTAAGGATCTTTTAATATTAGATGAAGGACATAATGCTGAAGGCCAATTATTAGATTTTATGAGCCTTACATTAAACGATCAATATTTAAGGCATATTAATTGGTTTATACCTAAGTTTGATACTGTTAAAGAATATTATGAGTGGTTAATCGATTCCAATTTTCATAACTCTATCACTAGCGCTATTGCTACTATGAAGATGGATAAGAACTCTAATGATAAAGAACGGTTGAAATTAATACAAGAGCTAGAGGATGTTTTAGCTAAATATAATAAATTTATTAATACTTATGACACTGCTGAATGGGTGTTTGAATATAGGCAATTTACTTATGGTGGTTTAAATTGCAATTCTGTTGTTTTTAAACCTATTTTCGTTAACGATTTTTCTTATGATTTAATGTTTAAACATAGTAAATTTAAACTTATTATGAGCGCCACAATATTAGATGTCAACATTTTTAAGCGGTCATTGGGTATTAGCGATGATAAGGTTGCGGCTATTAGACTTAAGAATCGATTTGATGTCAAGAATAGGCCGATTTATTTTGCACCTGTTGCTAAGATGGTTGGTGGTAAAGACAAATCTGATGTTTGGATGCCTAAATTAGCTGCTGGTGTTGATAAAATATTGAAGAAGTACCCTGACAAAAAAGGTATTATCCATACTCATAATTTTGCTATTATGGATTATTTGAATAAGAATTGTAAGTATGCTGACAGATTCATTAATCAACGCGATTTTAATGACAAATCACATTTGTTGAAACACCATAGTGAATCTGACAATTCAGTTATCATTGCTCCTGCTATGCATGAGGGTGTTGACTTATTCGGTGATTTGAGTCGTTTTCAGATTATTTGTAAAGTTCCTTATGCTAATTTTTATGATGATAAACAACTTAAACGCAGAATTGAACTTGATAACAGATTTTATACTTGGCAAACTGCTTGCAAATTATTACAATCTATTGGCCGGTCAGTTCGAAGTGTTGATGATTATGCTGATACATATGTGCTAGATGAGAGTTTTGATAAATTTATCAAAGACGCTGGCTCTATGATTCCAAGTTGGTTCAAAGAGAGTGTTATTGATTGGAAGTTATGATGAACAGTTCTGAAATTGTTAAAGAATATAACGTTATTATGCCTGGACAGCAATTTCTTTTCAAAGACGACGACGCTACTTTGCGACGTACGCGGTTTAAGTCTATCGACCCTGTTTTTGACAAAGAAGCTATTATTCACTGGTGGATGAATGTGTATACTCCAACGAATTGTATTGAAACATCGCAAGAAGTTTATAGCTCTTGGCATTGTGCTGTGCATGCTAATTTTAAATATATAGGTATCGCTGGTTATAATTGTGGAACGTTGCAGTCAGCTATACGATTTGCTGCGTATAAGAAAGACCCTATTGAAGAACAATTAGAAGAATTGCAAATGTGGTTGCCACATATTCGTCCGTCTGTAGATGAAAATGGCAGGGGTGATAGGAAAGCAAAGCATGTTTCTATTTTAGAGAGAACGCTTAGTCAGTATGCTTGTTATTCTATGTCTGTTTATAATGATAATGAGATCACTGTAAATTCGTTAGCATATGGTAGCCATAATGTTTTAAAGAAATTTGATAATCTTAAATATGTTATCAGTTTTATTAGAGCTAGGCATTGGTACAAGAAATAGGTGTTTTATGCAAGTGTGGATTGTTGGGCAGGTGTTAGAAACTAATGATTGGTCGTTTCATGGTGTTTTTACGACTGAAGCTAAGGCTATTAAACAATGTCGTAATGAGCGTTGGTTTATTGCCCCAGCTATCATCGATGATGATAGTATACCACCAGATGGTGTTGGTATGTGGCCTGGAGCGTATTTTCCTATTACCAAAACCAATGCCACCACATAAATGCGAATATTATTGCGGCTAAGTATTTGATCCACCATACTTTTCGTTGTGCATTCCATATTACTCCACTTATTGTAGCTTTGTACCCTCCACAATAATATGCGAATGCATCCCATATTAATACTGCTATTATAAATGTTGTTATAACTGACAGCATGGCATTTTCGTATGTCATGTTTAAATCCCTTATGTTTACAGGATTTTTGTTTTTTATAATTAATTTAGAATGTATTTTAGCGTATTTGGGTTGGAGTACATTCTAAATTAATTAATATGTTAGAAATACATAAAATAAAATTTTCTAATTTTTTATCATATGGTGATTATGTAAGTGAGCTAGTTGTAGATGGGTTGGGCCAGTGCCTTATAACTGGTGAGAATATATGTGAAAATGAGTATGATGAGACATTATCTTCTAAAAAATCGAATAATGGTTGCGGCAAAAGCACAATATCTAATGTTATACAATGGGTGTTATTTGGTAGGACTATGCATAATAATAGGCCTGGCGATAAAGTTATAAATTATTTTACTGGCAAGGATTGTGTTGCTACTTTAGAGCTTAAATCTGGCGATAGTATTACTAGGATAAGAAGAACATCTGGCCACACTGAACTTCTTTATACTAAAAATGGTGAAGAACATAAGCTTGTGGCTGACACTGTTTCGACAGCTCAAAATCAGCAGAGAATATTAAATAAAACATTTAATTTAGATTGGGATTTGTTTACTGGTTCAGTGTTTTTTAATCAATATGGCAAACCGTGGCTTGAAATGGCCGATTCTGTTAGGAAGAAGACTTTAGAGAGGATGTTGCATATTGATAAGTTTCAATATTATGCTGATGCTGCTAAGAGTAAATTTGACAATATTACATCTGCTACTGATAGATCTAGAAATAAGTTGAAATTATTAGAAAGTGAAGTTATACGTATAAATAACGAAATTGAGAATAATAAGTTGAATTTTATTAAGCATGACAGTGAGAAAAAACTTAGGTCAGATGAGATATTATTGAAGATTAAAGAGATTGAGAAAAAACAGAGTGAATTGAATTTGCCAGATATAGAAGCGTTGTTTGAACGGTGGGATAATATTAGAAAGATCGAAGTTAAAATTAACTCATTTAAAGACAAAGTTAGAGATATTGAACTCCAGATATCTAAAATAAATTTTAATATTAAGAAATATAGTGATGAGGTTGATGAGTGGAAGCGTATGGCTGGGACCATTTGTGTTTCGTGTAAACAGAAAATATCAAACGACTTTACTGGAAATAAGATTCAGCCTATTATGAATAAATTGCTTGAAGAGAATAAGGTTTTAAATGATTTGATATTTGATAAGAATAAGCTTAATGATACGATATTGACAGCTATTAAAATGCTTAATACTAAAAAACCTGAGATTTCTTATGAGGATGCGAAATCTTTGTATGAAAGAAATAAACAATATGAGAATGAGATTAAACGATTGAAAAATTTAAGTGTGTCCATTTTAAATGAGGAGAACCCATATACAGCTAGCGCTGATAATTTTAATAATAAATTGACTGAAATTCAATTGGAGATTAATAAGTTAAAATATTCTATAAATGAAAATAATATATTAAGTACTCATTATTCATATATTTATAAAAGTTATAATGATAGAAACAAGATTAAAAGTTTTGTTTTTGCCGATCATGTTCCATTTATTAATAAACGTTTGAAGTATTATCTTGATGTTTTTGGTTTAGATATTAAGATAGAACTTACGAATAATTTGTCGGTTAATAGTAGTATGTGGGGTTATGATTATGAAAGTGGTGGTGAGCGTAAACGCACGGATTTAGCTTTTATGTTTGCTATTTATGATTTTCATGAATATATGTATGAACGTCAGTCTAATATTATTTTTCTAGATGAGGTTGATGGTAGATTAGATGATTCTGGTGTTGATTGTCTTATAAATATTATAAAAAATGATTTGTCCCATAAATGTAGCACTGTTTTTGTTATATCACATCGTAATATGATGCATGATGTGTTTACTAATGAAATTAAGATTAAGAGGGTTAACAGGTTTTCTTATATTAGCGATGTTTAGTTAAAAATAAAGCATGAAATTATCATTAATAATTGAAAACAACCAGATATTGCAACAAACAGCAGAAAAATTAGGGCTAGAATTAGATTATTTAAATAAGTTAGTAACAGACGCAGACCCAACAGGAAGAAAATACAGGCTATTCATATTAAAACTGTTAAACAAGAACAATATCAGACTACCAGAAGATAATTATAGAGTCAAGGAGGCATTAAATAATTTCATAAAATATCAACGCAATTTGGTAATAAAGGACATATTAAAATACGATTCTTTACATGGTTTAGAAACAGCATTGGAACCATTTCTAGGTAGTATCAGCAAACGACAAGGTGGTAATAATATTAACCCATTTGGTTTACCAGGGGTAAAATTATTAATAGATAAGGGCAATATTAAGACTTATCAGATATCAGATGTTGAGTCTCTTAAAGATATGGGTGAGGGGACTAAGTGGTGTACTAGACGTAGTTATCCTGATTGTCAAGCTGAGCATTATATCGAGCAATATAATTGGATCGGTGTTATTTATAAAGATGGTAAGCCATTTATACAATTTACGCCAGATTATAGTCAAGTTATGGATGTGAATGATGAGGGTTTTGAGGACTGTGATAATTATGATTTTGCTTTTCCAGAGCCGGATATCAATATTGAAAATATCGATACCATACTTACATATGCTATTAATATTATTAAACGTAGGTGGCCTGAAGTAGAACCAATAATTATGACTGATCCTTATTATATTTATCGTTATGCTTGTGATGTCATCAAGCATAGATGGCCTGAGGCAGAACCAATAATTTTAACCGATCCTGTTTATTCTACATCTTATTCTTGTTATGTTGTTAAAGGAAGATGGCCTGAAGCTGAAAATATGCTTTTAGATTACCCAATTGAAGCTTTAAAATATGCTGAATTTGTTATTAAAGATAGATGGGTTCCTGCTGAAAATAACTTCGTCAATAATATTAATAAAATTATGAGTTCGGACAGTGTGACAGATGCGTTATCGGCAATAATTTGTTACTCTATTAGTTCATTACGTGAGTATGGCAGGTGGGTTCAAGTAGAAAGAGCTGTTTTATCGTGGATATATAGCAATGAAAATCATGAATTGGCAGGCATTGCGTCTAAATTTATATGTGATTATTGCTTGTTGGTTATACGTGGTAGATGGTTTGCGGCTGAAAAATATGTTTTAGCAAATGCATTTTCTGCTTGTCAATATGCTTGTTACGTTATTAAAGATAGATGGCCTGAAGCAGAATCTATAATATCGAAAAAGAGACCTGTTAATATACATCAATACAACAAGTTGTTTGGGACTAATTTATAAACAAACATAAAGCATGGATAGCATATCTATAAACAAAATCAAGCATATTTCTAACAATGAAGTAATAAAAAGATTACTCATAAAATATTTTATAGACAAAGGGTTTAATAGCTTTAACAGTCAGATGCATCCTGCATTATTACAAGATTTGCCGTATACTATTCCAATATTATTTAACAAATTAGAAGTGACGCCGCATGTTTATGATATCGATCAAGCTATTGGTAAAGCTACGATAAGTTGGAACTTATTTGTACTTGGTAGTCATAGAATGTATCTTGGCGATACTTTTCATAATAATCTTGTTGATCTTGCTAGACAGATAAGATCTAAAAACCTCATAAATTGTGAAAATTCACATGCTAGAAAACAAACAACACCTAAAAATGTTATTGTTTTCATTTTGCGGATATTATCAAAGGTTGATGCTGGTTATGTTGACTTATCAGCACCTAATAAATCGTTAAAGAATCTATATGATGATCCTTATGTAACTGGTCGTGTTCCTCTTACTGGTATACCACAACAAGTTGGTAGATCAGGTGCTTTTTAGTTGTTTACACCGTTTTGCTAATACTTGTAATCTTATAAAATCGATATGTGATTTTACTATTTTCACATTTATATTTAGAAATTTCGCTAGGTGTGATAATTTTGGTTTTTCGCCATCATAGCCTACGTTTGTGAATTCTATATGTCTTCCTTGATTTGTTAAGATGTCAAAAATGTCTCTGCAGTCTTTGTCTTCTATAGATTGTCTTATTTTATTTAGATAATCTATAGATTCTATTGAGTCAACATGGTTTTCTAGATCCATATTATCAGCCCTTGATTGAAGAATATTTTCTAAGTTATCAGTATTGTCACCATCTTCATTAATACATTGATTAGAGACAGTCGTAATATAATCATATTTCGTGATCGTAGCTGCAATCAATTCTGCTGTTGGGTTTTGTTTTATTAAAACGCCACTTTCACATATTTCATAATCGATATTGTATTTCTCACAATCTACTTTTAATAAATTTAGCTCATTGCTAAGTTCTGGCTGCGATTGCATAATATTTGAATTGATAGTATAAAACCCGTTTATTAAGCCAGCATTTAAATGTTGTATACGTAATTTTTGAAAAACCTCTATTGTTTTATCCACAAATAATTCATCTGCTGGTTTAATAATTGTAGCCTGTGTTATTACTTTTTGTCGTAAATTTTCGTTTATAATCTGTCTGTAATAATTATTTATAAATTCGCCAAAGAATTTTACTAGTTGTTTTGGATCATTTATAATGGTATCTGGATTATCATATTTTTTCTTATTTTTAACGGCTGTGATTGTACTTTCATATTTAAAATTATCGTCATAGTTTGCGTTTTGCACTACATCAATATTGACATATGAGTCTTTTTCAAATGATGTGTTGCTTGGGTTGACGATTTTTACACATTTGCAGTTTGGACATGGTATTTGGATTCTATCAATTGGTGTCGATTTATGTCTTAATGTTGTGTATTCTGATGACCCGCAAGCTTGGCATTTAAAATTGTATGTGTAATTGTAATAAAGCTCTACAACTCCTCTCCATATTGCTATGCAATATTCGTTATGTGCTTCTTCAATGTTTGAGTAGTCTCCACGTATTGTCTCCCGTAATTTTTTTAATAATCTGTGTTTTTTACTAATTAATGATGGATGATCTGCTACGTATTGCGTAATTTGGTTAACTTTTTCCTTTTCTTCGTTGTTTAAGTTAGCCATTGTAATATTGGCTAATGATCCTCTTAGATGTAATTTTGGCAATTGTCTAATAGTCGGCATGATTCCTCCGGTGAGTCAATAAACAACGAATACGTCAGCGTCAAAATTTTAACATTCGTTTCAGTTTGTGACAAGTACACACTTTAAAGTAAACAAAATGGCACAATATTGCGATTCGAAGGTATTGGAAAAAAATTGGTATAATTGGTTATTGTCAAGCAAAGTACCAAAATTAGAGTATTTTAGATCACAAAAGTCTTTGTGGACTAAAGTAATAGGACCAGTTCTTGATAATAATGGAAGACCAATAATCAAAAATGGTGTGACAGCCATGGACCCATCGTATAGTATAAGACAGCATTGTATTATAGGTCCAGAACCGATATTTTTTCAATCTAATGATGGTGAAATAGAAGAGTCTGTCTTAAAGAGATTGAATGATTTAAAAGAGAGTGGGTTTTATAGCTTAGAATCTGACATTTGCGATCCTTTTATTATATTAGAAGTTATTAGCAATATTAAGAATGAAGGTTATTTATTAGAAGAACCTGTTACTGAGAGCTGGCAAAAAATACTATCTGATATTAATTTAATGTGTTCTGGAATATCTAAAAAATTCACTTTGCCTGATGAAGATCAAAAAGATTTAGCAACTGATGCTTTAATGCAAGTTATAGGTAAATTGACTAGATATAAGTTAGTTTATACACCTGGTAAAGCACCAGTCTTTAATTTGCTGACAACGACTATACATAGATGCATGTTTAGTATATTAAATAGAAAAAAGAATAAGAAACAAAATTTAAATAAGCTGATAGAAGGAATACAAAATGGCGTTATACATAGCGAATTTAGAAGTCTAAGAATACCATTGATAAAATGAAATACAAACCATTACAACCGAAGAAGACAGCCATAAATTTTCCAGAACAATTAAATAGGAACAAAATAACAAAAGTTAAAACTCAACAATATCCTATTAAACAAAATGTAGCAATAAAAATACAAAACAATACACCGGTTATAAAACAATCTAATATAGCTGTATCTAAACCAAAATTTATACAAAGCAAACCAAAAGCATCTAATAAGAGTATAGTTAAATTTATACATGAAGAAACTACAGCTGAATCTATACAAAAGATAAAAAGACTTAGAAATATAGGTGTTGGTAAAGTGTTGGCTATTGTTGCTAATGGACCATCAGTATTAGATGTTAAAAATATTGAATTGTTAAATGATGATAGAATAGATGTTATGTCTATAAATAAACCGTACCATAAACTTTGGCCTACTAAATATTGGAGTTTTTACGACCCATCTCAATTTAGAAGACATCAAGATTTATGGGAAAGTTACAATGGTACTATAATCAATGGCACTGGGGTTAAAAGACAAAAAGCGAATTCATTACAAGTTAAGAGTATAGGTGGTAAAGGTTTTAGCTTTGATTTGTTAAAAGGTTTACATATTGGTAATTCTACAGTTTATGCGTCAATGCAATTTGCTGTTTGGATGAATTATGATAAGGTCTATATATTTGGTGTTGATATGAATGTTGATGAAGATAATAATAAGTTATATTTTTATGGTCAAAATCCTGATATTAAATCTGATGACAGAAAGAAAAGGTTCGCTAATGAAGCTGCGCATTATTTATATGCTAGCGAAAATTTGGATAATGACACGTTAAATAAGTTTGTATTTTGTTCTAGTAGGAATAAATGGCCATTTGTAAATAAATTTCATAATTTGAATGAAAATGAAGCTGTTAGTCATTTATTGTCATCATTGAAAGGTTAAAACATGAAAGTTTATGTCGCTTCTACTCTTAGCAATGCTGACAATGTTAGAAAGATATATGATAAATTAAAAAGTTTTGGTATTGAGATATCGTATGATTGGACTAGTTTTCATTTTACAAAAGATGATACTAATATTGACGAGATTAAAAATGTTGCGTTAAATGAATTACTTGGTGCTATAGATTGCGACTTGTTGTTGTTAGTCGCTCCTGCTAAACTTGGTGCGCATGTGGAACTTGGTGCTGCGTTGGCGTCACGTATTTTACGTGGTTCGCCAGAAATTGTTTTTTTGACAGACGAAAATATCGAATTTAAGACTTTTTATCAGTTAGATTGTGTTCGTAAATTCGACAATCTTGATGCTGTTTACAAATTTATAATTAATTTTAAGAAAGGTTTTAAATGTTAAACGGTTCGCCTGTTAGTAAGCTTGAAATAGATATTTCTCAGGTTAATGAATTAAAAGATGCTTCTGCTTTAGCTGTTAAGTATAATATACCAGCTTTGGTTGTACATCCTAATCTTATAAACCAAGCTATAATATTACGTGGCAAACAACAAGGCAAATACAAGATCATAACACAGATTGATTGGCCAAATGGTAATAATCATTGCTTAAATAAATTTAGAGGTGTTCCTGTTGATGGTATGGATAGTGACGGTTATGAAATAGCTATCAATAATGCTACTACAAATATTGATCTTATAAATATGTCAGAATTTATTATTAATAAGATTGATAAATTATATGAAATTAGATATGTTGTTCTTACGAATGATTTTTCTTCTATGAGAAGTTTATTTTCTGGTGTTTATACACCTAATTTTATTAGAAATTGTATCGATAATAAAATTAAAAATAATAAGTATAATGATTTTTTTAATTCGAACGCTGGAACATTTAAAATTAAAGTTTCTGGTAATATTAATGATGTTAAATCAATTATTGAGACAAAAGCTGATAGATATGCTGTTAATTTACATCAAGCTAAGACAATAATAAATGAGTTTAACTTACTTTCAGAAAAATAAACACCATGGCTTTTATATCACTAATGAATTCGATGAAAGAATTTCCTAATTTGTTGGTTAAGAGCGATAAGTGGCTTGCTAATCAGGAAAATTTGTTATCATCAACCATTAATGAAAAGCTTGAAGAACTTAGGGCTGTTAGAATAGTTAGGGAATTTAAAGAAGAATTATCATCTAGGAATTTATTCACAATTTATAAATGCGACGGTTCAGTCGAAGAAATACTTGTGTCTAATATAATACCGGATGATATTTCAGACGCTAATTTAAGAATGCTTTTTGACGATTTGACTTAATAAGAAAGAGAGATTGACAATGCAACGCGGTAAGTTCAATGTTGTTGTTGATGGGCAATGGGGTTCATGTGGTAAAGGACTTATTTCAACAGCCCTGGCTGATCGTTATCGACCAGAGATTGTTTCAACAACTAATCAAGCTAATGCTGGACATACAAGTATTGATAGTGAGGGATTATCAGATAGATCATTTATTGGCAAAGTATTGCCAACACCAGCGGTTTTAAATGCTTGGAGAGATGGCGAATATAATCCTTTTGTGGTAATTGGCCCGACAGCGTCATTTTTTGTTGAAAGATTGCTTGAAGAATTAAAAGAATGTAATGTTAAAAAATCTTTTGTTCATCCAAGAGCTGGTATAATCCTGCAGCGTCATAAAGATATTGAGTCACAACTGGATATCGGTACTAAGCATATAGCTAGCACTATGCAGGGGTGTGGAGCTTTTATGTCTGATAAAATAATGCGTAAAGCCGGTTTACAATTGGCTAGGGACATCGTACCAAATTTATGCAATTTAGATGAGTTGGCAAAAGCTTTTGATATCGAAAATAACCAATTATCAATGCCTAGGTTATTAATGTCAATCATGGATAACACATATACTATTTTACATGAAGGATCTCAAGGGTTTAGTCTTTGTATTAATCATGGGTCACACTATCCGTTTTGTACGAGTCGTAGTACGACTTCACTACAAAACGCCGCTGATATGGGTATCCCTCCAGCATATGTCGGGGATGTATATCTTGTTATAAGGCCAGCACCAATACGTGTAGGCAATATTACAGAAAATGACGAAATTACAGGTTATTCTGGCGGTTGCTATTCAGACCATGAAGAAACATCATGGTCTGATATAGCAAAAAATGCTGGCGCGCCAGAAGATGTTATGAAAGGCGAGTTGACAACAGTTACTAAACGATTACGTAGAGTCTTTACTTTTTCTAAGCAACAAATAATTGAAGCTGCAGCTATTAATGGAGCTACTAAAATAGTGTTAAATTTTGCTAATTATATTGACTGGTCATGTTACAAAACAAATGAATGGGATAAATTACCACGAAAAGTGCTTGATTTTATTAGTATGTTAGAAGATATAACTAGTGTTCCAGTCACTATTGTTGGGACTGGTCCTCGCAACAATCATGTGTGTTTCCGTTAGTTTTAATAACAGCCTTACAAAATAATACAAGATCATAATCACTCCAAACATATCTTGCATTATTTGCAGCGAAGCATACTAATCGTATGTTATTTTCGATATACCCAATGGTTTGGTCGACTCTATCGACGGTGACTGTTCTAGCTGTTAAACCAGAACCTGTTTTTCTTTTTTCCATACTCCAACCAGTTATTGGACATATGCCAGATTGTTCGTCCCATAGCCGTTTAAGCATATTGCGTAGAGTTTTCACATATAGTAAACGTCAGATGAAAGAAGCTTGTATTATAAATGGGGTTACAAAACTAGCATTTAATTTTGCTAATTATATTGATTGGGAATGTTTTGGTTGTAACAATTATGACAATTTGCCAGCAAAAGTGTTAGATTTTATAAAGATGATCGAGGATGATACATCTATACCAGTAACATGGTTGGAACAGGTCCGCGTTTAGATCAAGTTTGTTATGCTGATTAATGAATATTGTAAATTGAATAATGCCGCTGATAAGAGGGAATTTATCAGCGACAAGGTTATAAATTCATTTAATATACCATATAATATAAAGAACACGCAATATGTGAATATATATTCAATGTTGTCAGCTGGCAATGATATATCTATAACAATTAGTGCGCACTATGATGTTGTGTTTAACAATTATGAGAATTGTTTAGACAATTCTGCGAGCGTTATTAATCTTATAAAATTGTATCAAAAGTTGAAATTCAAAGAATTAAAATATAATGTTTCATTAGCTTTTATAGATGCTGAAGAAACATGCGATATATATAAATGTGGTATTAATTATATACCGTTTACTGATTATTTAATAGATTTAGAATTAACTGCATCTGGTAATCGGTTAATTATGTCAAAATATAACAATTTTGATTTATTTAAGATTCCCGTTTATAATATGCCATATAATTGTGCCTCTGCATTAGATATGCTTCAAAGGTATAACAATAATATTACCAAAAGTGCTTGTGTTACTATGGTGTCTGACAATGATATTAAACAATTAGATGGTTATGGATATTGTGATAGGTGGGTGAAATGCCATAGTGCTGATGACACAATTGCTAATTGGTATAATGAGGATGATTGTGACAAATTAGTAGATTTTTTAGTTCATATTTTGACTTAATATTTCATTAGTCCAATAATTTATATCTAGCATTTCTTTAGTGTTTCTTATCACTTTGTTATATTGATCATTGATATATTGTGTATCATTTAACTGCTCCCAGTTTTTTAAATATATTATCGGTAAGCTTTTGAAGTGGATTGTTACTGCGTTTTCTTCAACTATTGGCACTCTATTTAGATATAATGTCTCCCATGTCCTATGGCAGTCTATGCCATTGCCGTTTGGACTTATAACCATTTTGTGGTCTAATATATTGTTTATATATATTTCATAATTTCTGTTTATGTTATCTATGTGGCTGTTAGATGTATGGTCAGTGACATTATTTAAATGTTTACATATATTTATAATCTTGTTTCTTGTATGGTTTGTATTTGTCGCGAAGTTTGCATATATTTCTTTTGTCGGCTGTATTTCATAATTTTTGTTTAATAGTTCTATTTTTATTTTGGCATGGGCATGGCCCATGCCATGTCCTTCTAATATGCAATTTTCATGGTTTTCTATGCCTATTGGTATACAATTTATTTTATTTGTATTTGCATTTTGTGCGTACCATTTTTTGATGTTCTTTGGTGATGTTTTTAGTGTATTATCTGTTATTTCGTAATCACTGTTTCCTGTTATTAGTATGACATTGTTTTTTATTTTTCGTATTTTTTCAAATGTTTCTTCTAGAAAATCTGTTTTTGAGAATATTATTGTTTTGCCGTTATGCAATTTTGCAAACTTGTTTATTTGAATGATTTTATTGCTCATTTGTATATATCATTATGAATAGTAAGCTTCAGAATCGCATTTTTAAAAAGTGTGTAAATGATTTTTCATTGTCTAATTGTAGGACTTTGCATTTTAGTTTTATAATCTATAAGAATAAAATAATAAGTTTTGGCTGGAACAATGCTAGGAAGTCACATCCTATTGCGAAGATTTATGGACATAGATATCATTGCATACACGCTGAGCTGCATGCCATTAATAATTTGTATAGAAGAGATATAAGACTTGATAAAATAAAGTTGGCCAATGTTAGAATATTTAAAGATGGTTCTTTTGGGATTTCTAAACCATGTGATGTATGTTGCAAGTTGCTTTTAGATTTAAATATTAATGATATATGGTATACAAATGAGCATGGCAATTTTATTAAAATGCCAATAGCAAATATAAGATAACAACGAGGGTATTATGAGCACCAAATCTGATCAATTGCAATTAATTGCAAAATTTGCAGACGATTTAAAAGCTTATGACAATAAGAAATTTGTTTTAAAGCATAAGTTTGTTGAAAGAGCATTAAGAGATCTTGACGCTATTTATAAAGCTGTTTATAGCGGTGTCAATGAAGTTGTCAAAGTGGAAGTGCCAGTTGAGAAAATCGTTGAGGTTGAAAAAGAAGTTGTTAAGATTGTTGAAGTACCAGTCGAAAAGATTGTTGACAGGATAATAGAAAAACAGGTAAAAGTTAATTGCTCTTGTTGGCTATGTAGGTTATTTAATTGGTAGCCAAGTTGGTGGGATTAAGTCTTTAACCATATTCATGAAGTTGTCGTGTAGCCAATAATATGGATATATTATTGTTTTATCTGCTTTAGCATTAAACCATGCTCCCCACCAACTAAATGAGCTAGCTGAAATTATTTGATTGTCGCATTTGGAGTAACAGTATAAATCTTCATAGCTTGATATATTATTTGAAAATAAAATATTGTCGCCTTTAAAGTTTTGTTTGCACCAGTTTATATCATCTGATATTATATAAAAATTATAATTATTACCGAATAAATCCATTGCTTTATTATAATATTCTATTGGTTGTTCTTTATTAAACTTATTATCGACATAATCAGTTCTTCTAATGTGAACACCAACGGAATCTTTGTTATATTGAAAAAAATAATCTTGTTTAAATTCTAATTTAAAATCACTTTCTATATATTTATATGATTGAAAGTATCCGCTAATGTCAGTATTGTCTTTGATATTGAATATGTTTTTGTCGTATGTCGAGAAATTTTTGAATTCTTCTTCATATTTATAATCTGTATGAATATTATCGCTTTCTTTACAATCTATTTTAAAACAATTCCTTAGATCACAATTTTTTGGTATTCCGTATTCATATTTATTTGTTGTAGCTAAATTTTTGATCATAGCGTATTGGAAAATTTGATTTCCTAGTCTACCTAATGATCCTAATGATTTGAATGTTATCATGAATAAGATTTATACTTGCGAGGATTATGTTGGTGATTCAGAGATAATACATTTACACAATCACAGTATTGCTTCAATGTTAGACGGTGTTGCTTATGTCCAGCAATATGCCTCTGAAAGCAAGAAAAGAGGCTACCGTGCATTGGCTCTAACTGAACATGGCCACATGGCATCAGTGCCTGATGGTTTTTTTGAGTGCAAGAAAAGCGGTCTTAAATATATCGCTGGTAGCGAAATTTATCTGAATGACCATGAGCCGATAAGACAAGAGTTAGAATCTAAAGGGATAAAATGGAGATCTGAAGAATGGAAAAAACAAAATATTGAAGATTATTTTAAAATAACTAGAAATAGACATCTTACTGTCTTATGTAAAAACAGACAAGGAGTTGAAAACCTCATAAAGTTAACTACAGAAGCTTATAAAGATGGTTTATTTGGAATGGGTAGAGCAAAATATAACAGGTCTTGGACTGAAAAATTGTTTAAATATAAAGAAGGATTAATAGTTTTATCTGGTTGTTTAAATGGCCCAGTATCACACGAGTTAAGAACTAAGCAAATAAAGGACAGAGAAGGCAATATTTTAAAGGAACGCACAGACAGTGAATGTCTTAATTCCGCTGTGAATATTATAAAATCATATAAACAAATATTCGGCGATGATTATTATATTGAACTTCAAATGCCTGGGGTTGATGGCGATGACAGAGTTTTTAAAATATTAAATATGATAGCTGATAAATTTAAAATTAAACCAGTTATAACTAATGATTGTCATTATATGAAAAGAGAAGATTCAATGATCCAAAAAATCATGATGGCAATAGATCAAGAAACAACTGTTGATTCGCCAGATTTGTTTCATGTTAATAGCGATGAACAATATTTTAAAACACGTGCTGAATTATGGACAAGATTCAAGAATAATACATATTCTGATGGTATAGATGATAGAAGGTTTCATGAGGCATGTGATAACTCTATTGAAATAGCTGACAAGTGCGACAATGTTAAATTCGATTTATCGCCTAAGATACCGAGTATTGAAGATGCTGATAAGAAGCTTATAACAATTGTTAAGAATAGATTGAAGGAGCTTGGTTTAGATAAGTGTGATAGGAAATTTGTTGTTGATGGCAAAGAGGTAACTTATTTAGATCAGGCTAAATTAGAATTAAGCAGATTTATTGAAAAAGGTTTTGCTAGTTATTTTTTAATAACTAAAGATTTAATAGATTATGGCAAAAATAGGGGCTTCCCATTTGCCCCCCGTGGCTGCACTACACCAGACGCTTTAGTTAATGTGTCCGTTAACAGTTGCCAAAAAATATCTGACATATCTATAGGCGATGAGATAATTGACGGATTCGGTGATAAACAAGTAGTTGAAAATAAATTCATTTATGATGTATCTGAAGAGTTGTTTGTTATTGAAGTTGACGGATGCGTTTTGGAATTAACTTCTGACCATAAGCTATATGTCATAAGAGATAATATTGTATGTTTACTGAAAGCATATGAAATCAAAGATACTGATGAAATCATCGGTGGTATCTCGGATTTAATCGCTAATGTCGAAAAAAACCAAAATAACATATAATTGCAATAAGTGCGGAAATATTCAACATATATATTTGGCACGTTAGAAACAATTATAAAACCATCAGAAGGTGCGATTTTAGTATAGCATATGATAAACATTTTTATCATCCAGATTTCTGTGTCATAGATGATAAAAATGTTAAATCGATAATAGAAATAAAAGGATTTTACCAAAACAAAGTTGGCGAAAAACAGGCAGCCGCTGAAAGATATATCATAGAAACTGGCGTTGCTGATAATTATGTATTATATACAACGGAGAGATTGCTTTCCGAAGGTATTTTAAGAGGAACAGGCGGAAGTCACATGTGGCGGCAAATTAGGGTTATTTTCAATGAATCAACTATTACCTTCACAGATCAAAAACATAAAAGAATTGCAGAAATTGGTTACAAAAAATACTATAAAGAGAATAAGAATAAACAAGATAACAAAGAAGAAATACACCGGTAAAGTATATGATTTACAAGTTAGCGCCACTAACACATATCAATTAAATGGAGTGTTCAGTTCTAATTCGGCTGGCGGAAGTTTAGTATGTTATTTATTAGGAATTTCAAATTATGACCCAATGAAATGGGATTTGAGTTTTGACAGATTCTTGTCAAGCAGCCGTGGCGGATACCTTTTAAAAGTGACAATGCCGGAAAAATAATGAATAAAATAGATGCAAATTCAGAATTTAAACATTCAATTAGAATATACTTGCTAATATATAATGGCCCAACTTCGGAATTGGCCGCATATCTTATTAAATCTATAGATATTATAGATTCATTGATTATTAATAATGATCCGACGAGAGAATTAATAGGCTTATCATATGCAATTATCGAATCAGTTGCAAATCATGTGTCGAAACATGTAGCATCTATTAATGCGGCGAAAGGTCTTACCGAAGAAATCATGAATTTAAATGACGAATTATTGATAGCTATAATTAAATTAAGGAAAATAGATAAGATACAGGCGAAATATAATTTATTAAGAATAATATCTAAATTATTAAACGCATTAGCGGCAGCTACAAAATCAGAATATCCTACAATATGTGACGTCCATGGCAATAAATTGTAAATTATATTGTTATGAAAAGGTAGATAACACTGTATCAACTGTAGCTATTAAATCTGTATATTGCAATTATCATAGATATTATGCTTATCAGCTATATAATAAAACTGCTGAATTTGTAAAATTGCAATCGATTCTATCTGCTTTGACCTCATATAATTATAATAATGTTTATTGTAATACTTTGTATTTATATTGCAACGCTGATGTAATAAATTTTTTTATTAAAGATGGTAATACTTGGAAGTATGAATCTAATAAGAATAAGTTGTTATTACGGAATATTCGTTTATTACTTATGAAGTTTGATCATGTTTATATTAACCAATATAAACAAACGTTCTTAGAAAGTATTTGCGATAAAGTCATACTAGGCAAAGACACTTTTGACAGTGGTACTTGTAATGAATAAAGTAGCGTATATTGTCGTACACCCACCTGCTAAGGTTTTAGCTACAGTTTTGAAGAATGATGTCGCAACAGATATTGCCAAATCTAAAAAAGCTCTTGTTTATCAAGCTGATACATATGAGAAAGATGGCTTTACATACGCTATGCAGCCTTGGAAATTGAAAGAAAATTATATAAATCATCAAAGTAAACCGGTAAAACAAGATAAAATTACGCCGCAAGTGCCGCAAATTCAAACTGCGCCAGTATTGGATCAAGAACCGGCACAGTCGCTAATAGAAGAATCAACTAAAGACATTACTTGCCCAATATGTAATAAAAAGTTTAAAAAACAATTTGGGCTGACTAACCATATGAACGCTATACATCCAGGTGCAGGCGGCAAATGATTTGGGAAGAATTAAAAGAAATAGCTTTAAATAATTTAAATAGTAAAAATAAAGATCAAGTTTATATAGATAGACTTAAATTCGAATTCTCAGAAATAGAAAAACAAGGATATGAAACATATTGGATTAATTTATATATAGAAAACAGGAAGTTTTCTAGTAATCCAAGTATGTTGGTTCTGCCGTGGCTTCTTGGTATGGTTGATATAGACCCAATAGCTACAAGAACAGAACCATTGTTGAATAATGCATCATATACGCAGGTTCATAAATTTTTAGATCAATATGGCAACTTACCATCTGATTTTACTAAAGATATGGACATGCCTGACATAGATATAGATTGTTTACCAGAAGCACGTGATGATATTAAAAAATATGCGGCTACAAGATTTAATATTGATATTAATGATGAGTACGGCAATGTTTGCAATGTCGGAACTTGGCAGACATATAAATTCAAATCAGCATTATTGGATGTTGCTAGAGCGATTGGTAAGGTACATCAATCTGAAATTCATGCGTTAACAACAACTTTACCTGAAGATGTTGATGATTTAAGAGAGTTTGGGCAGTCAACTTGCAAAGGGAAGTATAAAGAAGTTGATAGTGAAGAAGAGAAAGAATGCAAATTTGTACATGCTGAATTAAAATGCCCTAGATGTGGATCTGATGAATATGACAATATAACGATAGGAAGGGCTTTATTTGAGTATCAGCAATTGCAAGCATTCAAGGATAATCATCCAGATTTATTTGAATATGCTATTAAAATGATCGGCAAGGTTAGGAACGCTGGTGTTCATGCTGGGGCTATAGTTATAGCTAATAAACCACTGTTCGGCAATGTTCCTTTAACCAGAAGTAGCAATAAAAATCCATGGTCAACAATGTGGCCAGAAGGGCGCAACACACACTTAAGCAAGCTTGGCTATTGCAAGCTCGATATATTGGGTTTGAAGACATTAGAATATATATACAGTGCTTGCAGATTGATAAAAGAAAATAGAGGTATATCGTTTGGTCCAATTGTTAAAAAGTATGCTGTCAAATTAAAGAATGGGGAGATACTTTTACTTAATCATGGCGATAAGATATTATACAATGGACAAGAAGTTGATGTTCAAGATGTTTTGAAGAAGTTCTAGACCCGAAATATCGATTATAAGTGCAAAAATAAGTGTATGAATACAGAGCAATTTATAGTAAATGCCAAGCTAATACATGGCGATAAATATGATTATTCTAAAGTCACATATGTTAACAATTGTTCAAAAGTAGAAATAATTTGTCCAAAACATGGTTCGTTTTGGCAAACGCCACAATCTCATGTTAAGAATAAAAGCGAATGTAAACTATGTAGTATCCAAACTATTAAAGTTGATATGGCTAATAAATTTGATAGTTTTAAAAAAGAATTTAAACGGCTGTATCCAGAACATGATTTAATTGAACCAAAAAGCTTTCTTGAGAATCTTAAATTTACTTTTGTATGTTCTAAACATGGCAAATTTGTATCTACAGCTAATCTTATATTAAATAAATGGCAATGTCCTATATGTAATGGTGGTAAAATACCAGAGCATTTTCAATCAACTTTAAATAACATGTATCCAAATTATAATTATAGCAATGCCGTCTACAACAATAGGGATAGTAATATTGATGTTGTTTGTTCAAAACATGGTAAATTTTCTGTTCATTTTCGCAGGCATCTACGCGGCCTTGTTGGATGTCAAGGTTGTAAAAATGAAAAATTTAAACCTATAATTAAAGAACGCACATTAAACGATAGAAGAAATGTAGAAGAAATCTCTAGAAAAAAACAATTTGAAATATTGTTTGGCGATAGTTTTAAATATTTAAAGTATGAAAAAGGTGTGTTAACATATGAATGTAAGAAACATGGTTTGAAATCAGGTAGGTGGTGCAACATTTCAAAAGGAAAAGCATGTAAGGAGTGTGCCATAGATAGATATAAAGATAATTATAAGTTGAGCTTTGAAGAATTTATACTAAAATCTAAAACTATTCACGGCGATAAATACGATTATTCGTTTGTAGATTATGAAAATGTTGAAACTAAAGTTAAAATAATCTGCCCATCGCATGGTGAATTCTATCAGATACCAAGATATCATTTTTTAGGCCACGGTTGCAAATCATGCAATGTTTCAAATGCTCATGTTGCTATAAATAATTTGTTAGACCAATTAAATATAGATTATATTGTAAACGACAGGAGCATTATTAACCCATATGAGATAGACACATATATCGATAAACATAAAATTGGTATAGAGGTAAATGGCTTATATTGGCATTCATACGATAATTTATCAGATATTGATTCTAATAGACATATTAATAAGCTTAAATTATGCGAGAATAATAATTTAAGACTGTTTCAGTTTACAGATTATGAAATTAAAAATAAATTCGAAATTGTCAAAAGTATGATCAAAAATGCTTTAATGTTAAGTGAAACGATTTATGCTAGGAAATTGAAGGTCATTACTGCAGACTCTAAAGTTATCAGGAAATTTTTAAGTGAGAACCATTTAAAAGGATCTGGTTCGTGCAATTTTGGTGTCGCTTTAACTGATGGACATGATGTATTTTCAGTTATGTCGTTTATAGGTAGAAATGGTAAGTTTAAAATTGACAGATTAGCAACCAAAATTGGCTATAATATAGTTGGTGGTGCGTCTAAAATGTTTAAAGAATTTATTAATAAGATTAAGCCGAATGAGGTTATAACATATGCCGATGCTAGGTATGCGACTGGCGGTGTTTATAACAAACTTGGTATGAAATTTGATGGTGTGACTAGACCAGGGTATTGTTATGTTAAGAATAATAAGATTTATTCAAGGCAAACATTTCAAAAGCATAAATTAAAAAGCCTTTTTGATAAAAAATCTATATTGTTTTACGATAAAGATTTGTCTGAAAGAGAAATAATGTTGTTAAATGGTTTTAGGTTATTGTTTGATTGTGGTAATTTTAGATTTGTATACAAGTCTAATTGATATTTTTAATGAATTGCACTGTAGGGAGAAAGTTAATGCGAATGAATCGTTGTAACATACAGTTTTATCTCTTTTTTATTATGCTTTTTAACTTATTAGTGATACCATTATTCTCTCAGGAAAGAGTTTTGATACCCTTTGCTAATGAAAGAATCCCAAAAGAACAGTGGCAATTAGAAGCCGGAGATTTTACCAGTGAAGAACATGATGAAGCCAGAAAATCTATTACAATTTTAGGGGAGAATGTTCTACTTGGTACACACTTAATTCGCTCGCATAAGTGTCCCGCCTGGGTGGTTGAAATTTATAAGAATGATCCTGAGAACCTAGATCGTATTCATCGTGGTTATGAATCTCATGGTTTTGTGCAGCGTTTTCGCCAAGAGATTGAAGAAGCGAATGCTCTTTCAGATAAAGAATGGATTTATTCAGTTTCTCGATCTGAGTATTCTCGGATTATAGCTTCCCAGATTCCTTATTATGCTCGGCAATATACACTAAGAGAAGTGGTAAAACCTAAGGAAGTTTTGAAAAAGATAGGGCAATGAATTGGAGCCACTAAATTCTTAGTTTTGAGAGTGTAAGGTTTTCCAAGGATTTGACATATGAAAATCAGAATCGGTATGTTAAACGAATGAATATAGAAACCACAAACGTCAAAAACACCAATAGCAGTCTCAGTGGTCTTATGCCGTGTTATCGCCAGTTTTTTATTCGATTTAAAAATATTCCAGAAAACGAAATAAGTGGAGTATATGATGGCGATTGTGGCAAAATACGAGATGAAAACTATAATATTATTCTATCTTCAATAAGTACAGGTTTTTTACACGATTTATGTTGGTTTTTAAATGATTTCAAAGATGGTAAAATACCAGCATATTTAATAGAAGCAGAACAAATTGGAATTGGCAGTTATGGCGAGCCAGTTTTTGATATATTATCTAGGCTTGAAAGGTTAGAGAAAGCTGCTGGCATTCGTATCCAATGCTTGGGTTGTGGGGCAAAATTCATTAGCGATAAACCATCAAAGGACGTTGCGGTTTGCCCAAATTGTCCGCTATCAAACAAGGAACTTGAAGATTTCAAAAAACAAATGTTTGAAAATTCAAAATAGGGCAATTAATATGATATATGTTTATCGTTATGATTATACAACGGTTTTTTGTGGGGTATCTGAAGTTATTGTATATGGATCAGGTTCTGACTGGATTGTTCGTCATTCGTTAACCACCAATACCAAAACTGGATGGTGTCGGTGGTTCGACAGTCGTGACGCTGCTGAGGAGTTTGCTGAAAATTTGTCGAACGAACCATATCAAGGGCCAATCACGAATTAAAAGATGATTTATTTTGTGCTTTATTTTGTGCTTTATGATCGATGATTTGATAGATATTATTGCTAACAGACTTGACAATATAAACAATATAACCTTCATACGTGGTCGTAGATTTATAACTATAGATGGCGGCATATATGCAGATATTATTTTCCATAATGATAAGATTAAGAGCTTTATAGGCGATTGTATACCTATAGTTACTAATTATGATGAATTTGTAGATACTGACGTTTTTGTCGGCAACATAATATGCAGGATACTTTATAGTGGCAGTAAAATATAAAACATGAAATTAACATTAATAACAGAAAATAACCAGATACTACAACAAACAGCAGAAAAACTCAATATATCAATAGATGAGTTAAATAAATTATTAACCGATGCAGACCCAACAGGAAGAAAATACAAACTATTTATATTAAAATTGTTAAATAAAAATGATATTAGACTTCCAGAAGACAATTATAGAATAAAAGAAACACTGAATAATTTTCAGAAATATCAACGCAACCTAGCAATAAAAGACATATTAAAGTACAATTCATTGCATGAACTTGAAACAGTTTTAGAACCAGTTGTTGGGAGCATTAGCAAGAGGCAGGGTGGGAATAATTTAAATCCATCTAAATTGCCTGGCGTAGAGCTGATTAATCAAACTGATACAAATAATAATGTTGTAAACAATTATTTAGATCCAAATTGGGATGCTAACGCAGAATGGAGTTGGGACGGATTTGTACAAGATACTGTTAACAATTATAAGACTTATAAGGTAACAGATGTTGAGTCTCTTAAGGATATCGGTGAGGGGACTAAGTGGTGTACCAGGAGGAGCTATCCAGACTGTCAAGCAGAATATTACATCGAACAATATGGTTGGATCGGTGTTATTTATAAAGATGGTAAACCATTTGTGCAATTTACGCCAGATTATGACCAAGTTATGGATGTAAATGATCGTGCTATTGATAATAAAACGATCATAGATTTAGTTCCTAAACCGGGTTTAGATTCTAATCCTATCGATTTGTATCATTATGCTAAAAAATTTATAAAGGATCGTTGGCCAGAAGCTGAACCGTTTATTTTACAAGACGATCATACTGCTTTTAAGTATGCTGTTGATGTTGTTAGAGGGAGATGGCGTGAAGCTGAGCATATTATGTTGAAGAAACCATCTTGGGCTTCTATGTATGCACAATATTGTTTACACCACAGATGGCCTAGAGGCGAGAGTGTTATTTTGCAGGATAATAAGGCTATACTTAATTATATTAAATATACTTTTAAACCTTCCGAAGTTAAAAATGGTTGGCCAGCGGCGGAGCCTAAAATATTAACTAGTCCTGAATATACTTATCTTTATGCGTGTGATGTTCTTGGCAAAAGATGGCCTGAAGGTGAACCTGTGCTTCTACGAAGCCCTCAGTGGGCCTATTATTATGCGTGTGATGTTCTTGGCAAAAGATGGCCTGAAGCAGAACCGATTATTTTCTCTGTTAGCCATTTTCGTGAAGGATACAAAAATAGTTTCGATTTGTAAGCTTATTGTATTTTAAATCTTTTGTATGTTTAACCTAGGAGAGTTTTATGTTCGCGATTAGAGTAGTTGTATTTATGTTGGTTATTATCGCATCTATGACATATGTTAAATGGGCTGATGATGTTATAGTAGAGCAACAATTGAAGACCCAAGTGCATCAGTTAGATAATCCTAGCGGCGATAGTTCTATTCAGCATGACAAACAAATGATAGATTTAACTAGATGGGCCGTTCCTAGTTGTGTGATTGTTTTAGGTTTTGTTTTGTTTTTTGACAGTATAAAGAGTTTTTTCAATTTATGCGTTAAATCATGTAGGTTTACTCCAGTGTTATTTATACTATTTGGGAGTGGGTGTTATAAACCTTTTGAACCTGTTAAATTGGAGATTATCAGCAACACAGAGGAAGCTTTTTTATTGCCATTAAAGGCTGGTGCTAATCCTTTAGATCAGTCTTCAACTAATTCTGAGGAATACCTTAAAGCCAATCTTGTCTATACTCAGCAAGTTAAAATCCCGCAACAATGGGTTCCGCTTGATTATGAAACTGTGTTTTGGCGCGGAGAATGGCGCGATGCTGCTTTGCTTATACGTGTTGACACATCACCTGTAACTCGCGAATGGACAGCTGATGAGAATTCTGGAACTAGTAATAAAAATGAGGCTATTTGGGTTATGACTGCTGACCAAGTTGAGTTTTCAACTGGTTGGACATGCACTGCTCGCATTGCTAATAGAGACGCTGCTGTCAAATTTTTACATAATTATCCGGCTGGTTCTTTAAAGATGGCTATGGATACTGAAATCAGAGCTAAAATTCAGACTACGTTTGGTTTAGAAGTGACTGATCAAAAAATGGAGAAATTAAGAACTGCGGCTACACCACACTTGAAGAAAGTTGTTGATGAAGTTACAGAATTTTTTGAAGGCCGTGGCATAACTATCACAAATCTAGGTATTTCTGGAGGGTTTGTATATAAAGATAAGACAATCATGGATAAATTAGTTGAAGTTTTTAATGCAGATCAGAAAGTAGCAATCGCTAGGGCAGAAACTGCTGCACAAGAAGAAGTTAATAAGAAAGTTAGACTTGAAGCTGATGGCAAAGCTCAAGCTATTAAGCTGGAGAAAGAGACAGAAGCTGAAATGATTAAGCTTGTAGCCGACGCTAAAGCTTATGAACTTGAAAAAGCTAAATTAGATGTTGAGCTTTATACATTTCTCAAACGATTAGAGTTGGAGAAAGATAAACTTAAAACATGGGATGGCCATTTTCCAAGTTATTATATGGGTGGCAATGGGAATAGCTCGCCTGATTTTTTGCTTCAAGTTCCTGTCCCTACTATTACACGGCCTGAGAATAAGAAATAATAAGTATTGAAAATAAACAGGGAACTACAATTTGATTTTGTAGCTCCCTGTGTTGTTAAAAAGACTGTCGCTGTTAATCTTCATCTTTTTATTAAACGTATACCGAGATAGGAAACAGCAAAAACATCTGCCATTATACGTAACAACAATGTTATATACTAAATTTTAAAACGTATTATAAAACAATGATAAACTTCGAAGATATTGAAAGCATAGAAGAAATAAATGACATATCAGGATGGGACGATATAGACCCAGAATTAGATAGAGCAGGTTATTTTATTGATAATGACGGAAATAAGCATTACATATCGTTAAATGACAAACACGCATTAAATCTAGCGAATCAACAAAAGACAGATGGTATATTTCAATTCGATACAAATACTGCTAAATGCTGTCGGTTCGATTCAAAGATAATGACAGATAATGGTTATATTGAAATACAACATTTAGATCCTAATAAGCATAAAATCCAATATCTAAACAATGATAACAAAATAGATTACACATCAGAATATAATGTTATTTGTTCAGGCGAAAAAGAACTGATAGAAATAACTTTAGAAAATGGACAACAACTGTATCTGACAGAAGAACATCGAGTGTTGACACCAAGAGGATATGTTCAAGTTTGTGATTTAACAGAACATGACGAAATAATAGAAATAAAAGACTATGAACACACAAGAGTTTATAAAGAAAGCAATATTAAAACATAACGATAAATATGACTATAGCAAGTCGAATTATATAGATAGTAAAACAAAAGTAGAAATAATTTGCCTAAAACATGGTTCGTTTTGGCAATTGCCATCATTACACGCAGGCGTAAGAAAACAAGGTTGCAATAAATGCGGTTGTGAAAAGAATGCTTGCAGGTCGAGGGAACAGTTAAAAACACTATCTGATTTTATAAACGAAGCTAATATCGTGCATAGTTATAAATATAATTATGACAAGACAATATATAATGGTATGCGTAAAAAAGTGATCGTTATATGCAAAGAGCATGGTGAATTTAACACGATACCAGCTAATCATATCTCTAATAAGTCTGGCTGCCCAAAATGTGCTGTAATTGCTAGAAACAATAATTTAAAAACAGGTTTTGACGATTTCGTAAAACAAGCTAATACTATACACGATAATAAATATCAATATGTTGACATTGGTGGGTATAGTAATTCGATAAATCACAAAAAAACGATTGTTAAAGTAATATGCGACAAACACGGCGAATTTATACAATCTAGATATGCGCATTTAGCTGGTAAAGGATGTTCAAAATGTGCGGCGGAAAGTGCTTATAAGTTTGACAATTTTGTTTTAAAAGCAAATGAAATATATGGTGGTAAGTATTCTTATATTAAAGAATCATACACTGGATGCGAGCATACGGTTGATGTTATTTGTCCAGAACATGGCGTTTTTACAGTTTGCCCAAAATCTCACATAGTTGGGGCTAAATGTAAAAAATGTAAAATGAATTTATTTGAAAAATCTGTTTATGATTTTCTTTTAACTATAGCTGATGATGAAATTAAATTGTATGATAGGTCTTTAGTTAAGGAAATAGATTTTTTAGCAGGAAATGTCGGCATAGAGTGTCATGGTGATTATTGGCATTCATATTGTGAAAAAGAAACATTAGATCAAATCAACATGTGTTCTTATAAACATGATTTATGTCATAACAACAATATCAGATTGTTACAGATTTTCGAGCATGAATGGAACGATAAAAGAGACATTGTTAAATCTATACTTTCAAGTTGTTTTAGGAAAGCCAACAGGATTTATGCTAGAAAATGCTATATTATAACACCATCTGTTACACAGGTAGTAAGCTTTTTAAATAACAATCATATACAAGGATATAGAAGTGCGCCATATTCATTTGGTTTGTCTTATGATGGTGAGCTAGTGGCGTTATTAACAATATCTAAGCATAACAAGTATCAATATGAGATGATGAGGTATTGCAATCGTTTAAACACTGTTGTTGTTGGCGGATTATCTAAATTGATGGATTATTTTGTTGATAAATATAAGCCTAAATCTATGATTTCATATGCGAATAGAAGGTACTTTAACGGAAATTCATATGAAAAGGTTGGGTTTGTTTTAGATGGTATTACTAGTCCTAATTATATGTATTTTAAAAAACAAAAGGTTTATTCTAGGCATAAGTTTCAAAAGCATAAATTGCCAAATGTTTTAGATGTTTTTGACCAAAACGAGACTGAATCGGTCAATATGTTTAACAATGGCTATAGAAGAATTTGGGATGCTGGCAACTTTAGATATATTAAAAAGTGGTCGTAAAGATAAACTTTTTGAAATCGTGCGACGTATTTGTTATTGATACGAAATTGTCTATTATTAACTGAATTCGAAGGAGAATGATTATGGCTGCGACTCAACAAAAGCCTATTGTGTGCACTGATTTTTCGCAATTTTCTGCGGCAGTTCATGCTCGTTTTAATGAAATGTCAAAAAATGAGCTATATGTAACAGACGTTAGTGACACAATCTATGATAAATATATAGCTTCGTTTCCAGAAGATACTAATCCTATATTTAGAACACGCACTACACACGATTGTCAATGCTGCAAACAATTTATTCGTCGGTTAGGCCATCTTGTAAACATCAAAGACGGTAAGATTATTACTGTTTGGGGCGGTTTAAATTTGCCTTATCCTTATAAACAAGTCGCTGATGCTTTGGACGCTTTAGTTCAATCTGCAACTATTAAAACTGTGTTTCGCACTAAAGAATTAAAATTTGGCCAAGAGTATAACTATGATTCAAAGACAAATGCGCGATACGATCACTTCTATGGAGTAGTTGCAGCTAAGCATCGTACAGCTGATCCAGAAACCAAACGCAGCGAGCAAGACGCTATCTTTCAAGTATGCAATCGCGGTCTTACTGAAATTAAAGAAGCAGACCTTGAAGCAGTGCTTGATCTTATAAATTCAAATGGATTATATCGTGGTGAAGAGCATAAACCAGCAGTACAAGGATTTGTATCATTACTGCAAAGATTTAAGCAAGCTGTTAATAAGAATTTGTTTATATGGGAGAATCTTAATGACCGATCTGCCAGATTTCGCAACACTGTTATCGGTACTTTATTGACTGATATGGCAGAAGGTAAAGACATTGAAGTTGCTGTAAAGTCTTTTGAATCTAAAGTTGCGCCTATGAATTATAAACGGCCAACAGCAATTATTACACAAAAAATGGTAGAATCGGCGGTTCAAACATTAACTGATCTTGGGCTACATGGTGCAATTGCTCGTCGATATGCTAAACTATCAGATGTATCGGTAAATGATGTCTTATTTGTCGATAATAATGAAAGAGGTAAAATGAAGGATGGCGTTGCTGCTTTGCTTGAAGATAGTATAAATCGTCAGCCATTTAATCTATCTAAAGCTACAAAATTATCAGCCGACGATTTTGTAGCTTCTGTTCTTCCTACAGCCAAGTCTGTGGAAGTGTTTGTCGAGAATAAGCATCAATCTAACTTTATTTGCCTTACTGGAGCTGATGGTCCAGAGAGATTATTTCGTTGGGATAATAATTTCGCTTGGAGTTATGACGGTGATGTTACTGATAGCGTGAAGGAGCGTGTTAAAGCTGCTGGTGGTAACATCAATGCTTTACTACGTGTCAGTCTAAGTTGGTTTAATTTCGACGATTTAGATTTACATGCTGAAACGCCGGATTCTAAACATATATATTATGGCGATAAATTTGGCATTCTTGATGTTGATATGAACGCTGGTTCAGGGCAATGTCGAAATCCGGTAGAGAATTTAGCATTTAATAAACTTATCGATGGCACATATGCTATTTGGGTTAATCAGTTTAATCGTCGTGAGACGATTGATGTTGGGTTTGCAATTGAGGTTGAGTTTGGCGGGCAAATTCACCAATATAGTTATAACAAAGCAGTTTCAAGTGATGTTGAGTGTTTTGAATTGGTTATAAAGAATAAAATGCTAACCAATATTAAGACTAAGCTTATAGGCGGTTCAGTGTCGCAGGAAAAATGGGGGGTAAAGACTGAGACATTGATACCCGTCACTGCTATAATGAATAGTCCAAATTATTGGGGTGATAATAAAGTTGGTGCTAAGCACTTGATTTTTGCTCTTAAGGGCTGCAAAAATCCAAATTCAGTTCGTGGCGTTTACAACGAATTTTTACGTCATGATCTCGAAAAACATCGTAAAGTTTTTGAGGTATTGGGCGCTAAAACGAAATGCCAATCGGTTGATGATCAGATATCTGGTGTTGGGTTTACAGCGGCACGTGGAGATTCTGTTACTGTTGTGGTTGATGGCAAGCGGCCATATACGTTATTGTTTTAAGAATGTTGTTTAGCGTGTTTTATTTTTAAGGAGAATGGTTGTGAGTGATATTTATAAGTTTGCGGCTAAGAATGGTTTGCGGTTTCCGTCTACAAGAGGCGATCTTACTGTTGAGCAATTGTTTCAATTGCAACTTAAAAATCAATCTGGGTTTGATCTTAATTCTGTGGCGGTCGCTATCAATGAGAAATTGAAAAGCATGGATGTTGAGTCGTTTGTTGAAGACACTTCATCAGATCCTTTGAAAACAGCATTGACTGTTGCTCTTGATATTGTCAAAGATGTTATTAAGACAAAACAAGAAGAGAATCGAGCTGTTGTAGCACGCAATGTTCGTGCAGCAGAGCGAAAGAAGCTGTTGGATGCGATTGCTGCTAAAAAGGATCAACAATTAACAGCGGCGTCTATGGAAGAATTAGAAAAGCAACTTGCTGAACTTGACAAATGATACTGGGATATGCGGTCATTAACGGTAACAGTTATAATTTACCGTTAACGATTATATAAAATGGGGATAACAATAGATTTAGCTGATATTGTGGCTCAAACTCTCAGTTCGATGCCGAACATATCAGCTAAATCTCTTCATTCAAGTTGTGCTATCCATGTTAAAAATAAACATGTTTGTACTGTTTTATTTAGCAAAGACGGGTATTATATTTATATAAATAGCAATAATACATGGCCAAATTATCCTGAACGTTTAGATTATTGTGAGTTTGATATCGATAGATTTGTCGATTTTGTCGTCAGGCGGTGGCTATGACAATTAGATGGATAGCTCGTTCTGATCTACCAGATGTCTTAAAAATAGAAAAAGCGAGTTTTGAAAATCCATGGACAGAACAGGATTTCATTTATTTTTTAAGACAACGTAAAACACTTGGTATGGTTATCGAGTGTGATAATATTGTCATAGGTTATATGGTTTATAAATTACGTAAGTCTGAATATTATTTAAAAAATTTGGCTATACATCCTGATTTTAGAAGGCGTGGGTTTGGCGCTAAGCTAATTAAAAAATTAGTTGATAAATTATTAACTGGAAACCGTGATAATATATATTTAAATGTTGTAGAAACTAACTTAGGCGCACAATTATTTTTTAAAGCTGTTGGTTTCAAGGCTTTTTCTATTTTATATAATACTTATGAAGATACAGATTCTGCCGCATACGCTATGAGTTTTCATCATAAGGTTTTTCAATGATACCAATTGTCGATGAAATAACTGATTTAATTTTATCAAGATTAGATAGAAATGGCTGCAAAGTGCGTGTATCTGGCGGAAATGATATATATGTGTTTAAAGATGATTTTTATTCCGTTGGAGTTATAAGTGTACACAATAATTTTTTAGCATTGACTACAAAGAGTCATACTACTTATATTAATTATAGTGATCTTGACATTGACAGTTTGATATTAGATGTAATGACATGGAAGATTTAATAAATATTATATCGTTTGGATTTAAATTAAATAAATGTGAAATCATAATTTCAGGATTAAATATATATGTATATAAATGTGGGTTTAATATTTGTATAATACAAATACGCGATGATTATTTATCTATTTTAAATGACAATGGTGTATTGAAAATTAATTATTGCGATCTTGATGTAGATAAAATGATATATGATTGTTTAGTTTATTTTTAAATATGCTTTGGTAACAGATTTACATGAAAACTGAACCATATATTAAAATTTCAATTATAAAAAATCAGCAATGGCGTGAATTAGCCAATAGTATTGGATTGAATTTTGTAATCGCCCGCAAAGTGTATATTGACACATTTTGGCGTTGTATTGATTTTAAAGATTTTTGTAATATTATAAAAAGAGGAGATTCGGAATTTATTGGTAAAATAAGAGATGCTGCTAGTAGGTTGCAATTGTCAGAAGACGACATAAATGAAGAGTATAAACTTTGGCAAGAAGCATTAATTGAAGCTGATTTTAGCGATTTGATTAATTATAGATTGAAATCGTTGATCGAAGTCGGCGATGAATGGCTTTGTGATGAGACTAAAACATATACATTTAGTGGGATTCAATATTTAACTAAATGGAAAAGATATGCTATTACAGAATTGTATTCTGATAATTGTAGCGAATTTTCATTTAGAACTAAAACTGATTTACCTGAAGAGACAAATTATGCATCAGTTTTTTCTTGCAAAAGTATTTGGCGTGATGGTGTTGAAATTTGGAATTGGTATGATGCGTATTTATCACTATGGTTAGAACAAAATCCTGATCATAATGATAAAGATGAAATGATAAAACATTGTAACATGAGAAAACATGAGTTATATGTTCAATCCACAAACAGTTGAAATCCAGGGTGATATTAGTAGATCTGATGTAGTTGTATTATATGAGTTGTGCTTAGGTAAATCAGTTGTTGAGTTTGGTATGGGTGGTTCAACATTACTAATATCTCAGATAGCTAAAGAGTTTACATCATATGAGACAGATCAGAAATGGTTTGATAAAACTAAAGGTAGGTTAGACCTTATAGATAAATCATGCAAACCAGATCTTAAAATGATATATGAAGTTCCAGATACAATACCAACATGTGATGTATTGTTTATAGATGGTTTAGGCGACCATAGATTGAAATGGGCCAAATTCTTAACTAGTTGCGATAAAATGTTATTTCATGATAGTTTAGGCGATACTGGCACTGTTCCAACTGTTCATCATATGTTGTCAGAGTTGCTATTGACGTTAGACAGGGTTGGTTGGTTAGATACTATACAATTCCATTATAAAGATTCAAACATTGTTGTTATTAATAAGAGGAAAGAATTTATAAAGTTTGCCAATTGGAATTCTGAACCTGGAAGAAAACCCGCTTAAGGATATAGATATGTGCTTTGATTATGATCCAGATTGGTTTGCAGAAATTATTAAAGAAGATTTATTGTCTAACGGCGATAAATGCACATGCGGTGAGTGTGGGTCAATTATTGAAGAGAATGAGCCAAGAACTAAAGTGTTTATGCGTGAACGTGAAACATGTGAAATTTGTTATGATTTAGATGCGGAGTGTGATCATGATTATGGAGAAAGCTTTGATATCCAGTTTTGTGAGGGCTGTCGTAAAATAATAGCAGCTATTTGCGAGTATGAGAAACGCGAAGGTTGTCCTGCAAACTCGCAACGCCCTGCTTATGGCCTTTTATGGGATGAACTTTCACAGCATTGTCAAGCTAGTGAGTATCTTGCTTTTGCTGCTGAAATGTTTCCAGAAGTTAAAGATTCTAAGATTTATAAGACATTTGCATGATCGACGATATATTAGATACTGTAGTGCAAGAAATTGTGAGCTTTGATGGTATTAGTATAATTAGACATTTTTTAAAATATCGTGTTTCTATCTATTATTATCAAAGATTCAAATGTGTTCTTAAAATTGATCGCCAAGCGATATATTTGTCAAAATCTTTTATATTGCCAAGTGACAATTTTGATGTTTGTTTTGATATAGATGATAATTTTGATGTTTCGTTAATTGTGCAATATATAATGGTGTATTATAATGAAGTTTGAGCGTAATGGCCATCTTCCTCCATGGTTAGGAGATGATATTTCTTCATGCATATTGGGCAATATAATACGTAGGCTTATGGCTGAGAATGTGAATATAAATGTGAAAGGAAATCCGTTGATTCCTCGTCGTATTATGATTTATTGCGATTATTTATATCGTTGCACAGTTGTGGTGACTAATAAAGAAGTATCTATTAAACCACCGCTTAGACATGCTATAATTTTTAATATAGATGAAAATTTTGATGTTGAGTTTGTAGTTAATAATATACTTGATATGTCGAAAACTCCTTATGACGTATTATCGTAAGTATGAAGATCAAAAGCATAAAAAAGCATCACAAAGCAAAGACATATGATATACATAATTTTGCAAATGGTTTATCAGAAGGTAATTTTGTAATAGACGGGTTGGTTGTCCATAATTCTATTCTAAAGCATGGTGTTAATAATTTTTACGATTTAATGATATTGAATGCTTGTGGGCATCCTGGTCCTATCGATTTTATACCTGAAATTATAGCTAATAGAGATGATAAGAATCAGATATGGAAGACTAAATTGAATGATAGAATGCTTAAAATATTAAACAAGACATATGGTTATCTTGTTTATCAAGAGCAACTTGCTGCTATGTGGCAATCGTTTGGAGGGTTTTCTTCTACGGAGGCGCAAAATGCAAGGAAAGCTGTTGCTAAGAAATGGGGAGAACAACTCAAAGCTGTTAAAAGTAAGTGGATTGAAGGTGCTACTAAAACCATTGGAGAAAGTGAAGCTTTAAGATGGTGGGATATGATGTCAGGATTTGCTAGATATGCTTTTAACGCTTCACATTCTGTTTCATATTGTTTAGTTGCGTATAGAACATTATGGTTAAAGGCTCATTTTGCACCAGAGTATTGGGCGGCTGTTATGAGTTCATGCCATCCAGATAAATTAGAAAGATATATTCAAACAGCACGCAATGAGGGGTGGGTTCCAACAGATATAACAAAATTGGGCCGTTATAAAAACGATGATAAGCTAGATTTAGGAATTGTTAATATCAATAATCTTACAAATAAATATACTGTTACAGGCAGTGTTATTAACCAGGGGTTAATTGGTGTTAAAGGCATAGGTGAGGTAGCTGCACAAAAATTTGCTGGTAAGGGAGATTATAAAACTTTAGATGAATTTGTCGCTGATGATAAAAAGGATAAAAAGGTTCTAGAAAGATTTATAAAGCTAGGTGCTTTTAAGCATATCCCGAAACATGGCCATTCAAAGGCTCTTTGGAATTATTATCAATATAAATATACTTCTTATGAACATGCTAAAGAAGTAAAGAAAAAGCTTTTGTTGCTTGATGGCTGGACAGATGATAAAATATCGCAGAAATCTAAAGAATTAATAGCAGAATATAAATCAATTTATCCTAAAAGGAATAAGATACCAAACAAATTAGCGAATTTTAAACCTGAACCAGATGAAAGTTTTGATAAACTAATGCGGGTTTTTGAGGAGGAAGAAGATTATACTTTAGAAGAATTATTAAATTTTGAGAAAGAGTTTTTAGGTTACTATATTCATTCACCTATGGATGTTTATCAACACAATAGTCTATCTATTAGAAGTGCTATAGAAATATGTGAACATGAGAAAGCAGCTGATATTGAGGTCATTATAACAGAGATAACATCTGCTAAAACTAAATCTGAAACTTCATATATGAGGCTTAATGTTTTTGATGGTGTTGAATCGGCTACTGTCTTTATATGGGAAAAAGAAATGAATTCTAATTTAAAGATAAGCACAGCTCTAGCTGTTGGAAATTGTGTTAGAATGATGGTTAAATATGATGAAAAGAGAAATTCTTTTAGTTTATTAAGAAATGAAGTAATTATAAGAGTTCCAAAGAGAAGGTAAAACATGCAAATTAAAAATGCTATTGCTATATCATGCGACCAATGTGGTTCTGTTTATAGAGATAATTTTATATACTATTCTTTTGATTTTAAAGAAGTTGATTTTAAATTTAATACGCAATCGGATAAGATATTTTCATTGGATGTATGTAGCAAATGTGTTGAAAATATGCTTGTTTCTATATTAAATAATAATAAGAATAGCAGTGGTAAATTGATATGTGAGATAACTGGGAAGCCTATTGTGTCAAATTATTTTTCTGTTTCTATAGCTAAAGTTAACGTGTCTTCGGAAGGTCTTAAGGTAGTTTGTAAGCGATGCGATAAACAGTATAACAATAAATTATGTGAGTGCGGGTCTAATTCTTTTGTTAATATACCAAATGTGTTGTCTGATACTAATTACTTAAGTATAAATATCTGTGATTTAGAATTTGATAGGCTTAAAACTAAATATATTGAGTTCAAAGCTTTGCTTAGTAATTCAACTGTTGTTTGATATTCTTTAATATTGTTTTTAGCACTTTTTCTACATGGTGTTTAGCACCTTGTATTGTTTCAAATATGTCTTTTTGGTCTATCCAAAGGTCTTCATTTATATCGTAATAATATCTTCCTTCTATTCTTGTTTTATTTGCTATAATCGACGATTTTATTATTAACTTTGGAGATGATACTTTCATGGTTATACGTGATTGTATCAGTTTAGATTCGTTTGCTATGTAGTATACCTTATCGCCAATATTATATTTTGATAAATCTAATGCTGATTTTATCATTGTCTAACCGAGAATTATTTTGTTTAGTGCTTGGGTTATCATTGATTCAGCGATGTTTTTCTTAACACCTTCTGCGATAGTTATCCATTGACCATCGAACACTTCAATTTTATAGTCGCCAGTTGCTATATCTTGCCCATCCATTACTATTAGACGGACGTTTTTTCTTCCAGCGGCTTTTATTCTATTTGTCACTTCATTTAAATTTATCATATCGTATTTACTATTTTAAACGCTTTTTTAGAAATTAAAAATGAATGCGGCTAATTGTAAACTATGTGGGTCTACAATCGAACCAAATGGATGTTCTTTTTGTAATAATGTTTTGGAATCTTGTGAAATAAGCGAAATAAAGAATAACCTTATTGAAGCATTGTTTATACCAGATAAGGTTAGAAGAGCAATTGATAAGCTAAATCTTGCAAGTGCCTGTAGTCTTATGAGTTGGACAGACGAGCAGTTTCTCCGAGATTTAATAGCCGATTGGGCTATATCTACATTCAAAAGAACATGAAAAACAAAATAAATTATAATCCATACGATTTAATAAAGATTAAATTAAATGACGAGGAAATATTAGCAAGACCAGCTAACTTTTCAGCATCTATTATAAGTGGTTGTTATGACTCGTTAGGAAGGTTGATAGTTCCAACTTCTATATTAGCGACATGCAATAAATGCGGTAAATTGTTAGAAGTTAATGTTGACTTTCAAAGTTATCCATTTGAAGTTTTAAATATTAGTTGCGAATGTTTTGCTTTCAAAGACCCATTTGTTCCAATTAAATTTCCAAATTCTAATATTAATAATGATAAGATCGAAAATCTAGATGATTTTGAGAATGACCTAGACGATTTTATAATAAATGTTGTAAATATTAAAGAAAGTAAAAAGAACACTAACATAAAAATTGAAGAATTATGAATTATATATTCGGATCTGGTATTATAGCTTTATTAACCCGTAAAATACTTGGCGATAAATGGAAAATAGTACCATTTGGAAATAGCAGGTACTTTAGTTATAACCCAGCGTTATCAGATAATTTTATAATAAGAGATGAAAGATTAGATGAATTTGTCAAAAACTTAAATGAAGCTGATAAACCGCTTTCTAGCAATAATATTCTTTTTTATAAAAAATCGTGGTCTATAAATGGGCAACTTATAAGTGAGTATAATGAGGACCTAGCTAAACAGTGGCACAATAAAGTGTTCGGCCAATATGATGATAGTGTTGATAGACAGATATCTACTAAAATGACGTTTGCTATTTATAATGCAAGGTTAAATAAGATATATGAATCTTTAGTTAATGAATATCGTGAAGATTTAAAAAGCTGGAGCGATGGTTTACCAAAAGTAATAAATATGTCTGAAAGGTATTTCACAGCTAATAACAAAAGGTTTGATTATGATAATATAGTTTCCACTATCCCAGCTACATATTTGTCAAAATTGCTGGGAATTAATAAAATATATAAATCGGTAGATGTTAGTTATGTCCATTTAGCAACAGAAGAATTAGATTTTGAAGGTGCTAATCAGGTAATGGTTGCCGACGCTGCTATACCATTTTTTAAGGTTTCGTGTATAGCACCTAAAAGGTATTTGTTTTATTTCGTCGGCGAGATAGATAATCCTGGCGTTATATTAATGCCTTTCATTAAGAAGTTTGATATTTTAGATGGGACATACATAAAAGACGCATGGCCAATAGGTGCTCCTCAGATTAATTATGATAAAATAGGTATAACAAACATAGGAGCCACTAGCTCAAGTAACATGTCAATAGATGTTGGTTCGGCTATTTTGCATGCTTTTAGATATTCAATAGATGGTAAAATAATGAGAACCATAAAATTATAATATGTCAAATATACAAGAATTATTAGATTTTGAGTGGTTTAATTACCAACCTACTGAAATTCCAAAATTGGAAAAGATTTCTTTGTTTGATACACCAAAGAATGAAACAGATGATGATCGTAAATTGCGAATGCTTAGACAAGTTTCAAAAACTTGTATGGCATGCTCTATGTGCCAAAATGGGACAAGGCCAATTATAATAGGAAATGAAATTAGAGATCCGCATGCGTTTAGCAATATGAGATTGTCTAAATATATGATTGTCAAATCAAAACCGGATTGGAATGATTTATGCAAAGGTGTTGCATCAGATTATAGATATTATAAAACTTCTTTATTGAAGTGTTATACTGACGATATAACTAAAGAAGATATCAAATTATGTAACCCATTGATTCAAATAGAATTAAATATTGTTAAGCCAGTGTTAATTGCTACAGTAGGTAAAATTGTTTTTAATCATTTTTGTGAATGCGATTATAATTCTTCAATTGGTAAAATTGTTAAAGGAAGAGAATATAAAGTATTTTCTTTACCCGAATTTGATGACACAATGTTTAATGTATACTTAAATAAATTAAATGTTTTTATAGATGTTTTAGAAAATGCAAAATAATCATTTTGACTTGATCACAAATATTTTTTCTTTATTTATTGTTTCTTTGCATAATTCGTATTTATCTTCATGGTTTTCGATCAGTGAAAGTTTTATTTTAGTGCTTATCACTGACGATGTTATATCAACCGTTTTAGCTTTGTCATATATTGTTTGGCATGGCATCCCTGTCGCACCGGCGTTTATAAGTTCTTCTGTTATCGACTTAACAAATTCTTCTTTTTCTGTTTTTGTTTTTTCTTTATCATTCTTAAGTTTTTGCAAGGATTCTGCCATTGCTATTGCTGAATTTAATTTATCTTTAGATTCTAATGATAAATCATGTATTTCATTAGATATGATTTTTTCAACTTTATCATCTAAATCAATGTCGATAACAAATATTCTGTCTGTCATTTGGAGGTTCCGATGAATAAGTGCGTTTTCTGTACATGTAGCGAAAATTTAAATACATCTATGACTGTAACACTAGATGATAATAGTAAGGTTACAGTCATGGTTTGTGACGATCATGCTGAAGATGCCACAGTTAAAACTGTTAGAGAAGCATACTTAGCTAAAAAGGTTGAAATTGATAAGATTCTCGAAATGGCTAAAGCATATGGTCTTAATATTAGCGAGTCTAACAATTTAACGATTGTTTCTAAACCAACTAAACAAGATGATATAAGACAGCCACAAAGACAACCAGAACCAGAAGTCACAATAGACGATGATATGGTTTCATCTGAAATTTATGACAATGCTAAAAACAATATTAAAATCAATGCTTCTGGCGATGCTGCTGCTTACAGAGGAGCTAACGGCGGATTGAGCAAATCGCAGTTGACTGATAAGATAGACACTTCTGGCAAGGTTAAACTTGTAAATGTGGAAGGTAGGTCTGGTATGAATATAGTGATACCTACTAAAAGAGTAGATTCTACTGGTACTACGAGAATATCTATATCAAAACGCGAGAATGATACTACTTTGCAAAATAGATTTAAAAATATGGCTGATAAATCTAAAAACGACCAAATGCCAGATTTTAGAAATGGTTATGACGATTCTTTACGCAAATGCCCAATGTGCGATGGATCATGCTTTGTTGTTTCTAAAGGTATTGAATCAGTTTGTGCTAAGTGTCACGGTTCTGGATCTATAGTTATAGGTTAATATATGCATGACCAAGTAATGGCGCAATCTGAAATTTGGAAAGATATTATTCATGCTGTTGCGGGGTTTTTATCTGAAAATAATATTAAGTGTTTGGTTAAGGATAATTGTATAAGACTTACTAATAATTATAAATTTGGTTATATTAGATTTACATGCGACGGTTTATATGTGCATGGTGATAATTGCAGTTTTTATGCAAGTTATACTGAAGATTTTATGGTTGGTCTTGATGTTGAACATATTAAGAAATATGAGTCTGACAATATTATTCATGATATAGTTGACGACGATGATAACCGAGCATGTTCTACAAAAATATGCAATTCTTGGGGGCCTGATAATGAGCGTTCATATGAATATGACACATATGTTAACAAGGTTGGTCTTATGGATTATATAAATAATAAATTGCATGAATTAAATCGTAAAATTAATAAGATAAAGCTCAAAAAGATAGAATTAGAACAAATTAAGAAGTATGTCGAATGTAATAACACCACTGTAGAGATTAATTCAGCATTAGCTTCTATAGTGTCAAAAATTTAGTTCATATGCCCTGGCGATGCATCTCCAAGTTCAAATTCTACATTTTCATCATTTAAATCGCTATCAATAATTTCGCATTCTATAGGTTGTTCTGGTTTGCTCATATCTATTATTTCATCTAAGTGCGGGTTAAAACCGCTATCTTTTTCTGACCATTCTTTTTGTTCGTTTTTTACTTCATCTATGACTTTGTCTATAATAGTTTCTATTTTAGCTCTTTCATCTGCTGGGACAGCCATTGCTGTCATTTCTTTTTTTAATGCTGTTTTAAATGTTGGGTCATCAATGTATTTATAATCATGTACTTTTCTGAACCCAGCCATAATACTTGTTGCATGTGTTAATTCTGCTGTTTTTAATTCTACTAGTTGATCGATGTTGTTATGTAGATATTCATAACCTCTTTCAGATCTGTTTTCTTCATCATCTTTATGGAATGCTAAACCTATTTCATCATCTGAATTTAGCATTGATTTGATAGCTTCGACCAATGTTTTTTCATTTGTGTCTAACATAATTTTACTCCATTTTAATTTTGATGACTAATAGAATTGGAATTTTAGATCAGGTTATAATTTTAACTACCAAGAATGTTTCGTATTTGTCAGCACCGCCTGATTATGAAGTTAAACCAGATGGGCCATGGATAGTATCATCAGCAATCGATGACGAGTTAATGCTATGCAAAAACAATGTTGTAATTAAAATTCCGGCAAAAGACGTTTTTAAAGTTTTAGGTTATAACATCGATTTTTTAAATGATTTTAGGAGGTTTAGAGATGGCAAAGAATAAGAAAACTGAAGATGGTCAAGAAGATTCTGTTAAAGTTAAAAAGCAACCGCAGGTTAATAATATAGAAGAATTGTTAAAAATGGTTGATCAAAATTTTGGAGATGGGACTATAATTTTAGGCAGGAATAATACTGTGTTAAATATTAAATCTATACCGACAGGAATACCAACAATAGACATAGCGATAGGATGCGGAGGAATACCAAGAGGAAGAATAATTGAAATATTTGGCGCAGAAAGTAGTGGTAAGACAACTACGTGTCTGCAATTAATTAAAGCCTGCCAAAAACATTATTTTGAAGATAAGAAACGATACGGAGTGGTTGCATTTATAGATGCAGAGCATGCTCTTGATATAGAATGGGCTTCGAAGATTGGGGTTGATATCAATAAATTGATTATTTCACAACCTGATAATGGTGATCAGGCTTTCGATATCATTAAAACATTGGTTCAATCTAAGCTTATAGATATGGTTGTTGTGGATTCTGTCGCTGCTTTAATACCTAAAAAACAACTTGAAGGTGATATATCAGATAATACTATAGGTGACCAAGCTAGGCTTATGAGCAAGGGATTGAATGCTTTGAAGGGTAAATGTAGCACATGCGACACTACTGTTTTATTCGTCAATCAAGTTAGAGAAAAAATCGGAGTGATGTTTGGTGACAATGAAACAACGCCGGGCGGCAGAGCGTTGAGATTTTATTCTTCAGTTAGATGTAAAATAACAAAAGGTTCACAGCTTAAAGATGGTGACACAGTTGTCGGTTTTACTCCTAAATTAAGCTTTATCAAGAATAAAGTTGCACCTCCATTTACTAATGCGTTATATACTATATATGTTGGTCAAGATGGAAGATATGGTATAGATGAAGCTTCTGCTTTATTAAAGACAGCTGTTGATTTTAAATTGGTTACTAGAAATGGTAGTCATTATAGATATAATGATGTTATTTTAGGTAATGGTGAAAGCAATGCTTCTAAATTTCTAAATCAAAATAAAGAAACTTTCGATGAAATAAAGAAATTAGTATATTCACAAATATCTGTCAAAAATACTATGATAGATCAAGAAGATATTCTAGAAGAAATTGATGACGATTCTTTAGAAGACTTCCCAATCGAAGAATGATCATATGAATCAGCCTAAATTTTCAATCGGCAGTTTGGTTTATCTGAGAGAATCGGCTGCGATTGGCCATTTAGAAGCTGTAAGAGTAAATGGTATTCATATATACAACACAACATGGTTGTACACTACGACATTTAGTAGAGATACTTCTATTAATAGAGTTTCAACTGTTAACAAATCGACATTATATTATTCAGAAGACGAATTTGTTAGTTATTGCGACGCAACAATACTAGCTGAAGCTTACGCTAAACGAATGTATGATAAATTAAAACAACACAACGAAACTATATGTGATGAATAATGGGAACATTCGATAAATTAATAAAAGAAAAATCAGAATTTAGCGAATTTGAAGAAGAAGCGATAATATCATTAGCAATAGATCATCCAGAATTTTTTACATCTGTTGGCCGATTCATGAAGCCAGAGATGTTTACAAGAAATGAATGTAGATATATTATAGCGCATATATTAAATTGTTATGAAAGCTATAGTGTAATACCTACTAGGGATATATTATTAGATAAAATTACATCTGAATTAGACACAAGCAGCGACTATAAAATCATATTAGATATAGTTAATAAAAAATCGAACCCAAGAGAAGTGCCTATAGTAAAAGATTCTCTATTGAAATGGGCCAAAATAAAAGCATTCGGTTTATTATATAGCGAAGAGTCAATAGAAGCATATCATCGTGGCGATTACAGTAAACTTGAAGAAGTAGTAAATACTGCCAATAGAATAGCAGATGTTGGATCTAAAGGGTTTTGGTTCTTAGAGAACTACAAATTTTTGTTAGAACCATCGTCTGTTGAACATAGAACAACTGGTTTTCCTAAATTAGACAAAATATTAAACAATGGAGGCCCATCACCAAAAGAAGTAGTTTGCTGGCTAGCACCAACGAACTCTGGAAAGTCGATGTTATTATGTAATAATGCAATAGCATCTTTGAAAGGCATGGGTGCTGAGGGTTCTATAGGCCAAAATGTTCTGCTGGTCACTTTCGAATTAGACACTGTTAAAACTGCTCTAAGATGTTTAGGTATAACAACTGCTGTTCCAGTCAATGCGGTTAGCGATCATAAAGAACATATTGAAAGAATCATGGAAAATATGAAAGCAACTTATAATAAAAGATTATTGATATATGAATACCCTCCAGATGAATGCAGTGTTAACCATATATATTCCTTGATAGATAATACAAAACGCATGGAAGGTTGGAAACCTGATGTCATAATACTTGATTATTTGGATTTGATGGTTAGCAGGCATGACGCTTATAATTCTGACGATTATACGAGACAAAAGCACGTAGCTACTGAGGTTCGTGGGTTGGCTAAAAACGAGAATGTTCTTATTTTTACTGCCACTCAAACAAATAGAGCTGGCGCTTCTACTGGCAGTGAGAGCATTGACATGACAAAAGCTGCTGAGAGCTTCGGCAAGCAGTTTCCTCTTGATTATGTTATAAGTTTAAATCAATCTGACGCAGAAGCAAGACAAAAACCTGCACAATTAAGAATGTTCGTTGCAAAAAACAGAAATGGGCCTAAAAATCAAACTGTAGAATGCACGATTGAGTACGATAAAATGTTGGTTAAAGAAAAACTCTAATAGAAAGAATGAAATGAAAAGCGCAACGTTGTTGGCAGAAGAAAAGGCATTGGATGAAAACAGCACCGTAAAGACTGTTTTGGTCGAGAATAAGAGTTATACCAAGAATGATATCATATCGATAAAGCCTTTAGTTTGTTATAATGATTATATAGCTGTTATTCAATTTAAAATGGCAGCTGGTAGTATATTGTTATCTAATGATCAAGGATATAAAAATGAAGGTATCGTTGTAGGTGTTAGTTCATTATGTAAATCTGATATTAAAGTTGGAGACACTGTCGTGTTTAATGATAGGCAAGTTGTCCATATGATTAACACTGACAGTGGTGTATATAAAGATCAAAGAGTAATTATTATGTCAGAGCGATCATTGATTTTGAAAACTACCCCTGTAAAATATGTGATCATAGAAGATGCCACTGTATAATTATGCTTGTAAGGTTTGCGAAAACAAATTAAGATCTGAACATGCTGTTGAAGAGCTTTCAGATCTCATGATGATTGACGCTGTGTTTGAAACAAAACATCAAATGCATCCCACTGAGGATGAGTTATTAAATACAACTAAATGCCCTAGATGCGGCTCTAATGATACTTATAAGTATATGCACGGTCTTGAAATTATAGGTTATGTCGCAGGAAATGGATATCTTGACATCGCTGGTTGCAAGAGAGATATGTCCAAATATCATTTAACTAAAGAAGACCCATACGCACAATATAGACAGCCTGGTGAAGTTGACTATTTAAAAGATAAATTAAATAAAAAAGGCCCAGATACTAAAAAACATTTTACATAATTATGAAAAAAGAAACCGTCTAGTAGCTGCGATAAGATTAGTTCTGCTACGATTGTTCATACTAACCTTTTAACCGAATTAGCGAATAGCCCATTAGGGTAATCTGGTGTTGTAATAGCAAGTGACCCTATCGAAAGCCGATGTTCAATGGAATCCGATGAAATGGGAACGGTTGTTGTTGAAGACAGAATGTTGAAATGGTTCGCTTTCGAACATTTGCCTGATCATTTGAAAGTGGTTTCTTCTAAGTTTTACGAATTAGCTGTGTCATTATGTGCGTTGATCGAACCTGGGCCTGAGCGGACTGTGGCTTTACGCAAGTTATTGGAATCGAAAGATGCCGCTGTTCGTGCTACAGTTTCACCAGGAGGGTGATTTATTCTTCAAACTTTTTAATATGGAGCATTAATTCGTCCATATCTAAATCACTATAATCTATATTAGTCACATTGTGTTTATAAACACGCAATATGCCAAGATAAGTTTCAAATAATCTTATAGAACAGACGTGAATATCTATATAATGTGTTTTCGCATAAATTTTTATAGTATCTCTTCCTTGTTTTTCAATTAATAGAGATGTTGATTTTTTAATATTGTCAATTATTATTGATATTAATACATCTTTATCATTTATCATTTTTGTCCAATTTATTTGATAATTTTTTTATTTCTGCTGATAATGAACTTACTTTTGATAGCGATCTTGCTTCATTTTTTAGAGAGTTGTCAAGTTCCTCATGTGATTCTGCTATTTTAGATATCAAGAATGTTTGATGATGCAAACTATTGTTCAATATTGTATCAGAATATCTTGATAATATTGAACTCAATATTTCTTTAAAATCAAACTTGTCTTTATGTCTTATTATATCAGCTTCTATTTCTTTTTGTAAACCTTTATAATCGTATTTACTATATTGTTTGAAATTATCATTTTCAGTTTTCATTTGTTTTGACTTTTCAAAAGTTTTAGCCATATAAATATAAATGAGAAAAAGGTGAAATAAATGGAAATTGGAAAAATAAATCAAAACGTCTCAGAGACTTCATTTGTAGAACTCATTGTGATAGATGAAGAAACTACAAAAACAATCAAAGCGACTTGCAGACAAGACGGTAATGGTGGTCTTGAATGCGATCAAGGAAGACCAGTAGAAAATTCTGTTTATGAAGTTGCTCATAATAAAATTTACTCTGAATATCCAAAATTTAAATCTAAAAATACGGTTGATACAACTAGCATACAGTCTCAAAAATTTACAAATGAAAAGTTAAATATAGCTGTTGATTCTATAACACCAGAAAGAATAATAAAACAAACAGTTTTAACTGATAATCTTATAAATGGTGAATTTGAAAATCTTCAAAATTGGACATATAATATAATAAATAAAGAGTATTTAGATGAGGTATATTATGGCCCTGGTATAAAACATAATGAAACTAATAAAAATGTTGATATATATGTCAATGGAGATTTATCTACAACTGTCTCAACAGAGCCTGGATATGAATTAAAATTTACTTTCAAAGTTCTAAATTATAATAATTTTACAGGTAATAATATAGGCAGAATAAGATTAAACATATCAAGTGCATCTAATCCGTCTATTATAGATAAAATTTATAAGATAAGCACTGATTATGGCATAACTGATCAAATTGCGAACCCTTTAGAATTTAATGATACAGTTACAGAATATTTAACATCTAATGGCACGTTAAAAATAACATTGTCAAATCTTGGCAATGTCACAAATAACCCATATAATTATCATACTGACAAATTAATAACAATAGATGATGTAAAGTTAACTCAAACTAGAGTGATTTGTTCTAATTCTGAACATGGTTATGAATTATTATATAGCGATAATGAAAGTATCGGATCATTACAACTAACAACAGCTGATAGAGATTGGAGCCTTGTTAAACCTAATTTATTTCCAAGGTATACTAATACTGACAGTACAACATCTGCGAATGATGTTACAGTTAAGACAATAATAAGACATGGTAATAGAAATACTAAATTTGGATACGTTTTGAACTATGACGATGTCGGCAGAATAGGAGATATAAAAAATAGCAAAATAACAGTAGAAAAATTAAATAATGGCGGGACATATAATAGTAAATTTATATGGACAACATATAATAACCCAAAAAGAAATGCTAGAATACCCCAAAAAGATATAAATTATATAATAGAAGAACCAACATTAAGGCTAGCTATGACATTGGATAGAGATAAGCCATTTTCAAGCAATTATGTTAGTTCTCCATATGATAATATCACAGAATTTATGGTTTTAAATTCTGGTTGGACTACAATTGATTTGCAAACAGCTCTTGATGATGTTTTAGGCTCTGGAAACACCATAGCAAATAGATATACACATGATGGTTATGAGTATTTCGAAATAGAATTCACAGGGATATATGCTGAACAAGATATGAGGATGAAGTTGAATGAAATATTATACGATTCTCCATTTATAGAACAGCAAACACCAAGACCATATTGGGTAAGAATTGAACACCATGGTTGGGACGAAGGCACTGTTAATGGAGATATATCAGCTATAAATACTGTTAACAATTATAATTCTATAGGTTTAAAACAGCTAGGCGGTAGCTATAAATGCGCATGGCTTATAAATCATGAGCATGCTGATTCAGGTGATATTGAAATAAAAATAGACAATTTTACGACAACAGCTGTTGTTAACACTAGATATTTTGCTTTTGATTCATTATATTTTAAAGAAGCTATAAATAATATAGACCCATCTCTTATTAATAATTTCAAAATCCATTTATTATCGTATCAATCATTTATCATAGAATTTTTAGACGACAATGACCATACTGTATCTATAATAAATTCGACATTTAAGTATACAGTAAGTGATGCGCCTTATTATTTTGTTCATGTAGGTATGGATTATAATGCTGTCGATTATTCTAATATTGTATATGATTATAGTAGATTGCTCATAAGTTATTCACCAGATGTTTTAGAAACAAATATTGATAGCGAGATAACTTTAAGACTATGGATTATGAATAGTTTAGGGACAGGCAATGTTAGATATATGTCATTTAAAGATTATAATTATTTTGAAATCGAAACAAGAGGTAGGTTTGCGAACCAAGACACATCATTGACATTGAATAGGCTTGGATATAAATTATGTCCTATTAGTATATGTGGAACTAATAAATACTTAAAGATAAGTAAATGGACTAATAGGTCGATCAATGTCATATATGATAATTCAGTGCCATTAAGCATAAGCGATCAACAAGATTTAGATAATTATTCATCTAGCACTGATTATTTTGATTATGCTGCATATATGTATGCAAAAGATGGTGTTGTGCAGCTTGGCGGTAGTTATAGTGGTCTTCAAAAAGTTACAGTTAATAAAAATCCTAATTATGGGACATTTACTTTAAGGTTAGTTTCTTCTGATGCTAATGGTTTATTTGGTTCGAGCGTTGGTATACCATATAATGCTGATTATGCAGATGTTGATTCATCTTTGAGCCATTTATCGTACAATAATACCACATATACATATAAATCATATACTAGGCAAAATGGGTGGGAGTATCTTATTCATTCGATAGCCTTACTAAATAATGATGTTTCAGCTAGTGTGAGTTATGCGATATATGTTGGTAGCTTTATAGCGGCATCGCAATTTTCTGTTGGCGATGTCGCATTATATTTTGATAGTGAAGACAGAGTTATAACTGGCAATTCGAACGTCACTTTATATAGAAAAGCATGGGTTATAAATAATTTCGAATATTATCTGTCTATGTTTTATACAAAAAGTGATCATGTATCATTTACTGTTAATATTTATATTCCAAATAAAGTTAGCAATGGCAATTATGATTGGTCATTGTTTAAAAGCTTCAGCAACATAACTAGTGGCTCTAAAGTTCCTGTAAGATTTAAATTTGATGATATTAATTATCCATTTATAGAAAGTGATAGGTTAGACGAATTTGGCAATAAACTTAAATCGTTTGATATTATGATCGAATTGAAAATCGAATTGTCTGACCCAATCGATTTTACATTTGATATTTCTAGCATGACACTATGCTCAATATCGAATACTTATAGCTGTGATAATTCGCATATAAATAATTTTAGTTTTGATAAGTTTATCGCTTTAGAAAGTGGTGGTCTTGGGACACCAAATGGGTTAATACTGCAATCTAGTTCAAGGTGCGCACCACTTATTTCTCCATTATTATGTGACAAATTTTTATATGCTGAAAGTTATTTTACAGGACTTAAACCTGATTCTGATGTAAAAATTATAATCTATGTAGCCGAATTATCTAAAATAGATATTTTTAGAAAATTAACTGATCTTTATTTTGCAGTTAAAATAAATGATAATATCATAGGCAATTATTCATCAAATGGGTCGATATCTATAAACACTAGAACAGATTCTGATGGGATTATAAAGATAAGGATAGAGATTAGTGAAAATGCAGCTTTAGTTATTTCTAAAATAGAATGTTGCGAAAGTGACAATAATTTGATAAAGTATGATTTATGCAATAGCATTATAAATCCTTCTATTAAAATGAAATTCAATGGTGTTCCTGATAGAAAGATTAAAATAGTAGGCGCAATGCTTAGATATAGACTTAGAGTTAAAAGTGAAGTTAGATCAAAATATGCATTCGAATATGTTAATATAGATCAAGTTCCTAAAGGTTTAAGACATACTGGTGGTACGTGTAGCAATTGGATTGTAGGCGGTACTGCACATCCGATTTCATCTTCTGAAACAGACATTTCAGCCACATATGCTTACAGAAAGCAGGATAATCGTGACGTTATATTCAAGTATAACGCTTTAAACCATAATCTTAAAAGAACTTTTGAGAATGGTGGTTCGTTTGTTTTATATCAAAATTTGCAGAATGGAGATGGTTTTGATTTTAATAATAACAAGTATCAACATTCTTATGTAATATGCTCGCCGAATGTTTCTAAAAGCGTTAATGCAATTAACGATGAATTGGCAATAGATTTTCCATCATATGACGATCAAGTGACACTTAATACTGCGAATTCTCAAACAAATGGTGAAATTGAAGCGTGGGTCTTAATGAGATCACCTAGTAAACAATATCTTGAGTATTATTATAATAATTTAGGTAATATCGCCGAAGATGTTATAGTAGAGAGTATTTCATTGATCTTGGGTATGAGATATGAAGGCGATTATGAAGATCATTTATGTGATGGCGATTCAGCTGATTATATAAATGTTACGTTAGATTACGAAAGATACAATGGTGTTAATAATATATCTAAAAGTCTAAAAGCTGATATAGATCTGTCAGAAGTATATGATGACAGATATGGACGAACGCCAAATATGGCAAGATGGTTAGAGACTAAATTTTTATTAAGCACGCCTATTAGTGGTTTGGACAAATGTTCGTCTAATGATGGTGACAATATAACCAACATTTTGTCTGGTAGTATTGGTTTAAACGTTTCATTATCAGGCAATGCTGTTAATAAAGAAACGTGTTCTGCTTCAGTGGTTGTCGAGAATTTTGGAGTACCTGCTGAGATAACTGTCGATGGCGGTGTTCAAGCTGATAGTTTATATTACACATTTGTTTCTGGCAATACAGGTTTTATAGATGGCGTCTTAACATTTACGGCAGCGAATACTGCAATAACATACAACAGCATAAGCGAAATGGATTTTGCTGAGGATGATTATAAGATTATACATAAGAATTCTGTTGCTAATTTAGTTGAAAAAACAATGTTTGAAGATCATGCTGTTAATAACCATATGTATGATGTTTTGAACATTAATGTTAATACTAATAAACTATACGTTCTAAAAAGCCCGTATTTGCCTGACATCAATAATATTAGCGACATAGTTAATAGCCCATCTGAACTATATGAGATATCTCTATCTAATAGTAGTTCATCGAAAGTATTGTCAAGTAATAGTGATTTTAATTATATTTCAAATTTTACAATTGACAATCTGAATAATAGAATATTTTTTCTCGCTTCTTTAATCGATGTAGGTCTTGGTGTTTTATCATATGGTTTATATCGATTAAATATGAATGACAATACATATTCTAAATTAGGAGATACTTCTATAAGACAATCTCCGTCATCGTTTGTTTATAATGAATTTGACAATTGCATATATGCTATATCTCAATCACTATTAGAGGATCAAATTGATAATATATCCTCATATGTTATAAAAATAAATATGGACACATTAGATGAGACAATTTTGTATAAGTCATCCTCAAGGTTACTAGCTATAGATATTGATAAGCATGATGGCATTATTTTTTGCACTAGTGCCCCATACCCTAATACATACGAGTCTGCTGTAATTAATCAATATACTCAAAGCCCTATCGACATCTCAGCGGCTCCCAAGTTAAATATGTTATTAAGAATTAATACAGATGGTTCTAATGCTGTAGAATTATTAAAGCAAGGTTTAAAGCCTAATATTAGCAGTTACCCATATAATGTTCATAATGATTATGTTTTAACTAATTCTTCGTGTTATTCTTCGTCGTCATTTATAAGTGTTGATTATATTAACAAACGGCTTTATATGTCGTCTACATTAATCAATGCTACAACTGGCGCTACCAATATTTTGTCAGCTATCTTATCTTCAAATTATGATTGCGATGAAATTCAAGTTATAGACGGTTCTGTTTATCGGTCTAATGGATTTAAGAGATATCGAAATGTTATAAACAATTGTAAATCGTCTAGCAATCAAAGTGATATTTATAATAGAAAATTTAAATATACTGTTATTAATGCTACATCTGGTAGTTATGATATTATTATTAACTTTAACAATAATACGTATATTAAGAGTATACCATACAATTCGCCAGCTGATTATATCAGAAGTAGGCTATATGAAATACCTGATTTATATGGTAATTTCACATTAACTGGTGTAAATCCTTTCTATTTAGAATTTAGTGTTGATGTAGAATTTACAGTTGATTATAGCAATTTAATATGTAATAATTTGGGCCATGTTGATGGCGGTCCTTATAATTATAATGTTTATGACAAATTAGATGGTGAAACTCCTGTCATACTTCCAAAAGTTCCATTGTCTGACAGTGCTAATGTTTCTAAAGTTTTAAATGTGAAGCGTGATTTGTTTGATCCTAAGAACAATAACACTACTGTTAAAAGTGCTGCAAGATATAAAAGTGTTAATATTGAATTTTACACACCATTTCTTAGAGATTACACTACTGGTGTTCTAACTGAGATAGATTATAATTATTTAATGAAAAATGGCGATAGCGTCGTGCTATTACAGAAAGGTGTTAATTTGAATAAAGCTACTAATTATTTAAAAGGCAGTAGCAATATTTTACCGAGTCGCAGATCTGGTAATTAGTTGATGGCTAAAGTGATCTATGCAAATTGTTCTGTTAAATATGATGGTAGAGCTAATAGCTTTATAGATAACACTAATCTTATTATTTTCATTAAGGATGATAATTCTATAGCGGTGCATAATGGTTTATTAACACCTCCTATTAATTATTTATCTGCTGGTGCTAATATTATGCATAATGATAAACATATTAAAGCTGCTAAAAACAATGAGGAGTTATGTATTAATTATAATGAATTATATTGGATCAATGATGTATTGTTGGGTAATGAATCACCTGTAATAATCAATACTGAGCGTGATCTTGTCAATAAAATTGTTAGGAATATAACTAGCTATATTAAATATGATATAATCGATGTGTGCACTGAAGTAGATGTTGGTGTAGGTAAGGTTGATATTTTGGTTTTTACTAATATTAACACATATATTATTGAAGTTAAACGGACAAAAGTTAGTACACCTCATGTTAGTCAAGTTAAGAGATATGTTGATGAGTATTCGAAGATATGCGATGTTGTAGGTATTTTAGCAGCGCCTGATATTGGTGCTAAAGCTGAAAAGTATGCCAATAGTATGGGTATTGGTTTTTGGAAAATTGGTTTTGACAATTTTGACAATGGTGAATTATGATTACTAGATTTCCAGTTGCTATCTTAACTTATGGTTATTCTAAATCTATTTTTTCTATTAAGATTGGAAATGAATTTGTTATACCTATTTTTACTAATTTTAGTAAGGCAGCCACATTTTTAGCTGATATTAGAAAAATTGAGTTACAAAATAACAATGAAGCAACAGCTATTGTTTCTCAAGTTTGTAAGAAGCCTGAGGATTTAAAAAGCGTTTTTAAAGCTATTTTATTGGAAGATAAAACTATTGAAAATTATGTTATAGATGCATATCCTATAACTAGTGATTTAAGTGATATTTGCGATTTTAGGTATAGTATCAGCGAATATGTCAATAGTTAATTCGAACGGTTTATAGATATCTGATTCAACGTATTTTTCGTTTTTAACTTCTGTATCTTCGCATGTAACAGATTTTGATATATCTTGTGTTTTATCTGAGGGTTTTTCCATGGCTAATTTAGGTGGCAGGTTAGAATTTGACTCTAATCTTATATACAAGGTTATAAATCCGAATGGTACGATTTCAGATGATTCATATACTATAGTGTCTGATTCAAGATTTACTAAATCTGATCGTTTAGGGCATGTCTTGGTAAATAATATTAGGACGAATAAACACCAAAAGGTAAATCAAAGGCGTGTATTGCCAAGCGATGTTGGAGGTAAAATAGTCGCTATAGAATCGACGAATGGTTTTAAAGCTATATGTTCTAATTGTAAGAACGTTATTGCTATAACCAGACCTGACAGCGTTGTTTGTCCGAATTGCGGTAATTCATACGAATTATATTGGATTGGAAATAAACCGGCTTCGATTGATGCTAAAAAGCCAGTAATTAAAGCTGAAAAAATTAAGGAAGCACCAGTGAAAAACGACACACAAAATAGAATAGCAGTAGATTTTGAGTCATTAAAAGTCTTGCCGAATTGCGAGCTTTATACTAAAAGCAATATCAAGTTTGACCATCCAAATACGGATGTTAAAGCACATATTTTGTTATTTGTTGGCGATTGCCCTAGAAAGTTGTGTTTCAACACATATAATGGTCTGCTTGGCAAAAAGCAAGTTAGTTTATATGTTGATGAATTTATCGCTGATACAGTTATCGATGGTTTTAAGAGGGCTAAGATATGGTATTCTGTTAAAGACCTAGATGTCGAACGTAAAAAAATAGTAAAAGACGGATTTGAAAAACAATAGTATTACACCAACATAGCTCAATTGGTAGAGCAGCTAATTTGTAATTAGCCGGTTATAGGTCAAGTCCTATTGTCGGCTTTATTTAGAGAGTAAAAAATGTTAATAGCTGTAGACTTTGACGGAACGATAGCTGACCATTGTTATCCAGAAATCGGCAAGCCAGTTCCAGGTGCTTTCGAATGGTTAAAAGCCTTTAAGCAAGCTGGTGCTTCGCTTTTTCTTTGGACAATGCGCGATGGCGATTATTTAGTCGATGCTATAGAGTTTTGTAAAAAACATGGTGTTGAATTTGACGGTCATAATAATAATCCTTCACAATCAACATGGACTACTTCGCCGAAATGTTACGCTCATCTATATATAGATGACGCTGCATTTGGTTGCCCAATATGTGAAAACCCAAGGATGGGCGGGCGGCCATATGTCAATTGGGATGTAGTTGGCCCTCAAGTTTTAGATATGATAAACAATAAGTAGTTGGCCATATCTAATGCATGATCTAAACAAAAAGTGCGATGAAATAATTTTAGAACTGTTGAAAACATGTCAAGATCTTGATATATGCGAAGACAAAGCTTTTAAATTGTGCAAGATAGTTTGCAATGTTATAAATGATTATAATATGGCATTTTTAGGTTACACTCAATATGTGTCTATGTCTATTGAAGACATTAGGTTGATAGTGTTAAATTTGCAATTTGATTTAGAGGCTACGCGAAGAGAACGGGATGAAGCTTTGAAAAAGCTTGGTGAGTAGTACATAATGCATGTACAATAAAATAGGCATTTTAGGCGGCACTGGTTTCTTAGGCACAAATATATCGGAATATTTTAAAGAAAATAATATCGAATATGTAGTTGGCAGCAGACGCACAGGCGTTGATGCCCAAAATACAAAAGAATTAGTAAAATGGATACAAAACAATAACATAGATGCTGTCATAAATTTAGCTGCACAATGTGGTGGAATAGGTTTAAATAAAACAAATCCAGCAGATTTATGGTCAGCTACAACTAGAATATCGACTTGCGTATTAGACGCTGCTGTTAAAACAGGATTGAAAAAATTACTCATGCTTGGCACAGTGTGTTCATACGCACATTCTTGCCCAACGCCATTCAAGGAAGAATACTTAATGCATTATGGTTTTCCAGAAGAATCTAATGCCAGTTATGGGGTTGCGAAATTAAACTCATATTTTGGAACGTTAGCGTATAGAAAACAATATAATATTAATGCGATATTTATATTGCCAGTTAACCTGTATGGTAAGCATGATAATTTTGATTTAAACACTTCACATGTCATTCCAGCTTTGATTAAAAAGTGCATTAAAGCGAAACAGATGAATGAAGCTGTCGAATGTTGGGGAACAGGATCAGCGACACGTGAATTTTTATACGCTAAAGATGCTGCCGAAGGGTTATATTTAGCTTTATGTAATTATAATTCTTCAGAACCTGTAAACTTAGGGTCTGGAAATGAAATATCTATTAAAAACTTGCTTGAAATAATTTTAGAAGAAATTGATTATAATACGACTGTGTTATATGATAGTGCAAAACCAGACGGTCAACCAAAACGATGCTTAGATGTATCAAAGTCTTTTAGCAATTTTGGTTTCAGAGCTAAGACAAATTTGAGAGATGGTTTAAGACAAACAATTAAATGGTATCTAGATGAAATCGTTAACAGCAATCATTTCGTTATATAATTCTGGCAGATGGTTAGATAATAGATTACACAATCTATTTCAATCGTCAATTATAGGTGATATGGATATAATATGTGTAAATGCTGACAGCCCAGACGTTGACGATGATATCATACCGAAGAGATATAATGTTAAATATATAAAATTAGACAATCGTGTGTCGGTTTATGAAGCTTGGAATATAGCTATTAAAGAATCGAATTCAAAATATCTGACAAATGCGAACACCGATGATATTGTTTCTAATAATTGTTATGAGAAATTAATATCCACTATAGAGCTGAATAATAGTGACTTTGCATATCCTAGCTGGTTAGTCACTGCTTTAGAAAATCAAAAGTGGTCTGAATTGAAAGAAACAGACAGAACAGGCAGCCCAGGACATTATTGTGGTGATTTAGATAAGTCTGGTGTCGGCCATTTTCCATTATGGAAGAGCCAATTACATACAAAATACGGATATTTTAATAAAGATTTTAAAGCACTTGGAGATGCTGAATGGTGGGCCAGATGTTACTATAAAGGTCAAGCTAAATTTGTGTGGGTTAGAGAATATTTAGCTTGTTATCTGTGGAGAAATGGTGAAAATTTGTGGAACAAATCGATAAACGAACATGAATGGAACTTATATCATACTTTAGTGAACCAATATAAAAATGCCTAAAAAAATATTGGTAGAATCAGCGCATTCATTTGGCGATATATTATTTAATTTGCCATTAATAAAATCTATAAGTTCACATTATGGAATTAAAGTTGACGTAGCTATTAGAAAGCAGTATGCTGATGCATTACAAAATATAGAATTTATAAACAAGATTGTAATTATAGACAATTTAAATGATGGATCTACAAAAGCTACGCAACTTGGATATGATGTTTACCATCAAATAACACAAAATATAAAGTTTGTTGAATATAACGACAAATATGCTGATCATTCGCTAATAGATACACCATTATATGTTGGTAGAGAATTAGGTTTAAACGATTTTGATCAGCGCCCTATATTTATACCATCTAAAAATGAATTAGATGTATATAGAGATTTTAACGATGCTCCTACGATAGCTATAGAATCTGTTTATAACTCATTGCAAAGTTGGACTAAAAGTGAACACATAGAATCTATTATAAATAATTATAAAAATACGCATAGGATATTGTGGTTAAGTCATAGTAAAGCTCCTAATGGAACTGTTGATTTATCAAAATATACTAGACGTGAAGTTATAATGTTGATGAGGTTAGCTGATAAATTTTATTCTGTCGGCTCTGGTTTCTTTTGTGCATCATTAGCGTTACGGCATGAGTATCAACCAAGAATGATAATAGCCATGTGGGTCGATACTTATTATAAGTATGAATATAGAATAAATGCATTGAAGTGGCACAACAATTTAGTTTGGGTTCACAATAATGACGAATTACAAAAAACTTTTAGTTAAAAAGATGCCTAAAATACTTAGAGCTAGGAATAGCAACTTGATAGTAGCTAAAACTACAGTCGCCGATAAAAAACCATTGTGTGATATAAATATTATACAAACTGGTTGTTATGGTGACAATATGATATCTACATTAATGCTTAAACCTATAAGAAATAAGTATGAAAATAATAATATTGTTGTTCATACATCTACTTTATATGCTTCAGCGTTTTATAACAATCCATATATAGACAAATTGGTAGAATATCAATCAAGTAGTAAAAATGAAGCGTTAAATTTGACACTTTTATTATTGGAAAAGTTAAAAGATAAGTTTGTGATATCAAAACATCCAATGTTTTGCCCTGATAGTTGGACTAGTATTAAACATGGTGAACTTGGCACTAGTTTTATGTGCTCATGGATAAGAGGTTTAGAAGATCACGATATACCATATGAATTGCCTTTAGAATTAGTGCTTAATCCATATCAATGTGAAATAGACAAGATTGACAATTATTATAATAGTTTGCCAAATAAGAATAGTTATAAAGTTCTTATGGAGGTTCACGGTGAGAGCGGGCAATCACAATGGGATTGTAATTGGACTATGGTTTTTGTTGAGAGATTCTTGTCGCATAAGGAAAATTCTACTATCTTTATAAGTAAGAGAGAATTTACTGGTGAAATTAAGACGTTGAGTGAGAGGTATGGCAATAAGGTAGTATTTGTAGGAGATTTATCTTTACGAGAGTGTGCGTGTTTGTTTAATAAATGTGATATGTTTATAAGTGTTAGTTCTGGTTTATCTAATTATTGTAATTCTAATTATTGTAAGAAAGATATCAAATGGTTTGAAGTTGTTAACAGCGAAGCGATATCGTCACGTATTATAAGAACTGCTGGTAAGGAATTTTGGTATTACAATAATTTAGATGGATTTGTTAATTTAGTGATAAGTAATTGTTGAAAGAAAAAATGGATGCTATAATTAGAGATAATGTTTGGATTTATTTAAACAATATAACTACATACGAAGAAGATATAATTTGGAATAATTTTAGCGTTTCTAAAGATAATAAATATATTGACCCAATGCAAGTTAAATGGGATGGTATACATCGAAAATATAACAGATTGAGAAAAAGAATAGCTAGACCATTGCTTGCATATTTGAGGCAGGTGTGCGAAAAATTTAATTTACCTCTTGTTGTGATTGATGAGAGGCAACAATTTGAGCATAAAATTGCTGACCAAAGTGAAATAACTTCTGATTATCTCCCAGGTATTAAGTTGGAAGAATATCAGATAAATGCTATTAAAAAAAGTCTTTCTATTGATTGTGGCATTTATCAATTGCCTACTGGAAGTGGCAAGACAGAAATCATATCTGGTTTATGCAAGGCAATAAAATGCCCTACAGTTATATTAGCTGATATGAAAGTTATAGTGGATCAAATAAAGGCAAGGCTTGAACTACGTGATGTTGTCGATGATGTTGGTGTGTTTTATGCTGGCAAGCGTCCTAACGGTCAACTTATAGTTGTCGGTTCGGCGCAATCATTAATGCTGCCAAACAAATTACCATCTGCTCCGAAATTGAGCGAATTTAAGAATGAAGAAGAATTTATTAAAGCTGAGAATAAATATAGGACTAAGATTAAAGCATATAAAACTAGATTGTTAAATGCTAAGAAATTACGTGAATATATTTTAAATGCTGAAATGATAATTGCCGATGAATGTGATAGATCTGTCAGCGGTGTTTGGAAGGATATTTTTAAGAAGTGGTTTACTGGGCGTAAGCGTTTTGGTTTTTCAGCTACTCCGATAGATGAAGATAAGCCAGTTGAAGCTTTAACTGTTCAAGAACATCTTGGTTCTATAGTCTTTCAAGAAAATCTTGAGACTGTTCAAAATCTTGGCAGAATTATACCGTGCCATTATATCATGATAGCTTTTGGCATGAGCGGGTCTATTAAAGATTGTTCTGCATATGATATAGCAATAAATGATTGGATAGTTAATAACAATAATTTTCATACGCTTATTAAAAATATGTGTTCGAGTTTCGTTAAAACAAATAACAATTCTTTGATAATAGTTGATAGAGACAATCTTGGAGAATCACTAAACAAAATTCTTGCTGAAAATAATATCAGATGCGATTTTATACATGGCAAAACATCTAAAAAGAATAGAGATTTAGCTTTAAGAGCTTTTGAAAGAAAAGAATTAGACGTTTTAATAGGTGGAAAAATAATAAATAGAGGGTTGGATTTAAAGGGCGGCTGTGACAATTTGATAATAACAACTGGCGGTAAATTAAGATCGGAATTTTTGCAAAAGGTCGGACGTGCATTACGTGTTAATGAATCAGGCATGAGCAGGGTATTTGATTTTTATTATAGATGTAATAAATATTTATATGAACATTCCAGAAAAAGACTACAATTCATGGTTGATTTGAATTATCAAACTACGATAATGTTTCCAAACGGCCACATGAGTGGCAATGAATTAATAGATAAGAGGTTTAGGATTCCGAAACAATATTTATAATGTTAATTTTAAATTGTCATTGTTTTATGTATCGTAATATATGTTAAGAGCGTCTATTTTTGTTGTATATGAAAATGAAAGTGTAGCAGTTATAGGTATATCTGTAAATGGTAAAAGAATATTTAAAGATTTATATCGTAAAGGTAACAATAGAAAACTTATTGATGTTATAAATGATTTTAATTCTATTAAGGAGTTAGTATCAAAGTTTTTTGGCAAGATAGATATTATATGCAATGATATTATAAAATTTATAAATGCGTTTGACATTGTTGATGCCGAAGGAAATTTTTATGATATTAGTCTAAGATTAGATAAACAATACGGGTCTTTTGACGATTACATAAAAGTTATAAACTTATTTCTTGATAAACTCGATAATGTTGAATTAACTGAATATAACAAATTAAAAGCTAATGCTTCATTTGCTTATAATTATTTAAATAAAAATGGCTTAATGTACAATTATGATTTAGTTTATCCTAATTGGTCGTTAGAAACATTCACTGGTAGGTCTAAATCTTGTGGTTTTAATATTCAAGGTTTTACTGATAAAGCTAAAATATCAAATGTTAAAACAGAGAACGGGTTACTATTGCATTTTGATTGGATATGTGCCGATATTCGTATAGCATCTATATTATCAAATGATAGTAATCTGCATAAATCGTTTGAAGTGTCAGATCCATATCAATATTTAGCCGATATTATAAATAGTAATAGCGACGGAAACATTATGAGAGATGAATGCAAGAAATTTTTATTGATGTCTATTAATTCGATGTCTGTTGAATATGAGCCAATAATTGATGTTTATAGTGATTTATACAAATGGGTCAATAATTCTAATGATTTTATAGCTTCTAATAACTATTTTAAATCAATACTTGGCAAAGTGTATAGATCTGATTCTAAATTATCTATTTTTAATGCATCCATGCAAGGGTCTGTAGCACACGCTATGCACAATGTGATTTATAAAGTTTTTAAATTATTTCCGGAATATATTATAGGCGATATCCATGACTCTATAATATTATCTGTTCCTAAAGATATTACTTTGATTAGATATATTATCAATAATGTAGTCAGCATTATGTCTAAGCCTTTTGATAAATTTGATGTTTTTTTCCCGTTAAAAGTAAGTATTGGTGAAAAATGGAGAGAGTGGGAGCTTTGTGAAGTACATAAAGTAAACAAAGCTGAAATAGTTGCAAATCTGACTGATGTAATAAAAATATGAGTGATAGTGATAAAAATCGACCTTCTTGGGTTGACGAAAATATTCCGCCAGAATTAGCTGGTTCAACATTATTTAAATTTAATATTACATTACCATCTAAAGATGAAAACGGCAAAAGCCAATCTATAGATGTTAGTATGTTGCCTGATCTTGATCTTGATTATGAAATATTAGAAACGCAAATGGAGAGTATACCAGCTCAATATGCTTTTTGGGCTGCGGTTTATTCTGAAGTTAAATTCATGGTTACTGCTGCCGAAAGACAGCTTAAAATTAGACGTGGTGAAGCTACTAAAATTGTCCAAGAGGAGGCTGCGAACAAAAATGTAAAATTATCTGTCGATCAAGTTAAGAATATTGTTGAGGCAGATCAACAATTGGTTAAAAATGATTTAGCTTTTAACAAATACCAAATGGTAGCTGGTAAGCTGTATCATATGGTCGAAGCAATCAGAATTAAAGCTGATTTAGCAAGATCACTAGCTGGCTTTAAAAGGCAAGAAAACGATAAAACAACATAGGTGCAAAAATGGCTTACGATGTAGATGCAATTCGAAACAGACTGAAACAACAAGTTAGTGGCAAGTATAATGACTCTGACGAGTTTAAACCAGCAAAAGCAGAAAACAATGAATCGTTGAAATATCGATTTTTTGTACTGCCGCCAATTAAAAAAGGCGATAAAATAAAGTCTGGTATAGCTGAACAATCGATGGAAAATTTTTATGTTCAGCACGGTGATCACTGGGTACAGAATCGACCACACCCATGCCCTAGAACATGGAATAATGAAAAGTGTGAATTATGTCAAATTGGTTTTGACATGTTGAAAACTGAGAAAGATGAAGATAAGAGACGTGCTATAGTTAAAGCGTGGATGCCAACGACGTTTTATACTGTTAACATCTATTTTCCTAATATTTCAGTTAATCCAGAAGAACTACGTGGAACTGTTAAATATTACAAGGGATCTAAAACCTGTTGTGATAAGTGGATTGCTGCTATTCTGCGCACAGATTGTGGGCTTGCGGATGATCCGCAAGCATATGGTGTGTTTTATGACGAAAACGCTGCTTTTATGTTTCAGCTTGAAGCGGAAAAGCAAGGTAAGTCGAATAGCTATAAATCTTCAAAGTTTATACATAATGGTGGTAAGCCTGTTCCAATTGGCACACCTGATGATATTGTTAAAATTTTGGAAGCTAGAATTGACATCTTTTCTAAGATTACAGTGCCAAAACCAGACGCTGTTGCAAAGTTAGCTTCGTCTATTTTAAATGGCGATGATGGTTCTGGTTTTAACATGGACGAAACTAAGGCATCTGCTCCTGCGAAAGCCGAGGTTAAATCTGAAGTTAAGGTTGAATCTAAAACTGAAACGTCAGATAAGCCTAAAGCTAAAGTGCCAGACCCTGATATAGATGAAATCTCTAGAATGTTGGAAGGTTTCAACAGCTAGTCAGAATATTTTAGTTCAAAACATTCATCTTAACACTATTGACGCCGCATAATAATAATTATGCGGCGTTTGTTTTATGCAACCAAATGTACACATGGCGGTAGATTCTAGAAATTTATTGTATAAATGCATATATTCTGCTAAAATAACAGGTAAATCAAATTATGTAGAAATATTTTTAAAGCAATTAACAACATTTATGAATATTATAAGACCAACACATGTTCATGTGTGCTGGGACGCGCCAAGAACTAATGTATGGCGTAGGAAAATATTGCCTACATATAAAGATAGAGATACTGCGTATACTGTTGATATTACAGACGATTTAAAACATACATCAGCGGTTCTAACAGATATATTGAGCGATATGAATGTAAGACAATATTATATTGATACAATGGAAGCGGATGATTTAATATACGCTTTAGTTATGAACACGACACCAGACGAAATAACGGTCGTGTCTACTGATAGCGATATGATACAATTGCCATTTTATTATAAGCATTGCAAATTATACAATCCGAGTGATAAGAAATATATTGAACCACCTAAACATAGCCCTACTGTTTTGAAAGCATTGGTTGGTGATAAAACAGATGTTATAGATGGTTACTTTGGTATTGGTCCTGTTAAAGGCACAGCTATGGCTAACGATATACATTCTATGCAAGAATTTTTTGATATTAAAGGAAGAAAAATTTTTGATATGAATTTTATATTGATAGATTTATCGATGTGTCCAAAAGTTAATGAAAATAGGTTATATGCACATAGGATTATGGCTACAAAAACTAAATATGATGACCAAATCATCAAAGATAAACTTAGAAGTAATTGTTTGCATTCGGTATTAAGTATATATCATGATGTAGTATACCCTTTTAAGAATTTGAGATAAAAATGGCACAAGCACATGTTGTTTACTTGACGATTCAAACTGTCAGCACTAAAGATGGCTCTATTATAAATAAGAATAGCAGTGCCACATCAATAAAAAGCGTTTTAACATCTAGCTCTCAAGTAAGAGTATTGCCGACAGATGATGTTCCAAATTCTTCAGGTTATCCCACTATTAAAGAGTACATATTAGCTGAAGCTAGTGATAACTACATTGTGCATCATATTGATAACACAATGATTATCACATATCATACATAATAAAATGGCAAAAACTGCAAGCCAAATTGGGAAATCTAATGTACAAAGAGGAAAAGCATACGAAAGAAAGATAGCTAAATTGCTAACTGAATGGTCCGGGATGCAATTTAGAAGAAGAAGAATAGAAGGAAGAGACGTACAAACGATAGATATCGATTCAACAAGCGATGTAATACCAGTAGGATTTGATATAAATTGCACTATAGAGGTTAAAACCCAAATGGGTTTTAGCATTAACGCTTTATTTAAAACACCAAATAAAGCATTGTTTACGAAATTTTATCACCAATCATCGTATGACGCAACGTTGTTATCTAAAATTAAAAAACGTGTCATATATCCAACTGTTTTCTTTAGACCGCAAGCTAATACAGATTGGACAGCGATTAGCTACAATTTCTTTATAGACAAACAAATAGAATTAAATTTCCCACATATATTATATGACCATTATAAATATATAAATCCAATATCATGTGATGTATCACATGGCAAAAAACCAAAAATGGTTGAAATAAACCTTGATCCTGTAATTTTTTGTTCATTTGAAGATTTCAGTAAAAATATAAATATAAATCACATATTAGTAGGTGAAAAATGTGCTGCACAGGACAACCATCAGGGCCAATTAGAGTAACTTATACAAAGTCTAGTAGTCCTATTAAACCGTCCGCCCCATTAGTTATAAAACTTAGTAAATCTAGTGTTATATCAAAGCAATCTGTTATACCGACAGAAAAATGTAAAGAATGCAACCATTCGCTTATGAGCGTAATTATAGCTGGAAAAGAACGCGCACAATGCACAAACTCGACTTGTAGAAAAGTGGTTAGATGATAGATATCAATATAAACGAAGTGCTTAGTATAGTATTAATTACGTTGGCTGTAGAAAGAGTGACAGAAGTAATAGTTGATTCATATATAACAAATCCTATAAGAGGTTGGTTATATGATATGCAAATAGATATGTCATTGGGACGATCTAAAAGTAAAACGATTAAAATTATTAAAAGAGCATTTTGTTCTAAATGCTGCTCATTATGTTTATATCGTTTGCTGAATAACGATTTTTCATATAATTTACTTTGCTATATATCTCAATCTGTTCACAAATTGTTTACATGTGGATTTTGTATGAGTTTTTGGGTATCATTATTATTCATACAATGCTTTATGAAAACAGATCATAATTTTATACTGGTATTTGTTATAATGGGTTTGTCTAATTTTTGGCATATAGTTTATAAAATAATAGAAAAAGGCAGAGTATATAGTGTTGATCATAATGTGACTCTCGTAATTAGGAATAACAATGAACAAAATGGTTAATAATGTTGACGATATTAAAAACACTATCAAAGATTTTTGTCCTAATAATAAAGGGTCGATTAGCCATAAAATATCAAATATCTTTGATATATCCGATGAAAATGGCAGTCATAGGCATTTGGTAGAAGCTAATATTAGTAGTAAAACACCTAGAGATATTATAATTGATGGTCTTGATATAATTAAGAATAGAACAGAAAATGTTGCTTATTCGCCAGTTGAAATAAATGGCAAGACTGTTCAACCCATAAAAATGCTTAATTCGATAAAATCACGTATATGGGTTGATAAATTGATAGAAAGTTGGTTTGGCGGATATAGAGATGGGTTATTAATTTGTTGGAATTTAAACAACAAGATTTATAAGTATAACATTTACACACATGAGTTGATATGCCAATAGCAACAGTAGTAGAACCTCCGCCATTATGTCAGTATAAACCGTTGGTTGAATATTATCCAACATATGGCGATTATGTTGTATGGAGTAGGTGGTTTTCAACGTGGCACGGGTTTATAATCAATAATGATGAGAAAGTTGTCGATATCATTTTTTCTGGAGTTCCTTTTTTATTGTTTACAATGACTGATGAAGAACAAAAAAGAGAAACGTATAAAATAAAATTAGACACAATCAGAAATTCTCACCAAGGAAATTGGGCTATACAAAAACATGACTCAGTTAAAAACACGATCATATGGTACATTTAAATATCCGTCATTTTTGAGCAAAAACGAAGATTTGATAATAGGTAATATATATTATGTCATAGAACCATACAATACTAGTGGGTTAGCTGTTCATATATCAATAGAAGAAGAGATAAAACACCAGTTTTATGATTTTGATGGTAATAGTTTAGATCCATCAGACAGCAAACAATATAAAATTATAGAATCTTTTTTAAGGTCAAAGACATATAATGCTTTGTTAGATCTTATAGTTACGATAAGATTATTTGACGCTGTTTTCTATTTTTCTATAAATGAAGAAAACAAATTCATTTTAGTAGATGTCAAATTATCAGAAAATAAATTTTGTAGTCCTGGTATGATTAAGGATGTTTTTGGAAAGTGTGTTGATTATTTTAGAGTTATATCTGTAGAACAAATCACTGACGAAAAACTTAAAAATTTTAGTGAATATATAAATGGCGTTATCTTAAAACCATCATCATTTAAATTAGATGGTGTAACAAATTCGCCATTATATTTTAAAATTTAAAATGCCAGAATTCATAAACCCAAATAAATACATTGTTTACCTAACTGGTAATGATGGTAGAACAATAAAGATAAATCCTGGGGCCAAAATAGAGCTTCCTCAAGAATTTGTAAAATATTGTAGGTCTGGGCATATCAGAGAAATAACTGATAAAACTAAAAACATTATAAAACATATTATAAACACAAACGTGAATAAACAAATTACAGAAAATAATAATATTATTAAAATACCAAAGGTAAAACAAACAAAATCTATAGCTATAAATAGGAAAGCGATAAAATCACCACAAAAAGAAGACCCAAAACCAAAACAGATAGTAGGAAAAACAGCTAATATAGAGAAGATAGTAATAGATAATTTTAAGAATACCAACTATTCTATTAGTAATAATATCGGCGTAGGAATATTGTCATATAATAGAGTTGATTCCCTTAAGAGGTTAATAAATTCTATTATTAAATACACAGATTTGAATAAGACGACAATATTTATAAGCGATGATTGTAGTGATAAGGATGATATGGTTCAATATCTATCTGAGATGCCAAATAATTTTGTAATTATTAAAAATGATGAAAGGCTTGGCATCTCAGGAAATTCTAATAGACTGTTAAAATGCTTGTCTAGATTTAATAATTGCTTATTGTTAAATGATGATGTCGAAGTTTTATCGCATGGGTGGGAATATTTTTATAGCACAGTAATGAGCAAAACAAAACTTGGGCATATGGTTTTTAGGCAACCAGGGATATATAATGCTACAAATAAAGGTGAAATAGCACAAATAAACAATATAAATTTAAATGTTGTTTACGAAAAACCACATGGTGCTATATTAGCATATACAAATTCATATTTTCAAAAGTGTGGTTACTTTGACCAAAGATATGGCTTGTATGGTATGGAACACGTAGATTGGTCATCAAGGGGATCTAGGTTAAACATACAGCCAGATGGGTTTTATGATATTGAAGAGTCATCTAATTATTTTAGGATTCATAATGATAATTCTTCAATATCAAATAAAACTGAATTACTAAATAAAGCTAAGCGAGTTTTCGATGGTTCAAGGTTAAATAGCTATGTTGATTCTGATGTAAAAGTTCCTAGTGTATCATATGTTGTGCCATTCATGGAACTTAGTAGAAACAAGTCATTGTCAACAGTTTTAAACAATATAAAATCGCAAAAATTTCCAAATATTGAGATAATTTTAAGCGAGTATGACAGTCATTCTAAAGTTAATATTAGCGATCAAAATATTAAGCATATTTTTACTAAAGCAAGACGTGAATTATTTAATAAGTCTAAAGCTTTCAATGTCGGAGTAGCCGACGCTAGCCATGATATTGTTATATTACATGACGCTGATATGTTAGCATGCGATCTATATACAAATGATATATATTATACTTTGCAAGAATTTGATTCATGTCATCTTGGTAAAAATGTGATCTATGCCAATAGTGACAGTACAGATCTTATAAATAACAATGGCTATATACATAATGATGTGCATTTTGAAAGAGCTGTTGGGTATTTTGAAGGGGGGTCGTTAGCTTCGACCGTTAAAAAATATTGGGCGGTTGGCGGGTTTAATGAAGATTTTGAAGGGTATGGCAATGAAGATTGCGAATTTTATTCTAGAATAAGCACTGGTAATTGGTTAAGCAATAGGTATCATACATTTACACATCTTTGGCATCCTAGAGCCAATAATTGGCAGTCGCATCATGCAGAAAATACAGCTTTAGAGAAAAAGTTGAAGGGTATTGAAATGTCTGAAAGAATTAGAATTTTAGTTGATAAAAATAAAAGGTATATTAAATGAGAATAATGGTCGTAAATCGCCCATCAGGTGCTTTTGGGTTCATAACTGATGGTTTTGTTAATGCTTTAAATCATTTAGGTCATACTGTTCAAAGGTGGGATGGGAGTATTCCACAATGGCAAGGTTTTAATCCAGAACTATATATAGGTAGTTCTGGGCATATGCAGCCATTAGATAAAGTTGACAGAAGCAATTGTAAGATTGCCATGCATGTTAATCCTTACTGCAATATTAAAACAGGGGTAAATGAAACTCCTGAATCTATTAGAAAAATAGAAAAATTAAAACCAGATTTGATATTTGGATATGGTGCTGATCATGATAGACATTTTTGGGCTGATTGGAAAAAATTTGGTTTTAAATGGGTTCCAATGCCAACAGCAGCAGATTCTGTCATATATAAAAAATTAAACATAGAACCAAAATATGATTTGATATACTTAGGTGGTAAATGGGCTTATAAGGGTAAAACGATAGACAAGTTCTTACTGCCTGTCTTGCAGAAATTTAAAAATTATAAATTGTACGGTTGGGGTGAATGGGGTGATATTTCTTCTGGTATACTTGAAGATAAAGATTCTAATGAGTTTTTGCAATTAGGTAAAATAGGGCCATGTATATCTGAACACCATACACATGTGTTCGGATTTGACATTCCTGAAAGAGCTTTTAAATTAGCATGTGTCGGCACATTGTTTGTGCATGATTCTCCGTCTATTAAGAAGATGATACCTGACGCTATTGTAGCAAATGACCATAAAGAATATCTAGATTTGATAGAATATTATTTAAATAATGAATCTGAACGAAATCGTGTTGCAAATTTGCAACACGAATATGTTATGAATAATCATACATATATCAATAGAATGTCTTTGCTCTTATCTTCTTTGGTTCAGCTGTAACAATGTATTTGCAACAGCATTGTTAGATCGATTTACAGATCGGAGAAATTATGAAAATCAATTGGGTTAGAAGCAATGTCCTTGAAGAACAATTGAAAAGTATTAAAGGGCTTAAGTATGAATATAGAATAGTTAGTATTGCTAGTCTTAAAATTAAAGAATCATCGTTATCCAATTCGAGATTTAAATCGAAGTTGGATATGGATCATGTTAGTAAGTTATCTATAGGAATGGTATCTAAGAAGCCATTTATTCCTCCTATTATAACATCTTCTCATGAAATTATTTCCGGCAATCATCGTGTTTCAGCAGCGTTAGAAATTGATACTGAGATTTATGCTTATGTTCTATTAAATGCTGACAGAGATACTAAAGAACTTATTAGAAGAACAGATAATGCCGACCACGGTTTGTCTTTGTCTAAAGACGAACTTTTACAGCAGGCTGTTTATCTTCATAATCATCATAATCTAACGGTTAGTGAAGCTGCTCGTAAATTGAATCTTAGATATGATATGGTACAAGCTTATGTTAGCTCTACTAAAGTGAGAGAATTCCTTGAAAGTAAAGGAGTTAATACTATCAATCTGCATCATTCTGTATTAGTTTTATTGCATACTATCGAAGACAATGATATCGTAGAAGAACTTGGTAGGACTGCTGCCGTTGGCAGGTTTACATATGATCAAGTAAAATCTATTGTCGATGAAGTTAAGAAAAAACATGATAAAAATAGTAAGATTGAGCATATTAAAGCGTTTCGTAGTAATATTGTAACTCTGAAAGATAAAAGGTCAGCGTTTAAACCTATCAGAAATAAATTACTGAGTGAAATTGATTCTGACAAAGGGATTTGTAAGTTGATTGACAGTATTTCGTCATTTAATGATACTCAGTTTATATCTTTCGATGAAGCAAAAACTGTTATTGCTAAACTTAAAAAAGCTATAACTAAATTAGAATCGATTTGTAAAAAGAAATGACGTATGAAAAACACTATATCAAGCGCTATTAGAAAAACTATTATCGAGCATCTAAATGAGACAGATTTTGTTGATCTTTTGACATTAGTTTTAGTGTGCAAGAAGCATATTACACCAGAATATGCTTATTCTAAATATCATCATCACTCTAATGCTAAGAATAGAGATTATGATATTATTATTAGTGAAGGATATTATTATGCTGTAATTGCTGTCTTATGCCAGTTAACAAAAAGTGGTGTTGTTGTAAAAGAAGGTGTTGGTAGAAATGCAGTTTATAAATTAAAAGGGCAATCAAATGATTAAGAAAGCGGTCAAGAAAACGGCCAAGAAAACGTTTATTATTGATCGTAGCAAATGGCGTGCTGGCGGGTTGTATGCCGCTAATGCAAATTGCATCGGCAGAGGCAACACTGAAATGTTAAATGTAGAAGGTTTTATGTGTTGCTTGGGCCAAATAGCAGATCAATGTGGAGTTGCCAAAAAGCATCTTTTGTGCGCATCTTCGCCAGAAATAGTCAGGATGGAATTAGAATTTCATAATAGCAAAGTGCCTGCGAAATTTAAATTCTTGCTTGGCAAAATTGGTGATGACGCCATTCATATTAATGATAACGATAAAGAGAGTGCTACGGCTAAACAAAGGCGTCTTAAAAAGCTTTTTAACCGGCACAACATAAGCCTTAAATTTGTTGGCCATTGTATTAGAGATTTTACCAACAAGGGTTTGCGAAAGCGGTAAATTGTAACGTTTATATCAGTCAGTTCTATGAAGGAGAGTATATGTTAGGTTTAACTATTTCTGTTATTAATAATATTGGTGCTAGCAAAAAAGACGTTGAACATACTAGAAATATTGTTAACGAACATTTAAGTGACAAAGGCTTTACTGGTATTTGGACTGTTAAATTATTATGTAAACAGCCTTTGAATTCGTCGCAATTTTCAGCTAAATCTATAATTAACCCTGGCGGTATTAAAGTTATTAAATTGTGGACATCATATAAAGATCGTGATGGGTCATTCGAATCACATCTGTCTCCTCCAAATAATTATGATATTAATGATGTTTTTGCAACATTGAAACCTCAAAAGAGAGTGTTATCTGATAATGATTTAAATATTCAAAATCAGACAGATGAGAACCTTGTATCGATCAGCAAATCGATTAATAAAATTTGTGTTGGCGATGTGTTTCCAGGTACGGTTGTTGATGTTCAAAGCAGTTTTTGCTTGATCGATATTTTACCATCTGTTGTAGGATTATGTCATATCAACGAATGGGATTATGGCAAGCCTATAAATTGTAAAGTTGGCGATGAAGTTAAAGTGATGGTTTTGGATATTGAGCAACATGGCAAGTCTAAGAAGATTTTTTTAAGCAGGACAAAGGCTATTGATATGTCTATTAAATCGAATGATGAAATTGGCTATAACAGCAAAGGAAAATTCACTTTGAACGGATATGCCGATTCAGAACAAAATTTATTCGAATTTTTGCAGGTTTTTTCTGAGTCATATTCTAAGACTGTCGGTGAATCATATTATTGTTCATCTGTTCCAACGTTTATTTTTCTCCCGTTATGGGAACAATTTATTAAAAATAAATTCAAATTATCATATATTGGCCCGTTGTTTTCATTTATTACCCCTCTTGTTTTACGTGGATGGTTGGAAAAAGTTGATATCAAAGGTAAGCATAAGCATTATAGGATTACAGCTAAAGGTTGGGATGAGATTATTGGGCCTAACTCTAAACCTAATGAGGTTTTTGAATTACTTGGCTTAGATAAAGATTTGGTCTATTCTAAATTGTCAACTACGCCAGTCATTCAAAACCCAAAGTTGATTAAAACCGAATTTTTAGAATGCAAACCGGATCAGAAACCGAAAGAACCAAAGAAGGTCAAGACGGACCAACCGAAAAGGCTGGACGATTTAATCTCTAAGTTAAATCGGATGAAAGAAGTTGAAACACAAATATCTATACTGCAAGAAGAATTTACAGAATTGTCATTATGGCTTGAAGATAATGGCGTTAAAATTTAATTGGAGTTGGCAATGGATTTAAATGAAGCGGTCAAAATTGTTAGTAGATGTGACAAACAATGGATGTCACATGAGTTATCATCAGCATTTAAAGTGTTATTGGAAAGTGCACTTGATTTTACTGACCAAACACTTATAGATGATAAAACGCTTGGTAAGAATGGATGGGCAAAGAATAAATTCAATTGGACAAAAGGCTGCCATGAATTACATTGTAGATATGCAAAATGGTATCTTGTCGGATATCAATTCCCCATTAAAACTATCGGTGATCTCAATATGCTTGAATTAATTATGACACGATAAAATATAAAGCATGAGATTAACATTAATAACAGAAAATAATCAAATATTACAACAAACAGCAGAAAAACTCAAGATACCTATAGATAAATTAAACCAAATAGTAACAGATGCAGACCCAACAGGAAGAAAATACAAACTATTCATATTAAAATTATTAAACAAGAATAGCATCAGGTTGCCGGAAGATAATTATAGAGTAAAAGAAACGTTAAATAATTTCCAAAAGTATCAACGCAATCTAGAGTTTAAAGATATATTAAAATACGATTCTTTACATGATTTAGAAACAGCGATAGAGCCATTTCTTGGCAGTATAAGCAAACGACAAGGTGGCAATAATCTTAATCCACTCAGTTTACCAGGAGTAAAACTGGTATTAGACAGGGGCGAGTATCAAACCTATGAGGTAAATGACGTTGAGGGTTTGAAGGATATTGGTGAGGGGACTAAGTGGTGTACTAGACGTAGTTATCCAAATTGTCAGGCTGAATGCTATCTACAAGAATATGCTTGGATTGGAGTTGTTTATAAAGATAATAAACCATTCATACAATTCACTTCTGATTATGAACAGGTTATGGATGTAAATGACGTTAAAGTTGATTTTGACGTCTCAAGTATTATACCTAAACCTAATTTAGATGATGATTATGAAATACTGTACAAATATGCCTGCAATGTTCTTAAAAGTAGATGGTATGAAATAGAGCCAATTATGCTGGAGCATCCGCATATGGCTTATATGTATGCAGATCATGTAATTAAAGGTAGATGGATGATAGCTGAGCCGGTTATAGCCCGAGACCCTCAATGTGCTTGTTATTATGCCCGTTACAGCATTAAAGGCAGATGGCCTAGGGCAGAACCAATCATTATGAAAAATGCATATTATGCTTATTATTATGCTAAGAACATTATCGGTGGTAGATGGCTTGAAGCAGAACCTACTATTATGAAAGATCCGCAATATGCCTACAATTACGCATGCGATGTCATTGATGATAGATGGTTAGAAGCTGAACCATATATTGCAAAAGATAGCTTTTATTCTTTTAATTATATAGATAGATTTCCAGAGTCAGAACAAACGATAGATATGTTGTCGAAACATAAAGGCGAATAAAATGGCTGATATACAAAAAACATTGTTTGATTTACCAAATACGCCAGAAGAATTTGGCGTATCATTGCCACCATCAGATTTAAGAAAAATAGATTTCAGCGGGTTGGATTTTAATACTGCTAGAAGAGCGATATTTGAGTATATTAAAACATATTATCCAAATGATTTTAATGATTTTTCGCCTAACAATGGTATTGTATTATTCTCAGAAATTATAGCGTCGGTAGTTGCTAAATTGAGTTTAAGAGCAGATATATTACACGATGAAACCAACATAGTAACAGCAAAAACAGAAGAAGCTGTTATAAATCATTTAGCATTAATAAATCAAAAAATTAAAAGGCAAACCCCGGCTGTCGTTGATATAGAAATTTCAATAGATAGACCTATTAATGCCGATGTAGAAATAGACGCTGGATTAATATTTTATGCCAATGGCTCTAATAATGTTAAAGTGCCATATGAAGTTTATAAGTCTCCATCTGATTGGTATAGCAAAATAATAATACCAGCCGGTAAGAGGGGTGTTATAGCATATGGTTTGCAAGGACAATTTTCATCTACAGTTAGCGCATCTAGTAATGGTAGTAGTAACCAAAAGTATACATTTTCAGATATTAATATTTTAGAATCTCCAATATTGGTAAATGTGCAGTATGGTTCGGTAACAGAGAATTGGGCTGTTACTACGGACCCTATAGAATTGTATGATTCAAATGATAAGGTAGTAGAAGTTTTATTTATAGGAGATAGCATTACATTCAAATTTGGAGATAATGTTAATGGTGCTATACCTCCAGTTGGCTCTACGATTACTTTTAAATATAGAACAGGTGGTGGTGCGTCTGGCAGAATCGGTGTAAATCAAATAAATGAAACAAGGCCTGTAGTTCCAAATCCTCCAGCAAATAGCTCTATTAATGTTAATTTTAGAAATATCACTTCAAGTAGCGGCGGTGCTGATAAGGAAACAATAGAACAAGCTAAAAAACGTGCCCCTAGAGATTATGCTTTACATGGGTCTATCGTTACAGGTGAAGATTATGCACATGTTGTGCAGAGTTATAGTCATCCTGCTTATGGTTCTGTTGTTAAAGCTGTTGCTACTTTTAGATCAAGTTTAAATAGTAATTTGGTTGAATTATATGTTTTGGCTGCTGGTGTTGACAACAGGCCTTCTCTTCCAAGTGTAGGTTTAAAAGAAGGTTTGAAGACGTATGTTAGCGATATAAATGTTTTAACTGATTATGTTGTTGTTTTGGATGGAAAAATTAAAGCTATTGATATTTCTGCAAATGTTATAATTAATCGGAATGCTGATGCTTCTATAGTAAAAGAAAAAGTTGAATTTGCTATAAATGAGTTTTTCGACGTTAGCAATTGGGAGATGGGTGAATCTTTTTATTTGTCTAATTTCATAGAGAAGATAGAATCTGTTAGCGGTGTTAGTTATGTAGATGTTTTAAGTCCTACATCTAATATATTATCTAAGTTAGATGTTGATTTCAATGAGTTGATTGTCCTTGGTAATAAAAATATTAAATATTTTTATGCTAATGATAGGTAATTAGACCGGCTTTTTCTAGAGGCCAATAGTTCTTCTAATCACTTTATCAATGTTTTTCATACTTTGACTGTTCAATTCATTTATGTCGTATAAATTTTTTGTTCTGTAGAACATTCCAAAATTATATAACAATTTTATCTTGTTGTCTTGTATAGCTATATATCCGACAGCTTTATTTTCATAATATAATGATATACGATCGTGTCGTATATAACAGTGAAAATTTTTTAAATTTTCTTTTATGATTTGAAATATTATTGCTTTCATTTATCTTGTGGTTGACAAACTTTTGTCAGATGCCCACTGAATTCTAATAGTCTGTTTTTATAAAATTTTATATGATTTATGATTTCGCATATTCTTTTTTCATCTAACTTGCTAAATTGCACTATTATTGTAGTTTCGCCTATTTCATATAAGCTGTTTACACTAATGTGTATCGCATTTGTTATAGTGATTTGCGCTATGTATAGGTCTTTGCAATATGAGATTATCAAATCATACTTATTATCATAATCATTACGATTTATATCAAACCCTTCGTTTGTCAATTTTTCAGTTAATATTTCTATTATTTCTTTTATCATGACCCGCATGTTTTTCTAACAATGTCGTTCGGATCTAGTTGTGTCCAATATATCTCATAGCATACTGTTTGGTCTTCTAATATTTCAAACATATGAAATTCATTTGGTTTTAATACTGTCGATTCGCCTGTTTCTAATATTGTAATATCTGTTAAATTATAATCGTTTTTTTCTACCGATATCTTAACTTTTCCTTTTTCTACATAAAACATGGACCATTTTGATTCATGTTTATGCATCGACGATTTACCATTTAATTTCCCAACTATTCTATGGACTTCTGTGTTGTTTTTTTCAAATATTAGTTCTGTTGTGCCCCATTTTTTGCCAGTTTTATACATTTTTCACCTAGCAATCTAGTTTTTCGTTTATATTTCTTCTTATATTTTTAACTAGTTTAGCAGCAAGCATGCCGACTTCTAATTCGCTTCCGATTGCGAAAAGTATTTCTATATCATGTAGTTTTGCAATCGTCACTGCTGTTTTTATGTTGTATTCCTCACAAAGTTCTCCAAATTGATCCATAATAACTTTAAATTTTGTTTCAAAGATTACCTTGTCGTCAGTTTCGACAGTTTCAGAATTTGATGTTTCTTGTGTCATTTGATCTCGTATTAGAATAAAATGCTTACACCAGATGAAATTTACAGTATGTGTTTTGATAATTACCTCAAAAATGGCGTAAAATTAAAGTTTCCTTCAAACACAGATTATACAAAAACATATCAATGGCGATATATTGTATCTATAACAGAAAAGATGAATAAATGGAAATTTAGTAAAGATGCTGCTAATAAATATATAGAACTTGTTGTGCAATATGTTAAAGATGCTAATTTATTATGTAAAGGGTTGTCAGTTTTATTGCAAACCAATATATTAGAAATCTGTTATGATAAATTGCAGAAAATGCAGAAAAGCGCAGAACAAAGCACGTCTGTTTTAAAACATACTAAATGTTGGTTAGATAATAGACTTGGTAATGATAAATTGTTGTCAATTCTTTTATCTAATAGTTCAAATAATAAATTTCCGAACATTGTTTTGTGGTATCAAGCTAACAAAATTCCGCCTTTGTACTTAGCTTTATCTAAATCTTGTTGCCGAGCTATCAATCAAGTCAAAAATGGTAAAGACTTATTGCCGGATCTAATGACATTATATAAAATAAGAAGTGAATTCATGGCTGAGAAAAATAATGCTGCAAGAAGCAAAGAAATATTAGGCGAAGATTGCGCCATCTTAATTCAATAAACCACCAATTGACACTTTTTTTGGAGTTCGAATTTGTCTACTATGTCTAAAACCACCATGAAAGAAACATTTAATTGCGCATTTGGATTGGAACAAACAGAAGATAATGAATACTTTAGATTAGACAAAGAATTTTTAGACAAATTCAAAGGCAAAAAACCAAAATTTGGTTTTAATGGTTTAGGCGAGCTTGTCTTTTATAGAACATATTCAAGAATTAAGAAAAATGGTGAAAAAGAATCTGCATTAGATACATTCACACGTGTTGTTGAAGGCACATTCGAAATTCAAAGAAGACATTGTAATAAACTGCATATCACATGGACAGAAGATAAAGCCCAAAAATCAGCACAGGAAATGTTCCAAAGAATGTGGGAGTTTAAATTCCTCCCTCCTGGTCGTGGCTTATGGGCCATGGGTACTGAATTTATGTGGGAACGAGGCGGGGCCTCATTGAATAATTGCTTTCATAAAGACACAGAAATAATAACAAGAGATGGTATCAAAAAAATTGGCGATACTGTCAACACAACACAAAGGCTCTTGACAAGAAATGGTAAATGGGTTGATTCAAAAATTAAATCATTTGGCAAACAAGAAATATGGAAATTAGTTGTCTCTAGAGGTAGACATCGCAAAACCATATTGACAACTGAAAATCATAGATGGCTTGTGAAATCGAAAGTTAGGAATTTAGCGGTTTCATCTGTGATGTATAATGATAATAATATTGATGGTTTACATAACATTGAAGGTTATAAAACAAGAGATTGCGATACAATAAATCTCAAAAAAGGTATGAGATTGTGTGCCAATTTTGGTGCTGGTATAAATAATCCTATGTTACGCCCAAGCATTATAGGCATAATGCATGGTATATGCAATGGGGATGGCACTACCGGATCTCCAAATCCGGCACATGGGACTTATCTCTATTTATGCGGAAATAAAGATAAAGAATTACTGAAATATTTTTCAAGCGAGTTTCATATAACAGATGCACCGGAGCGAGGTTCAGAAGGTGCTAAACGTGTTGCTGATCTGCCTAGATATTATAGAAGCTTGCCAGATATCTCTGAGGCTTCAACATACTTATATGGTTGGCTGGCTGGGTATTTTGCTGCAGATGGCAAGATTAGTAAAAAAGGCGCTGTTCAAATCAGTAGCGCGAACATTGATAATTTAAAACATGTACAGTCTGTTTGTGCTATTTTGGGTATAGGTTGTCATGATATTGTTAGCGGTTTACAAACTGTAAGATATCGTGATGGTTCGGTTAAAAAGTTTGTTGGGCATCATATTACATTATTCGCAGATCATTTAAGGAGCGATTTCTTTTTGCTTTCTGCACATAAAGAAAGGTTTATATCTATAGCTAGTAATAAAGTTAAAGACAAAATACCAATGTACAATTATTGGTATGTCGAATCTGTAGAAGCTACTGGCGAATATGATGAAGTATATTGTCCACAAGTTCCTGATTACAATTGTTTTACTCTTGCTGGTAATATATTGACTGGAAATTGTGGGTATATATCCACTATAGATATTGATAAAGACCCATCTGAACCATTTGCATTCATGACGGACATGAGCATGCTTGGCGTCGGAATAGGGTTTGACACACGCGGCGCTGGCAAATTAAAAATTACCAGACCAAACGATAAGAAATACTATTATCAAATACCAGACACTAGAGAAGGTTGGGTAGAATCAATAAAATTATTGATTAAATCATATACATCTGACTCTTCTAGAAGCGTTGTCGTGTATGATTATTCACAAATTAGACAAGCTGGATCACAAATAAAAGGATTTGGTGGCAAAGCGTCTGGTCCAGATATTCTAAGAATATTACATGAAGATATGAGGAAATTGTTGGATGTTATATCATATAGAGATAATCCGACATTGACTAGTGTTGATATTGGCGATTTAATGAATATGATAGGTAAGTGTGTTGTAGCTGGAAACGTAAGGCGATGTTTACCAAAAGGAACTTTGGTGCATTTAAAGCGCGGTTTAACGCCTATCGAGCAGGTTCAGGTAGGCGACCTTGTTTTAACTTCAGACGGATACCATCCTGTTGCTGAGAATGTTTATCAAGGTGTACAGAGCGTTATAACTATCAAATCGCAGATGGGCGATTTCCGTTGCACTGCTAGGCATAAGATGGCTGTATTAAATGATATAGGAACATATGATTGGAAATGTGCATACGAATTATCTGCTGGCGATAAATTGGTGTTTGTTGACGAGGTTATACCTGGTGTTGACACTGTTTTACCATCATATAATGTGAATAGTCGTGGTAAAGAATTGGTTGTTCCCGGTCTAACACCAGACGTAGCATGGTTTATAGGCATGTTACATGGCGATGGATACGTTTATCCTGGTCGCTTATATAAAAATAAGAGACATCACGGTGCTTCAGTTACTATACCTATAAATCGTGATGAATACTATGATAGATTACTGTCAAGAATTGATTATAGTTTTAGTTTATTCGGATCATTTTCAATTAATGATCAACCATCGCAAGATAATTGTGTAAGACGTCGAGTTATATCTAAAAATTTGGCTTTATACTTTTATAAAAATTTTAAACAAGCTAAAAAATCACTTCATGTTCATGAATGTATAAGATTAGCTAAAGTAGATGTTAGATGTGCGTATCTTGCTGGATTAATTGATTCTGATGGATCAACGAAGAACCGTCCTGTAACATTGGTTTCTAGTGTATACTACGATTTTGTTAGACAAATTCAGGCTGTTTATTCAAGCCTTGGTATTCCAACTAAATGGAAGCTTAGGTCAAAAGCCGATGGTAATAGCCAAGCAAAATGGGACCTATCGTTGGTCGGTGATTTTGCTATCAAAAAGTTCAATGAATTGATAAAACCATATTTAAGCAAAGACATGCCAGTTTTATCGCATACTAGCAGTAATGATTTTGGATATCCAAATGAATGGGTTCGTGGCAAAGTCAATTATGGCAATTCATGGACACCACAATCTGATCAAATGACACATAATAGAGCATTATTATGCGGTGTTAAAACTAATCTTGTGCCAATAGAAGTAATAGATGTTGTCGACGAAGGTATAACGGCTCAGACATATGATATATCTGTACCTGATAGAAGTGAATTTGTGGCACAAGGGTTGTTGACACACAACACGGCGCAAATAATGTTCGGCGAGCCAGACGACCATGAGTATTGCAGCATGAAAAACCCGACTGATGGTTTAAATGACGAACAAAAAGAGGTCTTTAATAATATAACAAATAAATTATATAGTGAAAACAGATACAGTATGAATATTGGTGATCTTGCCGATAATACCGGGTCTGAATTTGTTAAAGCTATGGAAACTTGGAATGCTTTGAATGATCGAAGATGGGCTAGCAATAACTCGATATTTGCGACTGTCGGAATGGATTATGAAAAGGTTTCTAAGCAGATAGCTGTCAATGGTGAACCTGGGTTTTTGTGGCTAGATAATATCAGAAATTATGGCAGAATGATCGATGGCAGACAAGAAGGTATTGATCATCTTGCCATGGGTGCTAATCCATGTAATGAACAGACATTAGAGAGCCATGAATTGTGTGTTAGTGGTTCAACGATGATTCAGACTAAAAACGGCGTGTATCCAATATCTGAGTTAGTTGGTCAAAATGTCGAGATTTGGAATGGCGATGAGTGGTCTGTTGTCACACCTAGAAAAACTGGTAGTGGCAGAAAATTATATAGAGTTGAGCTTTCTGATGGGTCATATCTTGACACTACTAGTAATCATGGTTGGTCTGTCAAACCGATAGGCAAAAGGGTTTTTAGAAGGCTTGAGACTCAACAACTTCCGATTGGTGCTAAAGTTATTCCATTTGTGCTGTCTGAAGTTGGCGGAAAACGTGACGATTTTGCTTTTGAAATGGGTTATTGTATTGGCGATGGCTATGCTTCAGAGGCTTCTGAAGAATCTGCACATGCTATGGCTTGTGCATGTGGCCCTAAAGCTAAATTACAAGAACTTGGATTGCGTGGCCGGTGGTATAAACCTCAAATTAAGGAAGGTTACACTGATCCGTATAATCGAATAAATATGCAAGATTGTTTAACTATCAAGCAATTGCATGATTTACGTAACAAAGACCAAGGTTTGCCAGAATTTGTACGAGAATTTGATAAAGAAAGTATTTTGGCATTTACGGCTGGTTGGATAGAATCTGATGGTAGTGTTATTAGACAAAAAAATACTGACAATTATGTTATTTATGGTTTAGAAACTAAATTGCGTGATATGCAGTTATTGCTTCGTCGTGCTGGTATTAATCACACACATATAGCACTAATGCACCAAGCTGGGCAAGTTACCAATAAAGGCATAAGAAAACGCGATTGTTGGAGATTGTACATTCCAAGCTATGAAGCTGAAGCGATACCTACTAGATTCAAGAAAGCTGCGAAATTTGGTAATAGACTGAGGAGGAATCCTAGACACAAAAGTGTGTTTATCGATATGGCTAAGAAGCAGAAGATACTTTCTGTTATAGAATTACCGAACACTCATGACACGTTTTGTTTTGATGAACCAAAGAATCATATGGGTGTTTTCGGAAATGTTTTAACATACCAGTGCACATTGGTAGAAACGTTTCCAAGTAATCATGAAAATGCCGAAGATTACCACAGAACTTTGAAATTCGCTTATCTTTATGCGAAAACTGTTACGTTGATGCCGACGCATTGTAAGAAAACAAATTCTGTCTTGATGCGTAATAAACGAATCGGGTTGTCTCAAAGCGGGATTGTTCAAGCATTTAAGAAATTTGGCCGCCGTAAGTTTCTTAACGAATTCTGTGATAAAGGTTATAAAGTTGTAAAAGAATGGGATAATACCTATTCTAGATGGCTATGTTGTCCAAAGTCGATTAAAGTAACAAGCATTAAACCATCAGGTAGTGTTTCACTTGTAGCTGGTTGTACAGCTGGTATCCATTATACTATAGCTCCTTCTAGAACGTATTGGAGAAGAGTTAGAATTGCCGCTGATAGTGTTTTGTGTGATATCTTAAGGGATGCTGGTTATCATGTTGAACCATCTATAAATGATCATAGAACATCGATTGTTAAGTTTGGAATATCTGAACCAGATATTCCAACTGTTGGTGAGGTTTCTATCTTCACGCAAATGAAAAATTTGCGTGATTTGCAATTTTATTATGCTGACAATCAAGTCAGTTGCACTATTCAATTTAGTAAAGACGAAGAGCATTTAATACCTGTTGTTTTAGATTCTTTTGATGATGAGCTTAAGGGCGTCAGCTTTTTGCCTCTTGAGAATCACGGTTATGCTCAACCTCCTTATGAAGCTGCAACTGCTCAAGAGATCGCTGATTATAATTCTAATATTAAGGAAATTGATTTTACAAGATATCTTTATGAAGATTCTACTGGTGTAAAATTTTGTGATGGTGATACTTGCGTTGTTAGTTCTTGACCACCAAGCATATTTTGGATAGAACAAAGGATAAGTAATTTATGCCTTGTTAAACATTGCCGTTAAGTATTTAAATTTTTAGCATCTTGATTGTTTGTTTTGTTCGTGTTCAAAGGAGATTGTTATGAAGAATTTGTGGTTCGTTTTTGCGATGGCTTTCGTAGTTTGTTTGTCTGGTGTTGTTTTTGTTGGTGAAGCAGAAGCTGGCCCTGTAGTTGCTGTTGTAACAGCACCTGTTCGGGCTGTAGTGGCTGTTCATCGCAACGTTAAGGAACGCCGGTCATGCCACAGTGAAACAAGCTGCCATAGTGAAGCTAGTTGCCATAGTGAAGCTAGTTGCCATAGTGAAGCTAAGAAATCAAAGTGCCATAGCAAGAAATCAAAGTGCCATAGCGAAGTTAGTTGTCATAGCGAAGCTAAGTGCCATAATTAATTGGTTCTATTTTGAATACAATTATAGTCAGTTAAGAAACCCCCTATTGGGGGTTTCTTTTTATATCTTGAAAAGTATGAAAAATAAACACTTAAAGCTTTTAAAAACGATTTAAAGTACATATTGAATTGCTTATAGATCTTCTTTTTTCGAGATAAATCATGAATATCGTAAGTGGTGGTGCTGGCTTCATTGGTTCAACTATTGTTAAAAAATTAAATGAAAAAGATATTGAACCAACAATAATTGATAATTTTGACAATCCTAAAATATCACGGTTATTGAAATTAAAATATAAATTAATATCAGGAGATTTAAGACATAATGAATTTAAAGTTGATGATACGATTAGAAACATATTCCATTGCGCGGCAAACCCATCTATAAATGATAGTGTAAACGACCCAATCGGGTGTGTATCAGATGCTCTTAAAATTATAAACACATTGTGCTCGTCATATCCATGCTCTAAGATGATCTACTCATCATCGAGTGCAGTATATGGCACAGCTATTGGAGATGAAAACACTCGATCAAGATGTATATCACCATACGCAATATCTAAAGTTTCTTGCGAACAATATTTGAATTATTTGTATCACACAATTGGTTATAAATCAATGTCATTAAGATATTATAATGTATATGGCCCGCACCAGAATCAAGGTTTTATATATCAATATATTCATTCTGCTATAAATAATAAAAAGTTTGTATTATATGGTGGCAATCAATCTAGAGATTTTATTTATGTAGATGATGTGGCTAATATAAATATTTTAGCTTCAGAAATGGATTTTAATTGTGAAGTCATTAATGTTGGAACTAGTTATTCGCATAGCTTATTATCTGTTATAGAGATCATCAATTCTGTAATAGGTATAAAGGCGGATATTGAAATAAAGGAATATAAAAGTATTGATATAAAGGATAGTGTTTGCAATTTGAACAAGTTTAGATCGACATTTAAAGGATATCAATTTACGAAATTTACTGATGGTATTAAATCAACTTTTGAATATATTAAAAAGGAAGGATAATGACAGATAAATTGCAACTACGGCGTGCCTACGAAATAACAAATTCCTTAGAATCTAAAACATTACGAGAAGCAGCTGAATTTTTATTATCTAAAATCGAAATTTACGGCGAAGAAGCACGAATATATACCGATGTTAGAGATTGTTATGGTGATGTAAGTGCTATTGTTAATATAGAATATACATCTGAAGAAACTGACAATGAATACAACACTCGTATTAATCGTATAAAAGAAGCTGAACAGAGAGAAAAAGAACAATATGAGAGACTTAAGAAGAAATTCGGTTGATTATTTTTTAACATAAAAAGATTTATTAGGCACAATAATAGGTCTTCCGTTTACCATAGGTATTGCGCCTAACTCTAAAGTATAAGCATCTAATTGTCTTTGTATAGCTGTTTCAGGTGCATCATCGATATCAGATGACATTGGTGCTATAAGTTGATTTCCACCTTTTTCTATAAAGTCTTTTTGGTTTTTTACTATATAATCATTAGACATGATAGTAGTGCCTTCAAATGACAATGACATACCATTTGCTGCAGGTATAAGATTACCAGCATCTGTGACATATGAATCATTTGAACCTATGAAAGCCAACCCTGTACTGATAACAAGGTCGTCATAATTTCCGCTTTCAGCTTCTGTTTTATCAGTGTCTTTGCCAGATGAATCTCTTTTCCTGACATATGTATTTAATTGCTTAAATAATCTGTCACTTTTTATAATATATCCGCTATCATCTGATCTTATATAATCCATGAGATACTTATTTAATGTTGGTTTAGAGTTGCCTTGTGTAGAAAACCCATACGCTTTTACCTTTAGTGGCTTTTGTCTATGGTTATTTCCAGCTGATGGCCTATCGTTCACTTCTTTTCTACGCCATAGTCTTGGATAGCAATATTCAAGTTTCAATAAATCTATAACTATGTCGCCACCGTTGTTTCTTTCTACAACAGCTAGTGCTGTATTATACCACCTACCTATTCTGTCTATGAATTTAGTAAACTCAGTTGGCAGGCATCTTACCATCATTTCAGCGACTTGTTCCATCGTGTCAATATCAAAGACTTCTATAGCACTATAATCTCTACCTTTACCTGTTGCAAGATCAACTCCCATTACATAACTATGTGCATTTCGTCCTTTTTCTACTATTTTGCCATTTACTAATTTGTCAGGTTTAAATGTTACTGGCTCATTCCATATCCACAACCCTTCTTCTTCACCAGAAAATGAAAAGTTTAATTGTTCTTCTACACCAGTCATTGGGTGGACATAATTTTGTATACCAGACACTATTTTGATCGGGTTTGTAACTGTTTTACCAACTTGAGCTAATGCACCGGCTTCTATAACTGTGTTACCAGAGCCTATAAAGTCAGCTAGAATTTCTTGTTTGAACTTCCAAGTTTCATTTTTCTGTTGTAGACCTCTATATTCATTTTCTAACCACGGTGACCAGTATGGTCCATACTTTTCTATTTCTTCTTGTGTTTTGCATTCTCTTATATTATCTCTTGGAGCTATTCTTATTTTATTTCCTGATAATGGATCGACATATTCGATATTCCAATCCATGTCCCACCAATTTACTATGATTGGATTGAATACGCCTGATTTATTTATAGCATCATTCCATGTATCATAGTACCAACCACCAGCACCATTTGTTGTCGAGATGACTATTGCTCTACCACCGTGAGATAATGTTGACCAACCTGATGTCCACAATATATCCATATCTCTAATGAACGCGGCTTCGTCGATGATGTTTAATGATGAAGCGTTTGATCGTAGAACGTTTGGCGCGCTAGTTAGCGATTTTATTCTTGTCCCATTTGGGAAAACAACTTCGTGTTCGTTTAGTTTTCCGCCATTACTTGGATCTGGATTCCATACTTCTTTCATCCAATCTGGTAAGTTATTAAATGGAAAGACAATATTGTCTCTTAAGAAACCCATAGCATCGTCATTTGTTCTTGATATTATCAATATTGTTTTATTGCTGTTGAACATTGCGAACCATAACGCAAATGCTCCACTTATTTTAGATATACCGCACTGACGTGTTTTTTTAAATATATTAAATCTATGTTCTCTGAACGCTTCTATAGCTTTCTTTTGATATGCGAATGGTTTGAATGGCAATATACCGGCGTTTGGATGCCGAACCTTTACGAAATTAGATAAAAACCATATGCAAGATTTTTTACAATATGATATTGTTTGTTTTTGTTGTTGCGTTAACATTATGCTTCGTCAGTAGGAGCAGAGTTCAATATATCTGTTAATTCGTTACTGTGATTTACTTGCGTATTATTATTAATAACTATGCCTGCTTTTGTCGCAGCAATCATTTTAGCATTTGTGTCCATTATTTTAACAGCTGTCATATTAATATTAGATTTTACTTCTATAGCTTTAACTAATCCATCAACATACATTCTAGATGGTGGTGCTGCTGTCGCTGCGTTGATTTTACTTAAAAATAGGTCTATTATCTGTTGTGCTTCTTGCCTATCTGCTTTACATGACACTAATACTTCATTCGTTACGATATCCATTTTATCTAAGTATTTAGATAAAATATTATCTTCTTTTTTAACATCTGGCTCTATAAATGGTGATAGTGATGGTTCTGACGAAGCATCTGGTAGTGCAATGTTTTCTGCTGGCTCTATGTCCAGTGATTCTATTTCTTTTAATAAATCATCGTCTTTATTCGTATTTTCCATGTAGTTTATCCATTATTTCTTTGTACCATATTGTATTTTCTATTATATACAATTTTTTAATTATTTTATATAGAGTTGTTTTATATTTAAAATTTTCAAGGATAGTATCACAGTGTTTGTTTTTGTTTTGGCTGATGAAATTTAAAGATTGTTGTATTGATTCTGAAAATTTTCGTTGTTGTGTTTGTGTGCTTTGTTTGTGCGCTATTTTTCCTCTGCCGTTGAATTGTTCTCCTGGGTCTTTTTCTCTTTTTGGTTGTATTCTGTCTCTAAATTTTGGTAGTGATAATTGTTGATGGCCTTTATCATCTAAGTGGTTTTTGTTTGTTTTGATTGTTGTTCTTCGTCTTACTCTATCCCTTATTGCTTCTGGAGTTGTTTCTGATATTAGATAATTAAAGTCTTCGCATGTTATGGTTTTGTTTTCTATTTTGTCTATGATATGATTTAATAATTGGTCTTGGCTTTCTAGCATGGTCAAGTATTTCTGTTTATCGTATGACGGTATATTGTCGTTTGTTTTTAGATCGTTTATTATGTTTTTCATTGTAATTATGATGCTTGATTTTTCATAATGTGGTTTCTCACATTGTTATCTTTCATTTGACAAATATACTTAATAGTTGTACATAATTAAAATGGTGAACAAATGCCAAGTAACTGGTTACTATTTGATAGAATTAGGGCTTTAACAAAACGTAATAGAATATATCAATCTGAAAGAACGATACAAGACCAGCCACAGTTAGATAGAATAATAACTAGTGGCGATTTATTAGATTTTAATAGTCAAAATGCACTGTTAGATCAGACACAGATCTATATAAACAGACTTGAAAGATATAGAGATTTTGATTTAATGGATCAGAAAGGTGAAATATCATTAGCACTTGATTTATATTGCTTGTCTGGCAATACAAGAGTACCATTGTTAGACGGTACATGCCCTACGATCAAGGAATTAACTGAATCTGGTGTTGAAGAATTTTGGTTGTATGGGTATGATTTTGAAACAAACAAGCAAAAACCAGTTCTTGGCAGAAACCCGCATATTAGTGGAACTAATGCTAGGTTAGTTAGAGTGTCTTGGAATGGCGGATATATAAATTGTACGGCTTCTCATAAATTTTATACTAGCCGTGGTTGGGTTTGTGCGTCAGATTTAATACCTGGAGATGATTTAACATCTATAAATATTAAAGATACTAATCATATTAGTAGTATAGTTTTAAAAGTTGAAAAACTTGAAGGTATAGCTAATGAAGTGTATGATTTATATGTTGATGATGGGCATGCATTTGCAGCTGGCACATCAACTTCATTTGTTTTGGTTCATAATAGTGATGAAGGTTCTTTAGTTGATCCAGAACGAAAAAAGACTTTGATTATTAAAGCTAGAAATAAAAGACTTAAAAAGGAATTAGAAAATTTCTTTTTTAATATTTTAAGATGGGATACATTTTGTAGGCCGACTATAAGATATCTATGTAAGTATGGAGATTGCCCTTTCGAGATAGTGCCAGAGGCTAATAGAAATGGTGTTGCTTCATTGCGTTTCATGGATGTTTATAACTTTACTAGAATTGAAACTAAATATGGCGATTTGGTTGGGTTTTTCTATACTGATATATTAGGTCCTAAACCGCAGTTTTTGCATCCATGGCAAGTTATGCATATAAGGTTAACCAGTTTTGAGAAGTATATCCATCCATATGGGAAAAGCATCTTAGAAGGATGCAGAAAACCATTTAAACAACTTAGGTTAATGGAAGATGCTGCGCTTATATATAGGCTAACAAGGTCTGTCGATAGAAGGAAGTTTACTATACCTGTAGGTTTAATACCTGCTAAAGAAATTCCTGAATATATGAACATGATAGCAAGGAATTTTAAAAGGCAGAGATTTTATAATCCGACAACCGGTACTTTTGACGAGAGATATTCTCCATTAATCAGCGACGATGATTATTTTCTGCCTAAAAGACCCGATGGTAGTGGCCCAGATGTTGAAACTTTACCTGGTGGTGAAAATGTTGATAAAATTCAAGATATAGAGTATTTTAAGAAGATGATGATTTCTCCTCTTAAAATACCATTTGCTAGAGTTGGTCTAGGCGAAGGATCGGGCGAAGCGAGTGAAAAGTCGCTATCTCAAAGTCATAGCGAATTTGCCAAAGCAGTACAATGGATACAGCGAGAAGTTAGTTGTGCATTAACTAAACCAGCTATAGTGCATTTAGCTCTTAGAGGTTATACTGTAGAAGATTTGAAAGGATTTGAAATAGCATTAACAGCCACTTCTGCTATGGAGGAATTATATAGAATAGAAACATGGCAAACTAGAACGTCTGTTATGGATGCTTTAAAAGAAATCGGATGGTTCCCAAAAGAATGGATTGTTACACATTTTACTGATTTATCGCCAGATGAAATTGAGGAGCTTAAAGATATTGAAGAAGAATCTGAAAGTTCATCATTATCTGGTGCGTCTCCTGGTGGATTAGATATTCCTGGAATGGATGATGATCTTGGAGATGATGATATGAACGACGATGGTGATTTAAGTGGTATAGAGGCTGGAGTAGATGATGGTTCTGCCGCGAAGCCGCCTGGTAATCAGACTCCGATGGATGGTTTAGAGGGATTAGATATTAAATCTCAAGAAAGATTGATAAATGAAATTAAAAATTCATCTAAGAGAAAGAAACGTGCTAAAATATTGAATGAATGGGCTAATAGATTAAATAAAAATGCTGATAATGATAATGAATTAAATAGCGGGTTTGATCATTATATTGATTCTAAAGAGTTAGATGGCTTGACTAAAGAATCATATGTTAATGATAGTGAACGTGGTATTAAAGGTATACATAATCCTAACAATAATAAAGATGATCTATTAGTTGAATGGTCTGATTCCGAGGGTAGAGATAATGTTATTGAAGAAGTTTACAAATTATTGAATGAGGGTAATCCTATCGGTGATGCTCGGCCAGAGAATGCACCTGATAATATTGGTGTCATTATGGAAGATAATGAAGATGATGATGAAATGGATTTGATTGTTTCAAATCTATAATTGTAAATAATTTTCACTCAAATTTAGTAATAGCCAATTTCTATTTTACTGGAGTGGTTCGCAATGGCTCAGAAAAATAACAATCAAATAACACTAGATAGCCGCAAGTTTATCGGTTCTCTAAACGATTCAGCACAAAGTAATGTCGCTTTCTTTGAAAACAAGATTAAACAATTAGGACATTCACAAAATAAATCGTGGAAGTTAACTGCGTTATATCCAACACATATTTATTTTGAAGATACTAATGCTAATAAATACTATTCCGCTAACTATATTAAGGATCGCGGAAAGGTTACAATAAACAATATCAAACAATTAAACATTGTTGAAAATGAAAAGAAAGAGCTTTTTAACGAATCATGCTTGAAGTTAGTCAATGCTATTGAAGAAAATGATCAAAAAGGCATGCATAGTGCCTTTTCGACAATGAAATCGCACAGATTTACAAGCCGTGTAGTACCACAATCTGGCTACATTAAGTGCAGAGACAATGTTCTTCGCAAGGTCAATATTAGTGATACCATTTTAGGTGAAGACAGAAATAAGATCATATCTGTCATTGTTGAAAGTTTATCTGACAGAGTTATTGTTGAGAATGGCGTCATACAAGAAGCATACCTTGTAAACGATGAGCCTATTAAATTCCCATTGACTAAGTGGGCATCAAAGAAGTTGGTTGCTAGAAAGATGCAAACTACAGCTTCAAACGCATATTATTCAGAAGGTTTTAGAAACAGAATTGCTGAATTGTCGAATTTAGTTGCAGAAGGAAAAATTGACGCTGCTGTTAAATTCATTTCTCCATTTTTAGAAGAAATGGAAGAATTTACTCTATTGACTAGAAATAAAGTAAAGACTTTAATTGAAAACACTTTGGCAGCCAACGGCTGTTTTAATCAGAGCCTATGCAATGATGTTTCTAAGTTGTTTTATTTAACAAATCTTAAAGTTAATAAAACTAAGATTGTTAAAGAATGGAAAAACATAGCAAGAGCAAGTGAGCACATGGCTCTTGTAGAAAATGTACAAAAATTGTCAGAATCTAACGATTTCACAAATTCATATGATAAATTTTTGACATTGATATTTGAAGCTATGAGCAATAGAGATGTGACAGCTCATGCTTTGGCAACTACTTTAGAAAGTCTACGTGATAAAACTCCTAAAATTAAAGAATCGCACGATTTGTCTAGCAAATTGTCGAATTTGATTACAAGATTAAAAGATCAAAATTTTGACGATGCCGCAATTTATGAAGCTGAAGATTTGATAGCAACAATCCAAGAAGAATTGACTGCTAATGAAACTCTCAGCGACTTTGATAATATTCCAGATGTCGGCGGTGAGGATATCGGCGTTGATGATTCTAATGAATTAGTTGACGCTGATGGTGGTGAAGGTGCGCCAGTTATAAATATCAACTCGCCATTGATTCAAATTGGTGGCACAAGTTCTGCTGCTAATAAAGATGAGGATGATCTTGGCGATGTTTCAGCAGATTTTGATTTGGATGATGAATCTGGCCTTGGCGATGACAATGATCCGCTAGCTGCCTCTGTAGACGATTCATTAGACAATAGTGAAATAGATAATGAATTGGGTGGGGTCCCTGGCGCTCAAGGAACACCTGCTCCAGCCGCTCCAGGTGTGGCTAAAGGCCCATTGCCAGGCGATAGAAATAGATTGGAAAACCGTAAAAAGGGTAAATTGTTAGAATCACGTCCTGTTCATTATGAAATGAAAGATGAAGATGACGATGATATGCCTGAAAACAATGAAAACAATGAAATTGAAGAAAATTATGACCCATATGCTTTCAAGACCAAAGTCAATTCCAGTAATTTAATGGATTATGGAGCGCCGATTTTGTCTGAAAGTGACATGTATAAAGCAGCTTCTATTATGAAGCAATTAGCTGCAAAGCATAAGTTAGTTGGTGAATCATTAGAAGCTAATTTAGTTCCTATGGCAAAATCATCGATTAGTGCTATAGGTTTAAGAATACCAGGCAGCAAGCTTGTTAGAGCTATAGATCAAGTTGTAAATTGCTTTAATGAAGAAATGACTTGCACGAATGATGTTGCTGATTTTCCAAATTCTTTTATCGATAAAAAGAAGAAGGAAAAAGAAGAAACAGCAGATGACACAGAAGATGAAGTGAATGAGTCTAAATCAACTAAAATTAAATGGATTCAAGAACAAGATAATGCAAAATTAGGTGTTCTAGGTGATGTAAGATTTATACTTGATCATGGCGGATCTACAAGTGTGAAGCCTGTCATCTTGAGCGAAGACGGTAATGTTACAATTCCAATTCCAAAGCACTTATATAATAGTGCATACGCCGCAGCATTGATGAAAAGCGGAAACGCAGAAGATTTTGAAAATTGGCTTGGCGAGTCGATAGAACAATTACGGCCAATGAGTGATGAAGAAAATGAATCATTAGATGACGCAGTTGCCACAATTACTGCTGGTGATGATGGTTCTTTAAATATTGATGTCAGTGGTGGTAATGTCACTGTTAATACTGATATTGATGAATTTGATGACATAGATACTGGCATTGAAGGTGATGATGGTTTAGATGATGGTTTAGATGATGACAGCGGTTTAGATGATAGCGGTTTAGATGACGTTGATAATGTTAACTCATTTGAACCTGAATTTGACGATAATGTAGAGTCTGATGACGAGATGAAGCCAGTTGATTCTGTATCACCGGTAAGCGATGATAACATCGATGTTGTCGATGATACTTCTGACGAAACAATGCCTAATTTTGAAGATGACGGGCTTGTCGAAGATAAGGATATCACAACTCCAAAGGATTCGAAGTATTCTGCTGAGGTTAAAGGCGATTTAAGAAAATCTCCAGACGTTAAGCCACCTAAGAAGAATAAAGGTGACAAACTAGAAGGAGTTGGGCCTGATGTAAAGACAGATGATGGTACTGGTACAAATCCACCAACAGCTAAGTAAAATGTTAAACACAAGAAATAAGAAATATACGATTAACCGTGGCATAATAGCTGAAAAAGGTTCAATACCACTAGGTTTGAACTTTATTCAGGACACATGGCAATTTACGCCAATTAGTAAAACCATGACTGAAAATATCAATGGTGATAAAGTAACAGTCATGGAAGGATTGTTTCAAGAAGGAGATGCTGAAAATGCAAATGGACGCATTTACCCATCTCAAAGTGTTTTAATGCCAGCTGTTAAAAACATACAAGAAGATATAGCAGCAAGAGCTGTTGTTGGAGAATTAGACCATCCAGATAGTGCTAAAGTAAATTTAGATAGAGTGTCACATTTAATATCAAAAGTATGGATGGAAGGAAACAAAGTATACGGCAAAGCCGAAATATTACACAAACTCCCATTTGGAGCATATTTGAGAGGGCTATTCGAACATAAAGTCAGAATAGGAATAAGTTCGCGTGGCGTAGGCGACATGGAGCTTGTCGAAAGCAGTGGAAGAGAAACATATAGAGTGCAAGAAGGATTCACATTTGTAACATGGGACGTTGTGCACGAACCATCAGTTACAAATGCAATAATGAATATCAGAGAAGGTTTGACAAGAAAAATCAAGCCAATCAGCGAAAAGAGATCAAAATTTTCACCAGAAGTATATCAAGATATATTAGTCAAAGAGATCAATAACTTTTTTGGTCTAAAATGATAACAACAATAGCGTTCGATTGTTTCGGCACTGTTTTCAATATGAGCAGTGTCGATAAAAATGATATAAAAACATATGTAAACCACGTTACTAAAAACGATTTTACTCCATTTGAATTTCCAGAAAGTTGGTATAATTTAGAGCCACATCCAGATTCTGTTCAAGGTATAAAATTATTACAATCATATAATATTAAGTGTGTAACATTAAGTAATGGTAGTAAAGAACTAATATCCAAAATATCCGAAAAATGCGGAATAAATTGGGATTATATAATCGACCTTGTTAAACATAAGGCTTATAAACCGCATAATCTTGACGCATATCGTGCAATAGAAAAAGACCTTGGTGTGCAGCCATCTGAAACTTTAATGGTTACAGCAAATCCAACATTTGGCGATATTGAAGGTTCATCTGCTGTAGGTATAAAATCACAAGTTATACGCCATGGTTATCCAAACACTATAATAGAATTGCTAGATATAGTTAGATAATCATTGTTTCAAACCGCGACGACAATCTTTATCTAATTTAGCTCTATCTTCAACTTCTGGATCATAATAAGTATTGCTTTCACGAAGAACCTTAAACCGTATTTCGCGAAACCCAGTATTATTAAAAAATCTTATAGCATTATTACCTTTATAATGATATGGTTTTTCCATTTCCCAATGCACAACATGCTTATCCCAAAATATAAATTGTGTTAAAATTAGTCTGCCTGTCTCAGGACACCAATATCGATTATATTCAAATACTTGAACTTCATCAACGATAGGTTTACATGGGTCATCAAATGGCACTAACCATAAGAGTAAAATTAACATATTAAACCTCAAATATTACTTTTTCTTAAAGATAGCAAAACCATTGCCTTCGTCAGTCATATCTACTAAATCATAATTATTATCTTTTTTAAGTTCATTAAATATTCTATTGGTTTTTAATTGTGTAATATCATCTAAAGCCACAACAGTTGATCGATCTTTAAGTTTTAACCATTCTAAATATGTTGAAAACTCACCACCATCTAGTAATAAAAAGTCTAGTTTGTTTGGTATAAGGTCTAAAACGTATGGGCATTTATTTAATTCATTGATATCGCCAGCTAGCCATATTTTTTGTTCTTCATTAATAGATATCTCTTTTACAAATTTTAATATTTCATTAGTTTTAACAATTGATCCATATATCATTGTTAATTTGTAATTTTTTAGATTATTTTTAGCAATATTATACATATCAATATTGCTTTCTAATGTTATGAAGTTACAGGTATTATTTATTGACTCTAATATACATAATGTTGTTCCTAGCCCTTTCCATGTTCCTATTTCTAATATTGATTGGCAGTTGCTATTGTTTAATACCGATTTTATTATTTGGCCTCTTTTTGTGTCAGGTGTTATTTGGCCTTGAGTGTCCATAATTTATTTTTATTCTCGGCTATTATAAGCTGTATTTCTTAAAAATAAGTCAGCATTCTATCCATTTTTAATTTATTTGCGTAGTTGATAATATTGTTTATAGTATCGCAATTGATTGATATTGAGACATTATGTTTAAAATCAATAAGTGATAATAAATTATCAATATATAGGAAACTGCATACATTACGATCCGTATAAAAATTGAAATTATAGTCTATATAAATAACTTTTGCTTCCTCATCTATCTCACATATATAGTTTAATAGTTCTAATTGATCTTTAATTATATATAAAATGTCATCTATAGTAGTCATCTTTAATACAGCTCACAGTTTCCACGATTTTATTTGTAATTTGTTCATCTATAAGCACATGATAATTAGCGTCACGACTAGTTATTAAAAATAAGTCAGTTTTATCGATATACTTAATATAACATAATGGTATTTTCATACCATACCTATATAAACTGACTAGACAGCGATGGCCAAGGTTGTCAGCAATGGCATCACATATATAATTATAAGATTCTAACTTGTCTTTAATAATATTTAAAATATCATCATTATAGTAAGGCATAAGCTATTTTTAACTCATTGACAGCTTCAATTATTTTATCGATTATTTGATCGTTTATTAATATCTTTATGTCTTCATTTCGACTAATTATCACAAATTTTTCATCAACGCCGGTATATTTAATATAACACAATGGTATTTTGGCATTAATATATACGCTGACCAAACAACAACCTACCAGTACATCACATATATAATTATAAGATTCTAACTTGTCTTTAATAATACTTAAAATATCATCTATCATATTAAAGTGATTCAGCACTTTCAACAGTGCATGTAAAAGTTTTTAATAATTCTTTCTTGCAAAAAACATGGCAATATATATTGAATGGAGATTTTAACCCTACATCTACAGAATGATTAATGAGTTTTTTCTGTAATTTATCGACATCAAGGTCTTTCATAATGTCTAAATTATATGCATCTTTATTTAACTGAATATGAGATTTGATGTGTTTCTTATAAGTGACATTATTATCGCCTAATTTATAAGATTCTGTGTACAAGTATGAAATTATCTTTTTGGATGCGTCTTTTATATTATCAACAATGAAAATAGTGTCATCGATTTTGATTTTTATCATTTTCTGTTCTCCATATCTCTTATTCAGTTAACATTATTGCAAATACTTTCTTTTAAATTGTCAGAATTACTTGCTTCCCATTTTTCTTTCAATTTATCAACAGCTTTAGAGCTTATTTGTCTTATACGTTCTCTTGTTAAACCATATTTATCGCCAATTTCTTTATATGTTATATTGTTATAATAATGGTCTATTACGACATTTCTTTCTCTATCGCTAAGACTCATTAATAGCCTTTTAAGTTTTTTATAATCTGTATCATCAAATTCTGGGTCTTCATATGTGTCATGCACATCGAATGTTAAACTTTCTGTTCTATCAGCATTTCTCTTTTGTCTGCGTGTTTGTTTATGCAAGTTTTTCAACTTATTTTGAACACTTGGCCATAAATAAGTTGAAAACGAATATCCGAATGTGAAATTAAAAGCATCTATAGCTAATAGTAATGTATTAAATGATTCGCTTAGATATTCGTCATAGTGTCCGTTAATAGCGTATTTTTGGATTAATGATAAACACGATCTTATGTTACCTTCTACTATGCTATTTCTGGTTGCTATTGCTTCTTTATATTCTATTTCGTTTTTGGTAATATTGGCCATATTAGATAGTTTATATTTACAATAATTATATTTTAAAAATAATTTGTGTTCGCCAGATTTAGTTAGCAGGTACTTTTGTTTTTTGTATAAGTTGTCAACGTAAGCAGCTTGGCTACTAATTGTTTGACATGTTTTAATATCATCATTTGTTAGATTGAGTTTCAATATCTCATCGTTTAATTTTAGAAAATCATCATGATAGTAATATTTTAGTTTTAACATAAGTTCACCATATATAAGTTTATATATCGCCGCCTTTTTATAATTTGTTATAGAAGATTAAATCTTCTATTTTAAAAGTTTAACTCTATACCCATATTTTTCGACAAGTTTTATCATCTTGCTTTGTGATTCTGTGAAGATTTGATAATCATTCACATCTTCGTTAATAAGCGCTGCTAATGATTCAGTATAACTTTCTGTTACACCCAAACCGTCAGCTTTAAGCATAAAATTTGTAAGGTACATTTTTAGGCTATCTATGCCTCTATTATATGATTGTAATAAGTTGTTTTGGAATCTGGCAAAATTTTGTTTGCTAAAACCATGATTTATTGTTGGTTTTACCAAATTCATGATATAATTTTTTAATTCGTCTGGATCATCTATTGTCATAAGTTGTTGATAATTTTGTTTTATAATATATGCCGGATTGTTTTTTACGTTGCTGATTTCCATGGTAATTTCTCTTTGATTGTTAAAATAAATTAGTTTTGATTTATTTTAACAATTTCCCTGCATCCTGGACATTCTGTTTCGTCTTTTTTATATTTTTCGGTCCATATTGTTAGACCATTTTTACATTGCATATGATACCATGTGTAAAAACGAAATGTGTTTTTTGTTCTTATGACTTTTTCGGCAATTGTTTCTATTTTCATTATAATAGATCGACTTTATAGTTGAATAGCTTGACGAGTTTAATACACTTTTTTTGTTCTTTTGATAACACGATATACCATGGTATATTATCATTATCTGATATTTTTAATCCTAGTTGGTTTAGGATTATGTTGGTCATATAATCTTTAATGTTTTCTTTTATCGGTAGCTCTTTTATTTCTTTGTAGCGTGGTTTATAGTAGTACAAGTTATTAATTATTAGGTACTTTGTGAATTTATAAATGTGGTTTATCATTCTTTATTGTTACTGTTTGTTTAGTTCTAGTTAAAGTGTTAATTATTGAGCAAAGATAATTATGTCAACCATCTAGATTAACTTTATTCTTAGTTAGGTTATAGAACAATGGATAAGATCAAAGAACTCCTTGAAAAAGCTGGATGTAAGCAGGAACTAGTTAGTTCTATCTGCGAGTCATTAGTGTCTTACAAGGAATCGGTGAAAGAACAATTTGAAAAGGATGCAAATTCGAAAATCGAAGCTGCCAAAAAGGTATGCATCGAAGAGACAGAAAATCATAAGAGAGAACTCGCTCGGAGAGTGCAGATCTTTTGTGAAACAAAGTCAACTGCAATTAACGCTCAAATTCAAAAGCAACAACAGATTGGTGAATCCGGTGCAATGGCCAAGCTAAAAGAAGTAAAATCACTTCTTGAAGGCATAACAGTAAATGGCCAAAAGAATGGACAAACCAGTGTAGCATTAGAACGGGCACAACGGCAAGTTAAAGCTTTGGCAGAAGAGAAAAATAAAGCAATTGAAACCGCAAATCGGTACACACAAATTGCTGAAAAAGCTCTAAAAGAAAATCGATCCCTAGTAGCGGAAAACACAAAACTTAAGAAAACAGTACAAGCTAAACCACTTGTAGAATCAAAATCGCCACAAAATACAAAGCGATTAGATACTGGCAGAAATAAGTCAAATGTTACCACCACTAGAGCAACATTGGCTGAAAACCAAAGCAGAACCAGACCAGCCCAAACAATTCGTGAAGCTAATGGTATGAACTCAATTCAGAGCATTGCATCACAAATTGACGACTAACCCACTAACCATTTAAACACCAATTCACAAAATCAACAGGAAATACACAATGTTAAATAATCGAAAGACACAACTCGCAAGAGGAAATAACGTTAACGAAAATGCTGCCGTTGACGTACACAAGGCATCCTTGCTCCAAGAAAGCAAGCGCAACTCGCTAGTAAAGAAATGGACCCCAGTCCTTAGCAAATGCCGAGAAGTAAAAAAGAGCAAAATGGGCCTAATGGCATCGCTATTAGAAAACCAATATCAACATTTTGCCCCCGAAGGGCGTTCAATGTTGTTTGAAGACGCAACAACAACAGCGAATATCGCTAACTTCACACGATTCGCCCTGCCACTGCTCCGCAAAAGCTATCCAAAGTTGATCGCAGACAATCTAGTCGGTGTTCAACCAATGAGCCAACCAGCAAGCTTGATCTTCTACATCCGCTACCGTTACGCCCTCTCCAAGGGTCAAACAGTAGCAGGCACACAGATCATGCGCCAAAACACAGCCCAAAGTTTTGCTCGCCAAAACGGATGGGCAATGGACCCCTACTACACCAGCCAAGAAGTTAAAGGTGAAAGCGCCACCATCACTGGTTCAAACACCATTGTTGAAGGCACACTAGCTCACCGCCCAGTATTGGCAGGCACAGTAGTAGTAGAAGTCTTCGCAAGCGAAGAAGACGCATCGCCAAACTGTGATGACGCAACACCATGCTTGCGAGTAAGCTTCGACTCAGACGGAAACCCAGACTCAGTAGTAATTGGGACCTGCACAGAATTTACAGACACCATCGACGTCAACGTCGTAACAGCCGGTGCTACTAAATTCAACCACACAACTGGCGCAGTAAAGATTACACTCTCCGCTGGCTCATTCCCAGCAGGTGCAGTCGCCAGAGTAAATTACGAGTACGATCTAGAAGGCAACCCATTCCAACCAGAAGTAACCCTCTCAATTGACAGTGACAGCGTCGGAGCTATCACACGCAAGTTGAAGACAAGCTGGTCTTTGGAAGCCGCTCAAGATCTAAAGAGCGTCCACAACATCGACGCAGAATCAGTTCTAACTGATCTTATGGCCGATGAAATGGTCGCAGAACTAGACCGCGAAATCATCAACGACTTGATCGTAGCAGCAGCAATTCGTGCAGAACACAATTTTGCAACTGCAGCTGGTGCATCAGTTAACTTCACTGACCGCAACATCGCATTGATGTACAAGGCAGTGGAAGTAGCAAACATCATCCATCGAACCACATTGCGTGGCCCAGCCAACTGGATGGTGATGAGCAGCGACATTGCTTCCAAGTTCGAACAATTAAACGATTTCCGTGCATCAGACGCAATGAGCACAGAAGGCGTGGATATTGGGATTATGAACGTTGGAACAATCCAAAGCAAGCTCAAAATCTACAAAGACCCACTATTCCCCAACTGCAAAATCCTCATGGGATTCAAGGGATCAAGCGTACTAGACTCCGGCTACTTCTATGCGCCATACATCCCACTCCTATCAACCCCAACCATCATGGACCCAAATAGCTATAATCCTAGCAAGGGTGTCATGACACGATACGGTAAGAAGTTGATAGAGGATGGTGGTCTTTACTATGCAACAATCACCGTGTCGAATCTATAACATTTTTTGATTGTGCATTACGGTAATAAAATAAGACCCCCTACAATTGATTTTGTAGGGGGTCTTGCTGTAGATATTGGTGGTTATTTACGTTTGTAAAAGTATTCGTTTATTTGAATACTTTTACAAACGTAAATAACCTATGAGCAGCATAAATAGTCAAGATATTGTTAAATTGCACAATGATGGGTTAACTCAAAAGAATATATCTATTAGATTAAACATTGGTATCAGTACAGTTCGTAGGTATATGAAAAAATTGGGGTTGAAAAGTAATAATATAGGAACCAGAAATTATAAATTAAATGAAGATATTTTTGATATTATAGATAATGAATATAAAGCATATTGGTTAGGATTTCTATTAGCAGATGGATGTTTAGCAAAATCGGCTAAAACATTTAGAGCAATAAGATTATCTATACAAGATAGAGATTTATCACATCTTAAAAAGTTTGCAGAATTTGTTAATTATAAAGGTAAAATTCATAGAGATTATAGGAAAGGGCATGCTAGAGTAGCTGTTATATTTAATAGTGTTAAAATGTCAAAATCTTTAATAAGTAAAGGTTGGTTTGAATATAAAAAAGGCCAAAACTGCACAATATTTAACCATATACCAAATGATCTATTTCACCATTTTACTAGAGGATATTTCGATGGCGACGGGTGCATAAGTTCTCAAATTAGAAAAAGTAGAAAAAAACGTCGGTGGTACTGTAACATAGTCTGTAAATATAAAGACAATTTGCAAAATTTTATTGATAAATTTAATAGTATAAATGGTCCGATTTCAGTTGTTAAAAAAAGAAGCAAATGTTTTGCTATAATATATTCAAATATTAAAAACGTTAGGCGATTTTATGATTTTATATATCGAGATTATACTATATGTATGTATAGAAAATTGAATAAATTTAAAACAGCTTTGAATATATCAGATTTCTTTTGGAATGACATTCATAATTTTAAAATCGATAAAGTTAATAATAATACAAATAATTCTTTAGTTGATAAGATATTGAGCAGTGGTTGGGTTAATCCAAAATATGATATTGATAAAGATTTAAAAGATTGTAGAAATATAAATTTAGATAATTATATTATCAATGGTGATATTAGGAATGGTTTATCTCCCGGCAATAAAGTTATCTCTAATTTTCAACCTATTATATATAGAATTAAACAAGGCCATGCTCCATCTTTAATAGATATTTCTGCAAATGAGAAATTTGTTAGAAGAGCTGTAAACGCTTTTTTAAAAGTTGATACTAAGTTATACCCTGCCAGATTATTGCGTGAGTTACGATTTTCTGGTTTTTCTATGGCTTCTTTATTGAGTGTCCCAGTTATATTATCTGCAATTAAAATTTTTAAATTAGATGGTACGTGGTTTGATCCTTGTGCTGGTTGGGGTAATAGACTATTGTCTGCTTATTTGTATGGTTTTGATTATAGAGCGTGTGATCCTGGTGTTTGTTTTCATGGTTTGTGTAGGTTACAAAAGTTTTTGGGTTCTAGTTATGTTGTTGATAATGTTAAATTTGAAGATTATAATTGGCGTAGTTCTGATTTTGTTTTAACTTCTCCTCCTTTTTATAATAAAGAGAATTATCTCGATGGTGTTGATTATGGGTCTTATGCTAGTTGGGAAAATAGTTTTTTATACAAGCTTATCGATAAGTGTTTAGATAATTCTAAAAGAACTATTTTGCATGTTGATAATGATATGTTTAATTCTATATCAAAGAGATATAAATGTGATAAGGTTGGTTTGTTTAGTGTTAGAAGGCATAAAGCACCCAATGAATGGTTTGTTGAAATATTCAAATAAATTAATGTTTCATCGTATTGAGTTATAACGTTTTTTGGCTGTTTATTTGGTAAATATATTAAATTTAGGAGGCATTATGATTGATAAAGATAAATTAATAGAATTAGTTAATCAAGGCAAGTCTGATACAGCAATTGCTGGAGAATTAAATAGGAATAGGTCTGTAATATCAAAAGCGATTAATAAATTAGGTTTACGAAAAAATAAAAGACGACCGCCAATAGATATAAATTTATTGCGTGAATCGGCTAGTAGTGGGATGTCTTTTTCTGAATTTGGAAGGCAACATGGCTATACTGTGTCAGCAATATCTGCCGCTGCTAAACGACATAGTATAGTATCACAAGATATACGTGGCAATAAAAAGGCAATTGATGATGTTAAATTGTGTGAGTTGTACAAATCGGGTGTTAGCATTCGAAAGTTGGGCAAATTATATGGTATAGCAAGATTTGAAGCCGTAAGGCAGCACATATTATCTGTCGATCCTACTATTATTTTTAGAACAGTTGATGAAGCGATCAGACCAGCTTTGTTAAATAATAGAGATGAATTTATATGTGCGACACGTGTAAAATCTTTTAGAAAAATAGCTAAAGAACTTGGCGTGAAGACAGGTACTGTTTGCGCTGCTGCAAAACGATTCGGAATTATATCTCCTTATTATATCAGATATAACATACCAACAGAATTATTAGCTGAATTATACATGCAAAAATGCTTAAAACCAAAAGAAATAGCTAGTGAATTAAACGTCCCATATTATGTGATAATACGAGCGTTGAGAAATGTAGGTTTACCGATTGCTAAGAGTGGTGGCGTGCGAACTGGATCAAAATATCCGATTTTGAATGACAGAGATTATTTATATAATGAATATGTTGTTAAAGGCCGTAGTATTGGATCATTATCATCTGAGCATAATATAGGTGTTTCAGTAATACAATATCATTTGATACAACATGGCATACCTTTGCGTTCTAAAGCAGAATATATCCAACAATTAATGGATAATAAGCATGGGTCTAAATTAGTTGTCAAAGGATTTGTTTGTGATAGTCTTGGAGAGGTTGATTTTTTAAATTCAATATCGTCATCTAATATTATTAGAAATAGCAGGTTAGAAGCATTTGGGAGCCATTGTTATATTGATTTTGTTGTTGATGGTCAACATATTGAAGTTAAATCTGAAAGAGAATTTAATGCTGCTCCGTGGGATCGACGAAGATTTATAAAACAATATAAGATATGTGAACATAATGGTGTAAAATTGGATATTAAAATTAATGGTAAATCTAAAAATGTCAGTGTTACTGATGATGATATATATTATGCATATAATTGGAAGTTATTTTTCAATTCGGCTGATTGTTGCAGCTCTTGGCTAGCCGATTACGGTTTTAAACCAATAAAATTTAGCACTGATGAGTTATACAATGGATTAAGTAAGGCTGTAAAATGGTCTGGCGATGACGCTTTAGATGCTAATAAGCCAAATGCATGCGTGTTAAATTTGATGCGTCATTATTTTGAGCATTATTGGCGATCTAGCCATGATGGGTATCTTCCGTTGTCTGCCATTTGGGAAGATGGCAATCGTACTGTATTGCGTGACGCTGTTAGAGATTTGTGGGAAAATAAGAATGAAATTAATATATATGGTTTGTATAAGTGTGTTAATGATAAATTTAAGGATTTTAAATTAGTATCTATGTTTAAACCATGGGTTGCAAAATACATATATGATAAATATTTGGGGTCTAGTGGGCGAATTATAGATCCATGCTGTGGGTGGGGAGGTAGATTGTTAGGAACATTGTCAGGCAATTATTCATATTTTGGATATGATTTAAATCAGTTTTCTATTGATGCGCATAATAATTTATATAGTTTTATGAAAAAACGATTGGTTGGTAGCGCTACATTTCAAAAGGTAGATTCATCAACAGCTTCGTTTATTAATGGTGATTTATTGTTTACATCTCCGCCATATGATAATACTGAATTATACTATGGTATTAATTCTAATGTTACTAAATCTATGCCAATTATCGATAATATTTTTAAGCAACGATGTTGTCCAACGGTTGTGTTAAATGTCCCTAAGTGGCTTGAAAAAGGTACAGTTTCATCAGCTGAATTAAATGGATATAAATTGTTTGATAGAGTCGAAATGAGGTCTAAAAGCATTGCTAAACGTGAATTTACTACTGAGCCGATTTTGGTTTTCATGAAGGATTAAGCTGTGGGCGATGATATATTAGACGTTATATCTGAAAGATTAATTGACGATGGTTTTACTGTTTTTAAGGATGGTAATAACCTTGAAGTTCAAATTGATAATAGATTTATTGGTATGGTTGATTATAGGGATTTGATT